CCATTCTTTCTTAGCCACAGAGGCATGAATGTTGGAAGAGGTGCATGTGACATTAAATTCTCCTATTGTATCTTTTATTTATTCAATACGTCTTCTAAAATTCACTAGGAAATAATATACATAGGAAGTACAATACGATCATGCACTTCATAGACAGAAAATATTTACTTCTTACCTCGACGTATTTAGAGGGATGGAAGGAAACCGGCAATGATATTTACCGTTTTAGATGTCCCTTCTGCGGAGATTCTAAGAAGTCGAAAAGAAAGACAAGAGGTTATTTCTTTCCGATAGAAGATACTTGCAGATTCAAGTGTCATAATTGCGGTGCTAGTTTCAGCTTAAACAATTTCTTAAAAGAGATTGCCCCTGATCTTGCATCACAATATAGGTTTGAAAAATTCTCAAACAGTCATCAGAAATTTGAGAAGAAAGAAGTAGATGCAGAAGCGTTCAAGACAAATACGGCAGAAAGATTGAATGAAACATCAGATTTTCTGTCACCGTTTACAAGGATATTTTCTTTAGATGAAGATCACCCAGCTAGATTGTATTTGACTGGACGTTTAATTCCTAAGGAGCATCAGAGAAAATTGTTCTATGTGGAAAGTATTAGAGATGTAGCATCAAAACTAGAGACCTATGAGGACAGATATCTTCCTGATGTATCAGCAATCTTAATTCCATTTTACGATGAAGAAGGCGTTCTGACGTATTGTCAATGTAGATCAATTGATGAAGATGCTCCAATACGTTATATCACATTTGAAATTTCAGAAGGACTGAAAGTCTGGGGTTTGGAGAACGTAGACTGGGATTCTGAAGTTTATGTGACAGAAGGGCCTTTTGATGCAATGTTTGTAGATAATGGTATTGCAGTAGCTGGTGCAAGTTTGTTATCTATTCTTAAATACCTACGCGAGAAAGCAAAATCTTTCACATTTATATTCGATAAAGATTATCAAGAGAATTACGAAGTCTTTAGGCAATTAAAGAATGCGATTGATCAAGGATGTAAAGTTGTTCTCTATGATAAGCAATTCGTAGGTAAGGACATCAACAAGACTGTAGAAATGAATAATTGGAATGTATCAGAATTGATGAGATACATTAGATCAAGGACATATTATGGGCTTACGGCACGTCTTGGGCTGTCTGATTTTAAGAAACCACAAGAAGAAAGGCAGGCAAAAACTTATGGCAAAAGCCAATATCGCAAAGTCACATCAAAAGTCAAAGGATTCGAAAGGTGGGGATAGCGGATTATTTGCTAATCTCTTAGAATTTTCACCTCTGACTGAGAATCAAGCGATTGCACGAAACGAATATGAAGATGGAAAGAATCTTCTTATTATGGGCTATGCAGGAACAGGTAAGACATATATTGCATGTAGTCTAGCTCTTCAAGATTTAGCAAATCATTTCGTTCATAAGATTCACATTTATCGTTCTTCGGTACCTACGAGAGAAATTGGTTATCTTCCAGGCACTGAAGCCCAGAAGATGGAAGTCTACGAAAAGCCATATATCAAGATGATCAATGATATTATGGGCAGGGGAGATGCTTATCAGATCTTAAAGACAAAGGACAAACTTATCTTTGAATCGACATCATTTTTGAGAGGAATTTCATTAGACAATACGATTGTTATTGTAGATGAAACTCAGAACATGACAGCACATGAAATCAATACTCTGATTACTCGTGTTGGAGAGAATACAAAGATTATTTTCTGTGGTGACTTCAGACAGAGTGACCTAGATTATCGTAAATCTGGCATTAGCTTTCTAACTAAGGTATTGCATAAAATGTCAAATCATTTTAGCATTATTGAGATGGAAGCTGAAGATATCGTCAGAAGCGACCTCGTTCGTGATTGGATCCTTGCTGTAGAATCAATTAAAGAAGATGAAAACTGAAAACACCGTTGAGAAGAAAGTTGAATCCGTGGAATCATCCAGAGAGCGTCGTGAAGAGCGACGCTCGAAGGTGAAACTTAGAAATATTGATCTGAATTATATTGATGATGAAGATGATTTCGATTATTACGAAACACATCGTCATTCTAAGAGAATTTTGAGATAAAAGAATGCTTTTAATTGATATGTCCAATTTGGCTTTTGGAACAATGATTGACTACTGTTCCAAAACCAAAGAGAAGCCTGATATTGATCTTGCCAGGCGTTTAATAATTTCCAGAATTGCCGATATTAAAACCAAATTGAAGGCCTATTCTGATGAGATTGTTCTTTGTTATGATGGACGTAGGTATTGGCGTCGTCAATTGTTTCCTGAATACAAAGGAAAGAGAGCAGAAGGTCGAGAAAAGATGGATTTCGACTGGGATATGTTCTTTCCTGTATATGAGCAATTGAAGGAGGAACTCAAAGAGTATTTTCCTTGGAAGAGTATTCAGGTTGAAGGCGCCGAGGCTGACGATGTTATTGCTGTACTGGCAATGATCTATGGCAATCAAATTGACGTTTGTATTTGGTCATCAGATCACGACTACATTCAAATTCAACAGAATGTATGTCCTAAGGTCAAACAGTATTCAGGATATCATAAGAAGTTCTTAACTCCTAAGAATAAATCCTACGATATGTTTGAGCATGTTGTGAAGGGTGATACTGGAGATGGTATTCCTAATATCCTTTCAGATGATGATACGTTTATCACAAAGGGTAAGAGACAGAAATCCATTACTAAGCTGAAGCTTGAAGAATGGTCTAAATTTGGTCTCGCTCAACCAGAAAAATTCTGTCCAGATTTTGAGACCTTGAAGCGTTTTGAAAGAAATATGACGCTGGTAGATTTTCGTCGTATTCCTGATGAAATCAAATCTGAGATTGCAAACGCCTATCAACTAACAGAAGTTGTGAAGGGTAAGATGTTTTCTTATCTTGCAGCAAATCGTCTAACGAAATTGATGTCATCTGGAAACTTATGATCTACGAATACAAATGCGGTGCATGTGGTCATGAAATCACAAAACATCTCAGAATGGCAGATATGGAAGTGCCGGAACAAGAGCCTTGTGAGAATTGTGGAGAAATGAAGGTCAAGAGATATTTTGGAAATGGAGCAACTTATGCTTTCATGAGTCCAGAAGGTCTTGGTCGAAGAAAGGCACCAGGGGATTTCAGGGATCTTCTCAAGATCATGAAGAAAGCTCATCCAGGATCAGTTATTAAGGATCATTGATATGTCATATTGTAATGATTTCTTTGTGTGCTCTGAATCAATGTCATCTAAGCAAATAGATGATGCAATTGAAGCTCTTTCGAAGATGAAAGAGGAAAGGAAACTCAAGGAGTTGGCAGAACGCTATTTCAAAAATGATTTGAAAGTCTGGCCAGGTGATGCTATAATGATTGCAGCATTTGGAAAGTGCCAAGGTGCTTGTTGTCATCACGAAGGACATCTTAAGGTATGCAGAATTATAGATCCTCTCCGTCCATTTGATTGGGGATGGTATGTGTATTGTGATACTGCTATTTCAGATGATAAGAATAATGGACTGGTTGTCCTTGAATTAAGCGAGTATGGAAAACTTCTGAGCAGTATTTGAAATTCTGTTGACAACCTGTGTTTACTCAGTTAAAATAATAAGAAACTAGCATCATGCAAAACATTGAAATCGTTCAATCTGTTCATGACTTCATGGATAGATGTGAAAAAGGAGAACTGAAGCCCTTAAATAAGTATCCTGGTGTTACTACGATTTTGAGTAAGACCAAAGATGCTCCTGGTTTAGATGCCTGGAGACTGCGCGTGGGAGATGCAGAAGCTGACCGAGTTCTTAAGGAATCGCACGCATATGGTAACAGTCTGGACAAGATGTTATCAGATTGCTGGAATGAAGGTTGGAATCTGGACGAACACAAAGGCGAGCTTGGTTACAAGATGTTCTTGCAACTCAAGCCACATCTAAAGCATGTTGATCCGATTGCAATTCAATTGTCGATCTGGTCAGATAGGCTAAAAGTCCGGGGAATATTGGACTGCCTGTGCTTTTACAAAGGAAAGCTTACCCTGCTTGACTTTAAGAATGCGCGACACGAAAAGAAACCCGAATACGTTGAAGATTATTTCCTTCAGTGTACTCTTTATTCAATGATGCTATTTGATTTGTTAGGCATCCAGATAAAGCAGATCGCTTTATTCATTGGAGTAAGAGATCAGGCGTTTCCCCAAGTGTTTGTGCGGGAGACGAAAGATTATGTTAAACCAGCTATTGGCCGTGTTTCTCAGTATTACGGTGGGACACACACATCAATTGCCTGAACGAATAATTCTTCCAGAGGCCAAACAGATCCATTGTTTAGCAGAAACGATCTATCATGAAGCTCGCGGAGAACCTGTAGCAGGTCAACGAGCCGTTGCAAATGTTGTCATTAACAGAGCTTTGAACGAAGAATTTTTCCCAGATACACTTTGTCAAGTAGTACACCAGCCAAAACAATTCTCTTGGGTTGGACGGACAAAGAATCCTAAAGAAAACGATCCTGCATTTATCAAGTCCAAGTTACTTGCGGTAGAAGTAATAATGGAACACAATTTAGGTTTGATTGAATCGCCATATTCCATGTATAATGCGACTTTCTTTAGCAAAGAACCAATCAGGTTGAAATATAACAAGCTTCATTATTTGGGCATGATTGGACATCATATGTTTTATGAATTAGACCCATCAAGAGGTTAGAATGAGTTATAGCGAGGACGTTCTACAGAAGATTGTAGAAATCGCTGAAAGAGATCGCTTAAATCTATTTGAAGCTGCTGCATCTTTCTGTGAAGAATTTGATATAGATCCTGAGGAATTTTCAGCTTCAGTTGATCAAGCTGCCCTTGATAGAATTAAGGCAGCGGCTGTCGCAGGACATCATGTTCGCCGTTGTGTTCAGGCTCCAGCGGCTACTTTGCCTTTCTGAGATAATTATGAAACTCTATGTTGTTCACACTACTATTGGTGGATATGCTCACGAAGATCCGTCGTTAAGCGTCGTTGTTGGTGCATATACGGATCCAGAGGTCGCCAGAAGAGTTGGCACCGTTACTCATTCTGAAAGAACCACTGAGATTGAAATTGACGAAATCAAACCTGGTGTGAAAAGTCTAATAGAGCAGATTTATAAGAATAGATAATATGTCAGCAATCCTATCATGTTTCAGAGACTATATTGGTCTCAAAGTTCATTTCAATGAAGACATGATCTGGAATCGCAACATGGGCAAGCGCCTTACAGAAGAGACACTGTTTGGTAGAAAAGATTATCAATTCTTCCAGCGTTTGGCATATCAGATTCCAGATCGTGAAGAAAGAATTCAGTTCTTCATTTCTTGTTTTCTGAATGACCCAGATTCTTGGATTGGCGAGATGCTAGACCAAGAAAAGATGCACATTCACAAGCAACGAATGAGAACAGTGAATGCGCTAGATTATCATTTCAGAAATGATGTAGATAATATTGTCAACTTCATGTATGATACTAAGATAACGGTTCGTGAACTGTTATTGACAGATGGGCAGTCTCCCCGTATAATACAGGAACTACCAAATATTATTGGTGGTGTGACAGATGAGACGCTTGCTTTACTTGATATTGGGTTCAAGTATTGCAAACAGGATTCCTCAGATCCACTTTGGCATCAGAAGTCATTTTTGATTGCTAAATATAAGTACCTCCTCAAGTTAGACAATGATAATTTGTTGAAGGTACAATACCAAAAACTAGCGGCAGTAGAGACGAAAAGTCCATAGAAGACCGCAATAAAAGGAAAATAAAAATGTCATTTGCAAATCTTAAGAAGTCATCCAAGGGTGCGTTTGCTGATCTAACCAAGAAGATTGAGGACAGCAAGTCAGGTGGTTATGGGGATGACCGTTATTGGAAGTTCGAGTGTGATAAAGCGAACAATGGTTATGCTGTAGTACGTTTCCTTCCTGCCCCTCCGGGCGAAGATATGCCGTTCGTTAAGATCTACGAACACGCATTCAAAGATCCCAAGACCAACAAGTGGTACATCGAGAACTCGCGTACAACGCTAGGTGAAACTGATCCGGTTTCTGAAGCGAATAGCGAACTGTGGAACACTGGAATTGAGTCGAACAAGGAAATTGCGCGTAAGCGTAAGCGTAACACGAAGTACATCGTGAACATCCTTGTGGTGCAGGACGCAAAACATCCTGAGAACGAAGGTAAGCATTTCTTGTGGAAGATGGGCCCACGCCTGTTCCAGAAGATTGAGAGTGCTCTGAATCCTGAGTTTGAAGATGAGAAGCCGATCAATCCGTTCGATATGTGGGAAGGTGCAAACTTCAAGGTCAAGGCACGCGAAGTTGATAAGCAACGTTCCTATGACAAGTCAGAGTTCGATTCGTCAAGTGCTCTGTTTGATGGTGATGATAAGGCACTTGAGAAGCTGTGGAATGGTCTGTATTCATTACAGGCTGAAATTGCTCCTGAGAAGTTTAAGCCTTACGCTGAACTTCAGAAGCGTTTCCTTCAAGTAACGGGACAGGTAGGTTCGGCCGCCGCACCTGAGAACGAAGGACGTGGTTCGGTTGACGTGCAACGTGAGAGCTCACGTCGTGGTACTTCACGTCCTGCAGATGATGACGATGCTCCTAGTCGTGAAAGCGCAAAGAGTGTGACATCTGAAGCAGACGATGAATATGCTGCTTATGCTGCTCTCCTTGAGGATTGATAGATAGGGCATTTCCGTATTGGTTAGGGGTTATGTATGCGACCATAGAAGCGCATACATAACCCGCCCTATTTTGGAGAAGATTATGGCATATACACACCTTTGTTGGGACATTGAAACACTTGGAATGAAAGAAACAACCGTCGTGACGACGCTTGCAATTGTTCCATTTACGTTTGAAGATGAGACGACATATAACGAACTCATTGGAAATGGTTTCTATGTAAAGTTCGATATTGCTGACCAGATTAAGAACTGGAAGCGCACTACTACTCAGAGCACGCTTGATTGGTGGAAGACTCAATCAGAAGAAGCTAAGACACTTAGCATCAAGCCTGCTAAGAATGATGTGAAATTCTTAGATGGTCTAGATCAGATTGAGTATTGGATTGGAAAATCTGATTACGAATACAAGTACGGGTATAATTGGTCTAGAGGATCTAACTTCGATTTTCCAAAGATTGAAGATATGTTTGATATGGCAGGACGTTCATTGCCATTCAATACGTGGAAGATCAGAGATACAAGAACCTATATTGATGTGCTTACAGGTAATGATCGTGGTGCATATGAGCTAAGGAATGGAACTCCTAAGAACTTTATTCATCACCATGCTTTGCACGATGCAGCTCTTGACGTAATGCGTCTGAAAGAAATTTACTTCACTTTGGCAGAATAAGAGAAATCATAATGAGTATTGAAGAAGCAAGTTTTACCATTCCTTCCGATCCTGCTGCTCGTGAAGAGATTAAGAAGGCAATTGAAGATATTTCTAATAACTGGACTATTATCGAAGGTTATAAGGAAGTGATCAAAGAAGCAATTGCCGCCGTATCTGAAAAGCATGAGATTCCTAAGAAGTTCATCAATAAGATGGCTCGTGCTTACCACAAGCGTAATTTCAATCAGCAACAGCAAGAGAATGAAGATCTTGCTACTCTGTATGAAACGGTGGTGGGCGATGGCGAATAATGTCAAACAGTTTAAGCTAACAATCAATCGTAAACGTGTTCAAGAGATCTTCGAACAGATTGATGGTTATCATGAAAAGTCTATTACAGACGTTGATAAGCTGATTCAGGGAATGATGTTTATTGCAGAACAGAAGATCCCTGCATATACACCAGCCGGAAAAGATATTAGCATGAGTATGTTTGATGCTTTCATTGAAAATCTTATCATCGCCGCTGTAGAAAAAGGATCGGTAGCAGTTAAGCATTAAGAAGAAGAGGGACCGGAATCCCCATCTGTGGAGCGCCTCAACAGAACAGAAAGCCTCGAGAAGTACAATCGAAGGACAGCGTTGAGGATGGACGCTCAGTAACATTAAAGCCCCTTAATTGGGGCTTCTTTTTGGAGATATTATGAAAAGCCCGTATGTATTGCTTCGTCATGTTGTTTATTGGAAAGGTAGAAGATATGTCTACCGTGTGCCTATGAAAGGTAAGGTAACGGTAGATCCTGGTTACTTCTATTGCCCATATATTCCAATCTTTAGATAAGAAAAAGCCCCGCAAAAGCGAGGCTTCTATCTTCAATTCTTTTTGAATTGTATTAGCACGTGGCTCTTGAGATTTTCAACTGGCCCGCCAAAATACGAGGAGCACCGTCGCCATTGTTAACGGTCTTTGGAGTCGTCAGTGTCGCCACATAACACAGATTGCCACCAGTAGAAGCATCGTATAGACCTGCTCCAGTAATAGTTCCCCAGTTTGCAGTCGGGACATTGAATGCAATGTCGTTGGTATTAGTGTAATCTAGATTAGTTCCAGATGGACCAGTCCAACCAGTTCCTGCTGCAATTGCTACACGACCATATGCGGTACCTGAAGTAGAAACTTCTACACCACCAGTACCAGCAAGAGCAGGAACAGTAGTGAAGAGAGCCACATAAAGGGTTGCAGGCGGTGTATATGACGTATTCTTCAACAGAAGATCCATAAACTTCTGATGTTGATAGTTTGAAGCTGTACTCGATGCCATGTATTATTCTCCTAGGTTCTTCACGGTTGCCATCATGTATTGCAACCTACAATCTTATTTAAGTGTTTTCTTAGAAGCTTCATCGGCATGATCCATTGCTTCTGCACCATGGTGATACATCTCATCTTCTTGATGATCCATGTATTCAGCTCTTCCATCACTATAGTGACCTTTTGAATTGTGATGGGCGTTTAAAGTATCAGCCATATTTAAAAGTTTTGCATGGTGCCTAGACAAAGCAGCATGATGATCTTCCATAGCTTGATGATATTCTTTACTTCCCTTCTGTAGATTGTCAGCTTTCTTCTTAAAATCTCTGGCTTGCAAATAGTCAACAGATTCAGAAAGATCTTCATTCATCTTCTTTGAATTAGCTCTATCACCAACATCTTGTTGCTTAGCAGTTCTTTGAAGATTTTGCTTCTTGTTATCTTGAACTTGAACGACAGTCCACTTCTTTCCTGGATTTTCTTTTTCAAGTTTGATCTTCTGCATTTCAGCAGATGCAGCATCAGAATACTTTGACTTGCCTTGAGGATCAGTAGTAGGGATTCTGTTTCTTTCCCCATTAGAACCAATAGAAAAGACTTCAAAAGCCTCCTCTAGATCTTCTGAAATATCCTCAAGAAGATTTTGTTTGCTATTGACAGCAAAGATTGCTTCAAATAAGCTTGCCATTACTTCGAACCTCGAGACTTGTGATACAGTTCATTAGCTTTGCCCATATGAACGTCAGCTTTCTTTCTGTAATACTCACTGAATTTATCACCAGGATTGCGCTTCTCATAATGCTCTGCATCCGCAGTATGCTTCATTGCAGCATGAATATGGAACTTCCAATCTGGATGACTTTGATCAGCTTTTTCTTTATGATGTGAAACTGCGGATTCATGAGCATACATCTTACCTAGATGGGCAAGTGCTTCTTTATGTTCCTTGGGATCACTTGCTGACAGCTTATCAACTTTTGATTGAAGATGTTCAGCGGCGGAAACATGATGATTTACCATTTCATTGTGGTAATTGTGCATATCGCCTGCAGACTTATGAGCTTCTGCTTTTGCTAGATGCTTTGATTCGATGCTTGAATCGGGTTGAATTTCACGGTGTTCGCCGGTGACCTTAGCAACCATGTTTCTATGAAGAGTTTTATTCTTTGCTTCGTTCAATACTTCTGGGACAGCCTTTTGCTGCTTACCAGATACGGCGAAGATTGCTTCTAGTAGTGAGTCTGACATATCAATCGGCCTTGTTCGGATCTTCGTCGTGTGGATGAATTTTGTGCTCGTAACCTTCCCAGTCGTGCTTGGTGTCTTTCCATTCCTGATGCACTTCTGACTTCGAACCTGAGAACTGCGGTCCCCACTTATCGTTAGATCCCTTCTTACGAGTGGATAGAATATGCAGCTTAGGTTCCTTAGCTTCGGTAATCACTTTCTTTTGACCATGAACTTCATAGCCTTCAGACTGATTTGTTACCCATTCAGTTAGAGCTTCTTCTGTGTCAAACTTCTTAGCAAAAGGCTTTTTACCCTTTACACCAAATACTTCAAATGACTCGCATACTTGACCAGGAGTCTTTCCGTCCATGTGCTTAAAGTCTTCAGCATCCTTACCCTTCTGACCATCAGCTTTAATAGAAGCAAGTGCATCATCAAGTGCCTTCATATAAGCAAGCTTGTGGCTTTCAGACTTAAATGCGCGCTTGGTACCATCAGCTTCTGAATCCTTGTTGAACGGCTGCATCACAGGAGCATTATCTCCTACTTGCACCTTCGTAACAAGACCGCTGATCGGATCAACTTCAATCATGCAACGCGCCATGCCTTTGGTGGCATGCAATGTGCTCTTTGCTTTCGTATCAGGAGCTACTTGATAACCACGCTCCTTCAGGGTATCCACTGCCTTTGCAACCCAGCCCGTCGAATGACCAGCCACAGTCGAAAGAGCAAGAGTTCCTGATTCTGCTAGAAATTCATTCAAACTCTTCATTCTCGGTTTCCTTAATTTAAATCAATTCGAGGTGCAGTGAACTTTGTCTGTGATCCTGCATCGTTGTAATAGTGACCAGAAGTCTTTACTTCGTAGTTTCCATTGATATTTAGCGAGTAATCGCCCTTAATGGTTTCTGTCTTATCTCCGTCGATTTCTACATCTGCATCTCCAGAGATCTTGATTTTTGCATCACCATCAACCACGATATTCACATCTCCTTTTACATGGAGATATTTGTCGCCTGCCACAATGGTATAATTGTCTTTTACGATCTTATCTACACGAGTTCCATCTGGATTGATTTCTGTATATGTCCCAGATGGATGATATCTATGATATCTTTCTTTACCAGAGGTATCATCAAATTCTTCTACATGACCAGATTCTGATTGGTAGACATGATTATAGGGATATTTAGCACCATATGAAGATGATGGTTCAGAGAAAGATGATCCATTAACACCTGTTGCAGTATCTAGATCACTATTTCTCTTTTCAATAGCAGTCCCAGAAGTTACACCACGGGCTAATCTGTTGACATCAGATTCTCCCTTATTGATAGGATATTTTCCATTTGGATCATTGAAACCATCTGATGGGCTCTTTGCCTGAGGAATACCAGCAAAGGTTCCCATTACCATAGGTACCTGAGCATTGCCACCATCAAGGAAAAATCCTACAACGTGAGTACCTTCAAGTAGATCTGTTGGTGAATGTCCTATACCTGAATTTGCTGCTGATGATGTAGGTTGCATCACCATTGCCCACATTAGATGATCAGTAGGTATTTGACCTTTATCTGCTGTATGGTAACCAAAGATGCGGACCTTGACTCGACCAAGATCTTGAGGATCAGAAGTACGATCTTCAATGACACCTAGCCACCAGGTGAACTCGCCAAAGGAGAATGTATTAGCTTGTGGCATCATGTCAAGCTCTCCTCAAGTCTCTTCTTGATCATTTCAAAGTTACAGACATATGAATCTTTATTCAGCATATGAGCTATGGCTACGATCAGGTAACGTCCTTGACGTTGCTTATCATATGTTTCCCCAGTCATATCTTCATGTGAAGGTAATTTAACCTGGCAATTCTTACCAATCCATTGATATGCTCCAGCATTACCAGGAGTCTGGATTAAGAGTTTTTCTTGATCTAATTTCTGAATAGCCGACTTTCTAGATGTTTGCCAAATATCAGCATTATCGACCACTGTCTGTGTCTTTGCCATTCCAGGATGTTTAGGCATGAAGCTGATATTCGCGTTTTCTGCACCATCACTGAATACAGGATTGTCCCAGGTCTTTACTGATTTATCGAGCGGAGAATCATCGCCGTATGTGAATACCTTTGTTCCCCAACTCTTATTGATTACGTCATAGCTGGCAAGAGTATTCTTGTAGTAACCTGATGACAGATTAGCAACAGCATCAAAATGCTCAAACTGAAAATCAAGAATATTAAGGCTATAATCGTAGACATATTCGCCATTGCTCTTTAGCTCGCCTGGAGCTTGTTGGAATGTAATGCCTGTAGATTCTGAATCATCTGAATAAAGAAACTCTGACGGTTTCATGATCCACTGATCATTATCTCTTTGGAAAAAGACATAATCCGCTGCTCCATCTTTTAGAGCCACTTTAACTAACCAAGAAGCTGCAATAAAAGGTGTCCAATTAGGAATGATAACATGAATTGAATTATCTGATGGAACCGTATCAACAAAACCACCTTCAAAATATTGAGAGACTAATTGCTGAACTGCATCAGTCGATTTCATGTTGCTGAAAGATCGTTGGACTCTTTTAGTTTGATTATCTAAGAACGCTTGATCTGCACAGAACACAGTATAGGTCTGTTGCATATGATTCTGAAATTGTTTATCACCAATCCTGTAGATGGTGAATTCAAACTCTTTCTCTCCATCGCCTGGACTATTGTTTTCAGTGGCGATATCAATTGTTACCTTAGAACCCACCTTAATAGGTAATGTCATCAGAAGATTCGTGGTATCATTGAAATTGATCTGACACGACCAAGTAGGCGTGAAAATGTCCTGGAAGATTTGAGCTGCCAGGACTGCATCAGAAACATCTTTTCCATCAATAGTTACGACGAACTTTTTAAGATCACCATATCTACCTGGTGTATTATAAATCATGGATTCTTGCCTTGAATTGCTTTATTGAACGAATCAACAAACTGGCTGATATATTGAGGATTGACGACTAGAATTTCTCTTTTAGATTCATTCTGATCTGTTTCATATTGAAAGTTTGTCACAGGAGAGATATTGAAAGGCAACGTCTCTCCGTCTTCGATCATTTGTCTATAAAGTGCATCATTTACATCATCTACAAACTTTCCAGAATCAAGTTTTATGAAATGATGAATTCCATATACGTCATCATACTTAATGGTGCAGTAATCCTCAAGCTCTTCATCATTCATTGGCCAATCTAAGAACGGATTCACAATGTCATTGATGATGAGAATTGTCCAATGGTAATTTGGTTCTTTATAAAGTTCATTAGCAAGAGATTCAGGAGTCTGCCCAGAAGTAATTCTGTAGGTTTGGAACACATAGGTTCGATCTACATTCAAACGTCTAGGTAGAGCCGCTGTCAGAATGTTTACTGCATCTTTAGAAAATCCATCTACAGAATAGCTAACAGTAGGAAAATATTTGAAGAACGTCATTAGTAGCCACCTCCGTTTCCATCAGCATCCCCAAGAACATCATCACGTAGAACAAGCTCGATTTCTGACCATTTTGTGCTTACTGTGATCTCAGAAGGGAAACCATTACGCATCACACTAAACATTCCTGATGAAGTATAATCTACATCTACTGCGGTGCATACAGCCTTCTTGAACTTGTGAAGCCATTTATTCTCTTCACCTCTCCAATGATAACTGATTGCACATTCTTTTGGATATCCTAAGAACGGACCAGGATCAGATGCACTGGTGCCAGGCGGTAGTGCATTAGCGCGCATTGTCTTGATGATTTGGTCGATCGTATCACAATCTGTTTCAGTAAATGGAGTAAATCTGAAAGTAAAAGCAAAAGATCTAAAATCTACACCTCTGAATACCATTGTCAGATACGGATTGGGAATCTTTCCTGCCACTTCGCCCATTAAAGCATCTGCACTAACTTTACCACCAAGAAGCTGGGCTGCGCTCGAACCTATATTAGCAAGTCCTGTGCTGACAAGTTTATCTGATGCTTTTGCGTATAGATCATGAAGATTAGCATTAGAGTTCTTTCTCAAACCACCCGCAATGCTTCCTCCTACGAATCCGAATTTCTCCGAATCCCAAGAAACGGTTGATGGTTGAGCGACACTTTCAGGCATGTATAACTGAATGATATCATCAATGTTAGAATTCTTGATGCTATCTCTTTCATAATACTGGAACTGAATGAATGCAGGATTCAAGTCCTCATTCACTAATGTCTTTGGGTAGATAAGCCTCTTCGCCATCTTGATTAAATACCTAGGATAATGACAGGAGTATTTACTTTGGCGAATTCTAAATATATTCAAGGTGTTTTTAAGCCTTGGTTTCCAGAAAAGTATGTAGGTGATGCTAACAACGTCGTCTATCGATCTAGCTGGGAAAACAAGCTGATGCACTGGTGTGATAATAATTCTTCTGTTCTTCAATGGTCATCTGAAGAAGTCGTGATACCATATTTCTCTAGGGCTGATGGAAAGATGCGAAGATATTTCGTTGACTTCATGATCAAGTTTATTGATAAGAATGGAAATGTTCAAACTGCGATTATAGAAATCAAACCAAACAAAGAAACAAGACCTCCTGTCAAAGGTAAGAAGAAAGCAAAGACATATCTCCAAGAATGCTACACTTGGGAAGTAAATCAAGATAAATGGGCTGCTGCGAAAACATGGGCTGAAAAGAAAGGAATGATTTTTCTTATCTTTGATGAATATGACTTAGGACTCAAGAAAAGACCTGGTAAATAATTAAATGGCAACCAATAACGAAAACAATAAGAAAAAGAAGGCTCGTAAAGAGACCATCGAAGAACAGGTCCGTAAGGCTGGTCATGGTGGAGCACAATCACGAGCTGCTATTGAATGGTTTATCAATAAGGTAAAGAAAGATCTTGGAAAAGATGGACGTGCTAGATCTAGAACGCGTCGTATTCCAGATAGAGCATTTGCAGAGAAAAGAAATGGACCTATCATTGGTCAAGTCTACTTCTATTCTTATGATCCTAAATTGAAAGAAAGTTTACCTTGGTACGATACTTTGCCTATGGTGATTCCCATCTACTACTACGATGATGGATTCTTAGGTCTGAACCTACATTATCTTCCACCTATTGCTAGAGCAAAGCTTCTGGACAAATTGATGGAATATGTTGCAAGATCAGGTTCTTCGAGAGCTTATATGCGTCTTTCTTATAAGCTTCTAAAAGCTGTCGTGGATAGCAAACTCTATGAACCATGTATCAAACGTTATCTTTATACTCATGTGAAGTCTAATTTCGTAAGAGTAGAAGAAGAATTTTGGCCAAGAGCTGCAATGCTTCCGGTTCAAGAATTCCAAAAAGCATCAGCAAGAAAGGTATGGGCAAGTTATGGCCGCAAGTAATGGATCATTTTGGGATTTTCTATCTCACTTCGGGAATGGGTTTCAACATCCTTCTCGTTATAGAGTAGAATTCAGTCTTCCCCCTGGCGTTAATCTAGCGTCTGGAACCATTGGTGTGAATACTGAATCAATTCAGGGAAATATTCGTCAAGTTGAGAATATGTTCAACGCCAAAGGTGGTATCAACATCAAATGTCATTCTATGACCTTTCCTCAAAGATCATTGATGACATATGAGCACAAACAAAACTCTGCACCTTTTAGAATTCCATATTCTTCAGTATATGATCCTGTTACTTTCAGTTTCTATGCAGATTCACAATTAGATACCAGAGATTACTTTGATGTCTGGCAAGCTGCGGTTGTGAATATTGGAACCAATACGATTAACTTTTATGATGAATACGTTTCTGATATCAAGATGTGGGCTTTAGATAATCAGGGTAATGATAGCTATGGTGTTATTTTATATGAAGCCTGGCCATTAAATATTGGTACAGTGGATTTCGCCTACGGCGCAACAAATTCATATCAAACTTCTACTGTGACGATGTCCTATAAAACATGGCAACCTGTATTCAATAACAGTGGTGTGCAGCGCACAACATAAACAGCAAGCAACAAAAATTGCGTTTTTGACCACCTTGTAAGTGCTTGTTTTTATTAGCACAAAATACAGAAAAGATCACTATTTTCCCAGCTACGTGCGGTTTTGCACGTAGCGCGTACACGTAGCGCGCACAATGCAGAAAGTACAATTAGTTGACAATCTAAGCATCAAAAATTATGAAGATGATCAACCTTGGATATACAAAGGTGATATTTTCATCAGTGATATGATCGAGAAGTCTTATGCTTTCGTTTACCTTATCAGAGATACTCTAACAGGTAAAGGATATATCGGTAAGAAGCTTTTCTGGACCAAGAAGCAAAAACAAATAAAGGGAAAGAAGAAGTCTATCAAGGTTGAGAGCAATTGGAAAGATTATTGGAGTTCTTCAGAAGAAATTCAGCGTCTGGTAAGTGAACGAAAGAAAACATTCACTAGAGAGATTTTGCATCTCTGTCCTAATAAAGGAACAGCGAATTATCTAGAAGCCAGAGAACAAATGGATCATAGAGTTCTAGAAAGACCGGATTTATGGTACAATGGTCAAATCCAGTGTAGAATCCATTGGACTCACGTAAAGCTATCATGAAGAAAGGGCCCATTGGGCCCTTTCTGTTTATTGCAAAGCTGAATTAGTTCGAAGGCCAGAGACGGTTGCGAAGCTCGGCAAGCGTCTGAAGATTGCTAACCTCTCCATCCAGGAAGATTGTCTTCAGTTCACCTTCATTTGCTTGTTCTGGAGTCTGCTGCTGATACAGAACATATTCTCCATTCTCTTTCTCGACGCGGAGCAAGCCCTTCGCCGAATGTTTCGTACCAGAGTCGGTAACCGGAGTCTTCTGCAAATCATGACCCTTACCGTCGATCTGACCCCAGGTTGCTTTGACAGCAAGTCCGAAGGTGTCACGCGTCAGGTACTGGTAGGTGAAGCTTCCGACACCGAAGACGATGTTCGTACTTGCGAAACCGTTGTCCTTCATCAGCTGGAAGATCTGTTCGGCACGCTCCAGCGTAATGCTATCACCGTACACCAGACCAACATGCGGATCCAGGACACGATATCCTGCCTCGTTGATCGTACCACCGAACTGCTGCCACAGATGTTCCAGAGCACCTACTTCTTCAGGAAGGGGGTTGTAGTCCGAAACATAGATTCGACTATCATTCCAGCTAACCTGATCTTCGGGCACCTTCTTGGAGGAGTTGCCGTAATGCCCAGCCGGATAATGGATTTCGTGATAGCTGATGAACGTTCCATCTTTCGATGTGAGCTTGACTTTAGCGGTGTGCTCTTCGTCAAGCAAGACACCCCAGGTATGACCATCGAGCATCGGTGGATTGAAGTGCTTCATGAAGACTTTTTCGACCGATTCTCTGAATCCTAGTTCATCCTCGAGAAGAACGAAGTCATTGTCGCCCGTGATGATCTTGACCGGATCGCCGGAATCGGGACGGAACACGACCTTGCCAGGACCGAAAGCATTTCCTTCGCGCTTCATGATATCATTGCGCAAGGAAGGAGCAACCTTCGTCAAAACGTCCCATAAGTTGATGGTATCCGACACAATAGCAACCATGCCGTCCGGATAGACTTCGTTCATCAGTCGGCGGTAGGTTTCGAGCTCGCCATAGACAGCATAGTTCAGACACATTACAGCATGCTCGGTTGCAGGCGGAGCAGTAAAGATCAGTTCCTTGTCCCACTTGGCGCCGTAATAATCGACCAGGTACTTGCCCGCTGCCAGCGTATCCGAACCCACCGACGAAAGCAGATGACCGGCACCGGAGCGCGCAGAATCTTCTGCTCCTGCCATACCACGTGCCGAGAAGTCATGATTCTGGAAGATCGAGAAACCTGCATCTGCACCCGTTTCCTTCGCAAAACGCTCCGATAGTCGACGGTATTCGTATGCGATGGTTGCAACGGTAAGCGGCTTCCAGGTGTAGTTGGCCCAGATCGTTTCCAAGAAGTTCACTAGCCAGCTGAAGCGTGTATCAGTGTTCTTGATCGTCATCAACGGAATGCGTAGATTGATTAGCTCACCTTCCGGAAGTGCCTTCACTTCCAACGGCAAATATCCCAGATTCCAAAGATCTACCAGATGAGATACGTTCACAACATTTGCGCCCAGCGCACTGTTAATCATATCCTGATATTCGCCGACAACCTCTTCACACGGACGATCGAAGAAATTTGTCTGCCAAAGATCACGGAGAATTTCTTGCACGAAACCACGAGCCCCGAAATTCACAACCTTTCCATTGAAATCCTTCCAGTGAAAATGAGCTGCACCACGAGCAGTCATATTGCTATAGACGTACTCGGTATTCGGCGGATACTGATAGAGATGACCAGTCTTGTAGGCATCTTTCAAAAACAACGGATTCATGATATATTACCTTACCAGTTGAAATGCTTGTTGAGTGGAATTACTTTTACTCTGGAACCTTGCTTAAAGGAGTCTGTTGTCCAGATTGAATTGTAGTGCTCTAGAACGATATCAACTCCTTTGCTGAAGATGCCGTGAGTTACGAACAGAGTTTTTGAAGCGCAGTGATCGATTGCCTTTGCAAGCTCGATGAAAGTTCTGCCACCGTCACAAATGTCATCTATCACTAGAACATGATGATTGTTCTTGATTGTAGGAGCTACAATTCCTTTGATTTCGCCTGTTGCAGGATCACGAACTTTTTCTGCAAAATGCACTTCATTGATTCCAAGTACATCGGCACATTCTTCTGCTCTGAGGACAGCACCCTTATCAGGAGCAAGTACAACAATGTCCGCCTTTCCGTAATCAGAATATCTTTCGATAGAATCAAGAATTGCAGGATCCATGAAATCTGAAGCATGATATGCACAGATATCAGAAATATATTTCTTGAGTTCGTATATCGTCACTAGCGAATGTGGATCTACGATCGTAATAGAAGAGAAATTGCCAGTTCCGATGATCTGTGCAAAGACTTCAAGGCTGAAACTTGTGCCTGGAGCACTTACTCGATCTTGTCGCCCGTAGGGAACATACGGAGAAAGTAGATGAATCTCTGCGGATGGATCTTGATGTCGAATTGCATTCGCTTGTAGCAGGACCTTCACAATCTGATCTGAAGTCCCATTTTCAAGCTTCAGATGATATTTTGAAGTATCTTCTTTGAAGTATTCGATTCCTACTTCACCTGCTGGAAAATTCCAGATCTTGTTATTCTCGTTCATGATAAACCTTATTAAGAAAGGACTTCAATCTTCTTTAGAGACCATGTAAGGATGTATTGATACAGACGGGAATCGATGAAAATCTCACCTGCATTCTTATTCAGAGCACAGGTGTTAATCTCCACCATCCTATCGTACCAATCGTTTCTCTTGCTTGCGGCAAAATTCATATTGTAGATTGCAACAAAATCACCTACAAGCCACCAGTTCGGCTCTTCATTCTTATCATTGAAATACATCTGATAATCTGAGAGGAAACCCCATGCAAAGAATGTCTTCTTATTCTTCCAAGCATCATAGATGCCAGCTTTGATTTCAGTAGTCGAAGGTTGATTGGAAATACGTTTCTTCAGATGGAGCTTTGCTAGGATCGAATTGTTGCGATCTGAAATATTCTTTTCTCGTTCTTCTAGATATTTGTTGAGGCTTTTCAATGCTCGATTGTTAGCATTCAATTCCCAATTATTGATAGCAATATTGGAAACCCTGATGAACTCCATATGGTCTGAAATTTGAATCAATGAAGAGAACTCCTTAGGTTCAGCGCTCATTCTTTGCTCCACTTCTCGATGTAAGAAATCAATTCTGCAGATACATCAAGGTTGCCGTATTTCACAGCAACCAAAAGATCTCTAATTTTCCTGTCCCAAGCCAGGCCTGTAATCATGCAATGATGAACGGTGTCTGTGAGAAGAAAATCATCTACAGTCCACCAATCAGGAGCATCACCTATTTCTTCGAACCTGGGAATATAGTATTCGTTGTCGATACTTCTATTCTTATAGATTCCCATGTATAGGTTGACAAAGAAGGAATTCTCGACATCATTAGGAAAAGTATCTTTCCTGAAGATACCTAACTTTCTAAAGAGAGAGGAGTTCCTCTTGGCTTGCTTAGCCTTACGATCAGGGATATATTTCAGGATTGCTTTTCTAGCATCCTCTACCCTGGATTTCTGAAGATTGTCCAGTGCAAGCTTGCACTTCTTCAAAAAGTCGTCTTTGAATTCAGGAGAAATAATCATTTCAGATACGCTTCCACTTCAACGGAAGCGATCTTATCGATCAGCGTTTCTCGACTGAAATCTTTAGATCTGATGCCATAATATGTTTCGGCGATCTTCTTGATGGCATCATCGGTTTCCCCTTGAAGATCTTCAACGACGTCGTCATAGATATCTTTCACGATCGATCCCATAGCCTTTGCAGTCCGAGAATTGCTGCTGGGGCTTGCCCCTGCCTTTATTATTATACACAAAAACAATACGGTTTGTCAACAAAACCAAATTGTTGTTAAACGTAGAACTTCACTACCACCGCTGCTTTGCGATCAAAACTGCTACGACGCCACGAACTGTAATCCGTATAGGTGGTCGGAGCAACGCAGACCGTAGTGTAATACTCGTTTGTCAAGAAACGATATAGAGAAGAAGAAAGCTTCTCAAAATCAATCTCATGAAGTTGATGCGCCATAGTATTCTTCAGATGAAATACTGCCCTGACATAGCGACTACCATCATCTGCGGTACGAACACGGTAATCTACATGACCTACATCATCTTCTGAATACTTCTCAATGGTCTTCTTGATACGCTTGATTTCTGCATCAAATTCAATACTCATACTCACCTCTTATTGTGATAACGACAATTCCTTTCCAAGTTTGTAAATCGTATTCAAAGTTTCAGCTTCACGATTTACAAGGTCAAGATTCACCAGGAACGAAGTCCTAAGATCTTCACCTTCAGGCCAAAACATATCTCCATATATGTCACCCGAAATAACAAACGTCTTTCCATCGTTGTACCAATCGACAAGGCACCAATTCTCAATGGTCCCGCCCTTCCTCTTCATCTCCTTAGGAGTCTTATGGTACTTGTCATAAGTCTCTTGATCGAAGACAAAATCCTCAGGTTTCACAATGCTCATAATGAATAATTCCAAGTAAGTTTGAAGTTTTCGACTGTCTTCCTACGTCCGCTATTATACACGACTTTCTCAGGAAGTTGTTCAACTTTAATATCACTGATCTTAAGTTTCATCTTCTTTGACATTGACTTGATCTTCTTGATACGTTTCAATGTTTCGGTCCACGAACTAAGAGTTACTGATCCTTCTGTCATATATCACCAATCGTATCTGAAGCTGCCGCATCCCGCTGCAATCACTTCTTCACGCCAAGTATTAAGGACGTCTTCTGAATAGGTACCTCTGTCTACAATACGATCCCACAGATCTTTGTACGATGAAGATTCCCTTCTCTCCATATAGAATTCGTCGTACAAAGTGCTTCCTGGTTCGAGGATGTCAATAAATCCATCGCCCCAATTGTCCGTAGGAAGATACTCATCTACAAGTTCAAATGCTTCCCATCGCTCGTTCAAAGGGCGAGTATTATCAGCGATAAACTTACGATATTGATCAATAAGATGATCTCGTAGATTTCCGATCTCATTAACCAAACTATTGAAATACTCAATCGTCATTAGAATCTCCAAAATTGGAATTATACACACTTCTCAAATTGTATTCTTTTTCAAATCGATCAGACCACATCTTCTTATAATCTAAATCTTTTCCGCGCATCTTGTTCATCAAAGTTCCGAAACTATATGGCAGAAGATCTTTTGCAACAAATGCCACCTTCGACCAATATTCTCTAGAATTATCTTCTTCAATACCCGATTCACGTAGCAACCTACGGCACTCTGATTCTAGTTCATTCCATTGATCTATGATGCACTGAAGCTCTTTCAAAACCTTGCTTTCAATCTTTTCGATAATCGCAAGATCTAAACCTCGTTCGACTGCTGTGGATTTGATGTCATCGATGGTTTCGTCAATCACCATTTTTGCAACATCGCGTTCACGGAGATCTAACAAACGGTGTCGTGAAAGATACCATTTAGTCTTCAGTTTCACTCTTTGTCCGTTAGGAAGAATGATAACCCAACCTTCTAGATCTTCTTGGGTCTCTACCCATTCCTTCAAAAGACTCCATGAAGGATTCGAGTAATATTCACCTATCCAGGAAACGTCGAAGAAGAGTGACCAAGGATTCTCAAGAATTTCTTCATCAGCATAGACATATGATCCATCGCTGATAGTTCTGATTGCAAGCAAAGTGAATTGAGGCTCTTTGCCATAGTCAATCACAATCTTTGAATCAGGTGACGTATATTCAAAGATTGGTGTATAACCTAGTTCAATGCAAATTTTACAAGAGTCGATAAATCCAGGAATCTTTTCTGCATCTCTCTGAGCTGCAATTGCTACGTCAGAATAGAAAGACTTCTTGGTCTTAAACCTGACTTCCCCATTACACAAGACAGGAGTAAGCATTGAACCATCGCGCTTCTCTTGGATTCGCACCCGTCCTGAATCAAAAAGCTTCTTGATCAGATGTTCTTGAGTGAATTCATTCTCATTCAGATTGAAGAATTTCTCAAAGGGACGAGCAACGATGTCTCCATGTTCATTAAACACAATTCCACGACATTCAAATCCATTCTTGCGCTTCCAGATTTCAGGATCAGAAATCATGTAGGTGCAAATAGTGAAATTCGCTCCATTTACTTCTTGAGTCTGAAATCTTACTGCAGAAAGATCGATGAAGGTATCACGAAGTTCATTTTCGTGGAATGCAGTGAACATTTCCTTTCCTTAAGCTGAAATGAGTGCAATGATAAGTGCGAACAAGAAAATTACCACGGCGGAAATCAAGAATACTAAGATAGGCATCCAGATGATAGAAGTAATCACTACCAACCATGACCAACTTAGAGCACCTGCAAGTTTTGCGATGATCAAGACGATGTAGATCACAGGAATGATAGGAAATGAAATTCTCAAGGTATTAGAGGCGCTGCTCATTCTTTTGTCCTTTGTTTATTGAATACCAGTCTGATTCAGATTTAATCTTGTCTAGATGTTCACCTAAAACAGTTTCTGATCCGTCTGATAAAGTGTCAATTCTTGTTGAGATTGTATGCCCTTTTCTATGGAAAACTATCATTTGAACATAAGGGCAATAGAACAATGATTCGGCTTTCATGCTGCGCGTGGTCTATTATTGTTGTCATCGATCATAATGATCAAAATTATTACAACCACAAGGAATAGAAGATTCATAGGAACTCCTCATCTTATTTGTATATTATAGATGAATAAGGAAATTATGTCAATTGAGTTTATAATGTAGGATCAAAGAAAAGCCCTGAATTAACAGGGCTTATTCATCTGCATCTATTGGATCTTGAATAGGAGGAGCACCTGTATCTGGTGTCCAGCTGATCCATAATGTACTTGAATCGAATGAGGCATTGTAACCCGCTGTCACAAGAGAATCAATTACCTCTGTATAGAGAGAAATCAAAGATTGATTAGGGACTTTCTGGAATAAACCATTTGGTCCTAAGTATCTTATTTGATTTTCACCGTTGATTGCAGATCGTTTGATCAGAACATCAAGCTGTCTTAGAATCCAATCTTTTGTGAACTGCCTTAGATCTACGCCGTTGGTCTGACATAGATACAGATTATGGGCATAGAAATTGAAACCAAGATCAGGAATTCTAATGATTTCAGGATTGGGTGTTTCTTCGATATCCTGATATGTCATTCTAGGTGCATACCACTTAATAGTCATCAAACCAGATGAAGGAATGACTCCTATTGTATCAGGGACAGGAGATAAAACAATTAGATCTCCATTCTCAGCACTTAGATCTTGTGGCGTTCCATCGTAATGCGTTTGGAAGCCTCTTGATTGATAGATGTTTGTTAAGGTGTATATTTCCTGTGGAATCTTTTCATATTCATCAAAAGATGCAACAGTAACATCTGCCTGAAACAAATAATCTTCAGCTTTGTTACGAACGATATTGTCAATATCTTTAACAAGCTGATAGAGGCGGTCACCAGACATTTGACCTGATAAGGTTTCCGCCTCGGATGCTGAGATAACTGAAAAATTGTTAATAGGCATCAGTTTTCTCTTTCGTCAGATATTAAGCAGACAGCACACCAGCATCACGTAGAGAATCTAGAAGAGCATTCAAAGCCGTAACGGCTGTAGGAAGATCTGCACCTGAATCAATGTCTGCTACTGCAACACCTTGCTTCACTCCACCAATTGCACCTGAAGCCGCCGCTGGTAGGGTGTAGTTATTTGCGCTCGCTGCTATACCATTCAGTTTTGTCTTATCAGCCGCTGTCATTAGACCATGGACCGATGTGGTGACATCTGGAATTGCACTGATCGCATTACCAATTGTAGTCGAAAGAACAAGTGCATTGATTGATGATGCAGTGGTGCTTGATCCTGCGGTTGCATCAGCTTGCGATAGAGCAGGCAATGCGGCAGGAATAGTAAGAGTTACATTTCCATTACCATCGGGATCATTACCATTCACGCTCTTAACCACACCAGTTACAGGCGGAGCTAGAGTTACGACAGCATCATGAATTGCCTTAGGTGTATATGATGATGCAGTAGTGCTGGAACCAGTTACAATGTCAGAACTTGCACCTGCAGGAAGTGCAGCCTGAGCTCCAAGAGTAGTAAGAGCTGCTGATGCACTCGCCGCAGTAATAAGAGCCTTACCTGTTGCAGTGGCATCAGAAATGGTGTCCGACTCTACTCCTGACAAAATCCATGTCTTAAGAATACTAACGGCACCGCCCTTTGTGACTCCACTTTGGTTCAGGACTACATTTTCAGTACCTGTAAGCGATGAAAAAGGACTATCTGTTGCAATTTGATCAATGGTCTTCTGTGCCATTTCTTTACTCCAAGAATTAGGTATTTGAAATACTTACTTCGATTAAATCTCCAGAAGATGTATTAACATCATCCCCTGTATCTGTTGCGATGGTATCTAACATACTTAAGATAATAAAATCACCTAGATTAGTGACAATGTTATCTCCAGTATCAGTAATGATACCATCATCCGCTGGAGTAGAGCCTCCGAGCATGGCAATGATTACCGAGTAAGAAACCTTATCATTGTAGCATTCAATATCTCTATTTTTGACATCAGCTGGAATAGCTGCTTTCAAAATGGCGTATGCTTCATGAAAATCACTCAAGGGCAAACCCAGGTTATGAGTTGCCCTTTGAATGGAACCAAATAGATCAAATTTTACAGCATCTGAATTCAAAGCACCTACAAATCTTCCTTCGGAATCAACGGCACAGGTTCTCTGACACCATTTAGCTTCCGAACTTATCAATTGTGCTGCTGCTTCTAGAACTTGAGTTGCTGACATGATAAGGATCTTTTATTAGACCCTTTATTTATTGATCCTCACTCCATCTCTTATCACAAAGACCGCAATGATAATCAATCCAATAGCAGTCACATGACGGATCATAATTGCCAGCGTTACTTTTATAGATCTTTTCTAAGACTAGAGAAGGATGGCAACATTGTTCTTGAATGGCAAGACGTTCTTCTTGAAGTTTCTTAATTTCTGCATCAATTTGCTGGAGTCGGTTCACGTTCAAGCTCCTTCATCAATTCATCGAATTCTCTCTTTGACATCTTGTCTCGGAATGAATTGACGATCAGATTGAATGTATTGCTATCTACACAAGCAACCAATTGTTTGACAATGGTTCTATCAAATACACTATAGGATCTAGCGTTGAGCCAGTAATCTTCAAAAGCTTCACACGCAATTGGAAAGAAAGGCTTCGCTGCATCGTACATCAGCTGAGCAAGATCACGGATTTCCTTCTGAGCATGAGGATCCAGACGAAGCTTTGAGAAATGGAAGAAGTTTTTCAGATCAATCTTCCAATAAAGCTCGGTATAGTTAGAAACAGGAAGAACAATTCTCGCAAGCTCTCGGGTAAAACCAGTTGCAAGAAGATTCTCGTAGGCCTGATAAGTATCTTCTTGCGTTACATCAATTAGCATCTGAATTGAACGTGCAAGATCAGGATCAATAGAATCGCCGCTACCTTGCTTGTTGGTTGCACTCTGTTTCTGAATACGATCGATGTCAGGTACATACATTTCATCAGTCATTTCAGAATAGCGACCAGAATATTCATTCAAAGATGCAGTCCTGTGACGAACGAGTTGACGCATTACAAAGATAGGAAGTTTCAAATGGAATCGAAGTTCGCCCATTTCAATAGGAGACGTATGTTGATGCCTGACAAGATATCTAATTAGGTTTCTACGATCACTAATTGTTCGCGTCCCCTTTCCATAAGACATTCGAGCAGATTCATCAATACTTTCATCTGATCCCATAACCTCAACTAGACCAACAAAACCATGGTCTAGATAGGTAGCATAACGGGGATCATCATTAACTTCTAATTGCGTTGTCATTTAAGTAAATACTCCAGATATTTTAACTCAGGGGAACTATTGTGGAAAATTCAGAAAGCCTTTTAACTGAAATTCTACTCATGGTTCAAAGTTTGAACAGTAATGTTGAAGAGTTCAAACTCAAACTTCTTAAAGTAGAAAACGATATTTTACAGTTAAAACAGAGCGTGGACAACATTATTCACAATGGATTTGTGAATGCTGATGTAAATGCTCATAGAGTTTGGCATGAAGAGCAAAACAAAGGTTGGTTTCGCAAGCTTCTAGGTTGGTAAGAGACAATGGCATTATTGGAAACAGTTGGTACGATTGTAGGTGGCGCCACAGCGGTTGCGGTTGCAGCTTATGGCGCCTGGAATAAATTCAAACAGAATCAGAGTAATTCTGAGGTTGGTGCTGTCATGAATGGAGCTACAATTGATATCGTAGGCACGCTCACAAAACAAAGAGATGATGCCTTAAATCAAGCAGATAAAGCTGAAGCCAAGGCGGACAAGGCAGAAGTTGATCTGGATAGTGCTCAAGATCAAATCAGATCACTAACGTCTCAGATTGCAAATCTAAACAGCCAGGTCTCATTACTGAAACAGTTAGTCGAAAGACTTTCTGCGGCTCTAGATTTGACAAAGAATCAATTGAATCAAATCATCGAAAACACAAAAACAGGAGCCGATTCTACTCAGGCTCCTGTTTCTGGGAAAACTTAAATCTTAGGCTTCCGCAAGTAGGTATTGCTTGCTGATACTCTTGAAAGACGGAACATTACCATCCTGCACGTCGAGGGACTTAAACACAAGACCTTCGCGTGCAGTTTCTGCGAGCTGTGATTGACCGTCAGCTTCATTGATGATATGCTCGATATCGACACCATCCAGCATCACACTTCCGATCACAGGCGCAGTTTTCACTTCCAAGCCAGTCGATTCCATCAGCTGAATGAACAGCTGACGTTCAGGAAAGGCCATATAACGCTGGAAGTTACCAACGAACACGTCGAACACACGAATCTCGGTTTCGGTCAGACCGTAGATGTTGCCCTGAATGTTCGGACCAATCAGCTCACCGCGGATAGCAATCATCGGCGGCTCTTCGGGCATAACTTCCTTGCCCATATCGTGGTATTGTTTCAGGAAGTCGAGAAAACCGCTCTTCTTTGCAGCATCGACGAAAGCATTGCCTTCCTGTTCCAGCTTCAGGTCCATGTTACGCGAAGTAACGCCAACATCACCTTCACGGTTCACGTACAAGGTGATCGAAGAACCTTCCAACTTCTCCTCAACCACAAAGCCCGACTTGAAGTAACCACGATTCTCGAAGCTGCGGTAGCAATTCTGGATGCGCTCTTGATCCGTCTTGGGAATCCAGTGCGGATAGTTGCCGCGAATCAGACCTGCCAGCGACGCATGGATCTTCGGTTCGTATTTGTATACGCCCAGAAGTTCGTCGAGTTGAGCATCTGCACCAACGGTCAGTTCAGCTTGGATATGTTCTTCCGTAATCTCGGGAAACTGACTGAGCGGAAGAGCGAGTCCTTGCGAAATCTGACCACGCAACTTTACGGTGCGAAGACGTGCGCCCAGACCCTTCTCGAACTGCTTGCCCTGCTTGTCGATCAGGAACTTGAACTGGGGAAGGTCCGGAAGAATCGAATCAATTTCGAAGAACACGCAAAGATCTCCGATCTTGAATTCACCCTTCTTCGACACAACCTGCCAGCCATCGACATTCAAGACCTCGATAGCATCAGCATTGGGAATCGGATCAATTCGACCTACTTCACGAATTGTTACCAGCTTGCGCTCAGACATCGTTGCCCACCTCAATTGCTTCAAGATCGTAGTAACCGGAATTATCATCTTTGATGGTGTCTTCCAATGCACTATTGATCTCGAAGATCTGATTATGCAGTTCGTTGAACCCTTCCGACTTGTTCTTGAACACCTGCAGTTCTTCTTCGCTCAAGCCAGCCATTTCCGCCATCTCAAGGAAGAACTCGAAGTTGGGCTTGGAACCCGAGATCTCGTCTAAAGCAACCGCTTTGCTAAGTGCAAGCCTCATCAGAAACAAGACACAGTTCAGATCAGAAGCAAAAACGCCTACAGGCAGATCGTCCTTGATGGTCTCGAGATCGATGAAATCGTTCAATTCTTTCACGATAACGTCGAACGCACGAGCCTTGGTGTTAATATTCATGGAATTCATCCTATATGAAAGGGGAGACCTGTTACAATCTCCCCTTGAGAGAAATTAGTGAATGCTTCGATTGACGCTCTTGACCCAGTCGCTATCTTCGTAATCGTCCAGGGTATTGTTAGCGATAGTATTGAGTTCTAGTACAAGACCATGAACCCTGTTTGCACCTTCCTGGAACATCCTGTTATTGAAGTCATCTGCCGGAGGCTTATGGAAACTGGGAGGAGTCTCGCACAAACTGTCGAACGCTGCTGCTTTTGCCTGGAGAACCCGAACAACCGCCAAACACCTGTTGGTACTGTTATCATCAACACCAAACGGAAGAATTGCCTTCGTTCCGCTCTTCATCAATTCTTCATAAAGCCTAAGCCAAGAATCGGATTCACTTTCCAGGCTTCCGATATTTGAGTACAAGTCCGAAAAATCCTCTTTTACGCTCATTTCTTATTTTCCCGATTCAAAGTTCCAATTGTTTTTCACCAGATCAATGTATATCTCTTGGAAGAGTTTTCCATGACCTGAGTTCGGACTATCTTTGATGCTTTGCTTATTATGGAACTTTAGCCTCTTTTCATTCCGCATCGGGTATAACTCTACACAATGAGCAAGTTCATGACAAACAAGCCTAAAAATGTAGAACTTCCAATTCTTTGTGGGCGCCGCTCCTATCAACGGATGATGTTCGTAGTCTTCATACTCGAACAAATCAATCTCTTCACCTTTCAGGCATGCACTCTTGCACATACCATAATTGATAGCAAGATTGATAAAAGGCTTTCCTCCGTCTTTGATACCTCCCCAAGAATACAACCGCCTGTCATCGAAAGAAACAAACTTCTGAACTTCAAATTTTCTAAGCCTGTATTTCCTTCTGATGTAAGAAGTCAGCTTATCAATTTGCTTTTCAGTGTAGTCTCGAATTCTTCCTTTCATCGCTAGATTTTCTTATTTTACTTGAATATTTTACACTCAAGCATATAGGTAAGTCTACGACTTATCAACAAACATAGCAGGATTATTAGGGCAGTGATCACGTGTTACTTCTGGATGTAGAAATTATTAAATTCTTCGCCAGTATAACGATTCCTTAGACTCCAGTCTTCCTCAATGTCTACAACAGAGGCAAGAGCATAATAAACATTAGAGCAAGAATCCACATCAGGACCAGACATCTTTCCCAAGATAAAACGAAGGTGCTTCGCTTCTTCTTTGGTAATGAAGAGATTGTATCCCTTGCAGACTTCTTCAGTGATAGTCTTTTCAACAATCTCATTCACGGCACTAATCTTATCCATTTACTTGTTCCTAATTTCACGGAGGTGGGAAATAAAATACTCTGCATTGCCTGTCACGGATTCTAGACCTCTGAACCTACGTTTGGTCTTTGATGCAGATTTTAGAAACCTATATTGAGGGTGCTTCTTGGTATCACACTCGAACATCTTTCGAGTAGCCCATTCCCTCTTACCATCCTTCCAAATCTCTCGGTATTCGAATTGCATTCTAGGCTCCTAAATTGCTTAAGGGCGTTGCGTTAACCCTTAAGCAATGTTAAGATCTTACTTGAAATTTGTCAATGATGTTTCAATAACGCTTAATCAAACGTCATGAGTTAGAGAATTCAAATCATCAAATGAGATATACAAAATATCACAATTCTCATCTTCATAACTATCGAGAAACTTCACACTCGGAACATCAAGATCATCTTCTTGAAGCTCGGCAAGACTGTCATATAGATTCTCAAACAAAGAAACTGAACCTAGATCTTTATCGTCTTCATCTACATAATTCAGTAAGGCTAGAATCTTGATTGCTTGAACCTTGGTTACCTGAAGATTGATGATATCTTTGGTATCGATCAACGAAATTACATTATTCATAATCACTCCGAATAGATTGCACTATTTGCACCATGTTCTGAAACTTCTACAGATATCAATCTACAACGAGGACTGAAACCTGCATCTTCTAACCATTGCTTAGTTACCTGAAACACCATTTCAGAGAACCTTTCACATCCTGCATAAGGAAGTTCTACGAGACGCAGAATACCACGGGCATCAGCTTCACGAAACCAGTCGATCTCGGGATCGTCATACGATACCAAAGTCGTATGATCGAAATTTGCACGAAGAATATCTTTCAGATCGTCAAGACCACCAAAGTCGACAACCCAATTCCTTTCATCGAGCGTATCAGTTTCAAACACAAACTTGAAACCGAGAGCATATCCATGAATCAACCTACAATGCGAATCGTGCGCCCTCCATTGACGAAAAGCACAACTGAAACCTCTATCATTACCGTATGTCTTTGTGGAACGATATGTCATTCTTAAACTCCAAACTTTAATGGACGAAATGGTGGTAGATGTGACGGACGTTCACCTGGATATCCCCTAGGATTGACATGAACATTACATTCACCAATCTTATAACTAAACAGGTTATGGACGTGTCCGTGAATCCAATGCTTCAAGTTAGGGTGGTCAAGCATTAAGTCACTCAAATCGCTCACGTAGTTCATGTTGCCGTATTTGTCATCTTTATACGATTCGTGGATACTAAGATGACTTGGACCATGATGCGTGAACACTACACAGATCTTGTCCTCGTGCTTCTTCAATTCTTTCTTGATGAAGTCGACAGCTTTGATGTGTAGCCCAATTGTAGTATCTACGCGAAGTTTTCTGTAGCCGTTTTTAGATTCCCTAATGACTTTATAATCGGCCATCAACATAGGAGCATGGTATTTCCCAATAGGATCACCTTTACCTATATCAGTCCACAGAGTCGTACCAATGAAGGCTACATTGTTATAGACCAATGTTTCATTCTGAACAACATGAATATTGCCAAATACTTCAGTGGCAGCTCTTAGTTTATCTTCATCAGAAGGAAGAGCGCCGCTATAGTATTCATGATTGCCAGGAACATACAGGACATGCGCAAAGTTTTCTGAACAATTCTTCCAGAACTCATATTGCTTATGAGCACGACGAGCCTCAATGATATCACCTGCAAGGATCAAAACATCAGCAGGCGGATCGAAGAATTCCTGATTGATATCTCCGAAATCTAAATGAAGATCTGAAGCAAATGCAACCTGCACAAATCCATTGCTCAATTGCCGCTTGTTATCTAGAACCACAGGAGGGAGAGCAGCAAGAGCCGTCATGATTAATGTCCTTTATATTGGGGCAGATTCTTTTCTTTCTTGAGCCTCTTTGTGGCAACCTTCATAGCTTCACGGTCGATAGCTTCCATGGTTGCTTTAGTAAGGGCTTCTTCCCAATGTTGATCAATGAGCTTCTGGATTGTTGCTTGTGCTTCGTCACTATCAAAGTGAGCGTTGAGCATATCACGAATTTTAATGAACGTTGGACCTGGTTTTGAATTCCAGTATGATCCATCGCGCATCTGCTCATTTAGTTGAGCACGCACAATATCTTCAGAACGCTTGCGAAAATCATTCTTCAAAGTAGATTGAATGCTTTGAAGATCTAAAGAAAGATCAAGTTTAAAATCCATAATATACTCTTCAGAATTGGCACACCCAGTGGGACTCGAACCCACATCATTCAGATTGAAAGTCTGAGATCCTATTCCAATTAGACGATGAGTGCATACAAATGGCGGGATATAAGGGAATCGAACCCTTGCCACCGGATAGACAGTCCAGTATTCTTGCCGTTAAACTAATATCCCATTCAATGGTAGCGGGTGCAGGACTTGAACCTGCAACCTCCGGATTATGAGTCCGGCGATCTGCCAATTGATCTAACCCGCTGTAAAATTGGTCAGGGCTGAGAGAATCGAACTCCCTTGCATCACGTTCCAAACGTGCGGATCAACCAATGAACCAAACCCTGAGGCTGGAAAGAATTGCAGTTCCTTCCGTATAACTTGATTACGGACAAGTCTTAAACCTTTGATCCCGCTGCAACAGTATCTTTATATAGTAACTTCAAATCATCTGCAAATCAATCTGATTTACGATAATTCATCTAAAACAATGACTGCACTTTTCGATCCGCATCTCTGATACGCTTGTATAGGATCTCTAAGTGAGGCTAGCACAGAGAACATAAGCTGCCGTGGTCAACTCCACCTGCGTCATATTAAACTGGAAGGGGCACTGGGATTCGAACCCAGGAATGCAGGAATCAAAATCCTGTGCCTTAGACCAACTTGGCTATACCCCAGCAATCTCTTAAAAGCCGAACTTACTTGCCGTTTGAAGCTGAACTTTAAGCTCCAAAGCTTTCAAAAGAATATGAAGGTCGTTACTACTCTTTGCACGAGCGATAAGATCATCAATCTCCGCAATGATTGGATTTACTTCTTGCATAATTTAACCTTGGTGTTTAAAGAACTCAATTTCACGTTCTTGTTTTGCAACCCATTCTACACTAGGTTTACCTTCACCATCATAATAACGGAGTGGCTTACCTGAAGTCTTAGAAACAATTGCCCACTTACCATTCACTTGCTTTAGGTGCTCAAAAAGAGTTCGATACTCTTCGAAATTAACCACCTTGGGAATCTGATCCGTCATGAATGCCATCTCCCATTCCGGTACTAATACCACCCTGAGTGAAATTATCCTCAGGCAACATTAGAGACAATCCATGAAGTAACCCGAACTTGAATATTCTTTGCCCATTGCGGCTGCGGAACAGTCCAACCGATGAAAGCACCTAGAACAACACCAGCAAATAGAGTGAACATCTCTTTCTCCTGTTAAAAGCGCGTCTTGGTTAGTGTCCATACAGCTAGGCATTAAACGCGCTATAAATTGGTGGACCGTCGGGGAATCGAACCCCGGTCTCAGCCTTGCAAAGGCCGCATAATCCCGTTATACTAACAGCCCAAATTTGGAGCGGGATAGGAGAATCGAACTCCTTTACATCTGCTTGGAAGGCAGTGGATCAACCAATGACCCAATCCCGCGTTTTAACCTAATCGATTCTGCAATCTTTCGTTTATGCTCTTCTGATTTAGGTTTATTCTTTAACGCTCTACTTACCTTTTGACCTCTAACTTCATTAGTGCGCTTGTTAGCTTCTGAAATAAGCAACCTTGCTGCATCTGAAGTTTTATGACCTTTATTCTTTTGACTGATCTTTAATTTAGTCTGATCAGTGTGTTTCTGTCCTTTGAATTTAACAATTCCAGTGTCATTGATAAAACTAAATCCACCTTCACCGCCGATCTTCAAATTGTAGGTATCTTTTCTAGATACAAATTCTTTGGTTACAATCTCTCTTTCCTTAGAGAACATCAATTCTTCGTTTTCGAAATATTCTAATATCTGTTTATCAAAGTTTTCAAGACCATATTTGGAAATAGCATTCTTTAATAGCTTGCCAGATCCTATGTAATTATCATCAAGATTTTTGGTCTTGTGAACGCCTACATAAATCTTTCCATTTATTCTGTTTGTAACTTGATACAAATAATAGAACATCTTAAAACAATTCTTCTAAAGAACCTTTTATATGCACATGAGTATATAGCCCTTCTTCCTTAGCTATTTTGATCATATGCAAAGTCCCTTTAGACTTTCCGTCCCAAACAGCAATCAATGCATCTGCATATTTTGCCATTTGTTGATTGCGAATATAACCTGCCCTTTTGCCTTCGTGCATCCAATCTGCAGGAAAATATTTAATCGGCACATCATGTTTCTGTGCCCAAATTTCTCCCTGTCGATCTACACCAATAGCAGTTCCAGAAACAACCTCCGTTATATTAAATCCAGATAAGCGAATTGCTCTTTCTACAGATTCGTATTCTTTGATTGTTCGTGTACCAGCAATTATTGTTCGCATATCAATATCTGGTGGACTACCTGGGACTCGAACCCAGAACCTTCCGATTAAGAGTCGGATACTCTAGACCAATTGAGTTAGTAGTCCGTATTCTTTACTTACCGAAAACATCTTCTAGATCAACACCAACCATATTTGCAATGGCCTTCAGAAGTGCGACCTTCTCATCTATTTCACAGTCAGGTTGCCCAGTCTTTTCATCAAGTTCCTTAGCCTTCTTAAGAAGTTCCTTGATCTCTTCAATATCCTTTTTCAGGGCATTGAATTCTTCACGAGTAGGTGCAACACCAGGAACCAGCTTCGAAAAATCAGGAAGTGATTTGGGATCTATAGTATCAGGAATCCAAGGATATTGCTGTGGAAGTTTGTCCCTGTAATGATCACCAACCATTGACACAAAACACATAATCTATCCTTTCTGGGGAGAACGACGGGACTCGAACCCGCAAGGACCTGATTCACAGTCAGGTGTGTCTACCAATTCCACCACGTTCAACTCAATTTATTAGGGTGCCTGCTTCGGCACCTCCACCACCTGGTTATTTGTCCAGGAACACACAGTAGGGCAACGACTCCCTAACTTGTTCAACTATTGTAACATCAAATCTGCATACTACAAGTCAAATAATGATTCAGTATTGGTACGCCGGACAGGATTCGAACCTGCATCTGCCTCCAGTTACCTTAGTCTTCGTTCGTAGCGAAGCTGGTTACCGACGTATGAATTTGGAGTGCAGAGTCGGATTTGAACCGACGAGAACAAGGATTTGCAGTCCTGTGCATTACCACTCTGCCATCTGCACATTAGTTTACTACTCTACCTTTTCTAAAACCTTCTGGTAGATCATTAGTTTTAGATATCTTCTTTGAAATTGTACCGTCAGTAATCCAAATTGTGCCGAATTGGGAATTTCCTACACCTTTTTGACTAGTAGCACTAATCTTGCCAATTTTAGATTTGAATTCCTCTGTATGGTGCTTTCCTAGAAAGCCATAAGAAGCTTTATGTACGAATTCACCTGATTCTATTTGACGATTCCTACTTTCGGAAATCTTCTTCATTGCTTTCTGTTTTAGATCTGGATTTTCTAGATATTTCTTTTCTCTAGCATTAACCATACTCTTTGCATGAGAAGATGAATGAGTTAAATTGTCATCCATCGCATTCACAAAATCAAATCCACCCATGCCACCTGGCTTTAGATTATATGACATAGGATCTTTATGATCTACGAGATCTTTTTCCGTTTCGTACATCTCTTTTGATGATGCACATTCAACTAAAATTTCTCGATAAAATGAATCTTTGCCATATTTGGCGATTGCTCTTCTTAAGAGTTTTCCTGAACCTAAATAATCATCTTCGATATTTCGAGTCTTATGAGCGCCGATATAATAACGTCCATTTATCTTATTGATAGTTTTGTAGACCAAATAATACATGCAAGATCCTATATTCTTGCATGTATTTATAATCTTCGGATAGCGTAGGATTCGAACCTACGGAGCCCTTTCGGGCTCGCCGAGTTAGCAACCCGGTGCCATAAACCACTCGACCAGCTATCCTTTGTTTTCTTCGATTATCTTAGTCAGCTCTTTAAACAGATCGTCTAATAAATCCTTTCGATAATTCTTAGGAGCATTACCGAAAACTTCTTGAGCTAACTTTCTTAGGTGATAGTGACGTTCAGGTGGTTTTTCTTCAATTTTCACTTAATCTAAACCAATTGAGCAATCACTATCGATCCATTCGAACATGCCCGCTTCTTCATCTAGATTTTGAAGAAAATCCCAAATACGCTCGATGATCTTCATCGAGATTGCATCAGGATGGTCTTCTGCATAATCAACACCATCTTTGATTACGGGAGTCCATTCATTCTCCCAAAGATGGTATGTATTACGAATCCATGTTCCCAAACCATGATGAAACAGAGCAAGGGAATCACGTTTGTGATTCCTAATGTACTCTAGATCTTCATGATCCAAGCGAGAAATCACATCTACAGCAATGTCGTCAATGTTGATCATAATATACCTGTTTGGCGGGCTACCAAGGACTCGAACCCTGATTCATGGATTTGGAATCCACTGTCTTGCCAATTAGACGAATAACCCTGAATTTGGCGTACAGGACAGGATTCGAACCTGTGGTGTGTATTTCTACAAACGGGTTAACAGCCCGTTGCCATCGTCCTCTCGGCCACCTGTACTAATTTGAATACTTATCTCTTCATGGTGGGCGCACTTGGAATCGAACCAAGGACCAAGCGATTATGAGTCACCCGCTCTAACCACTGAGCTATACGCCCTGAATTTGGTGGGACTCCAGGGTATCGAACCCTATTCTACGGGTTAAAGGCCCGTTGCATCACCTTAATGCTTGAATCCCGTTTTCATTTATTAGTTTGTAACATTTCGCATAATTAGCACCTTTGCCTGCTAATCCGCAACTTATTAGAGCTTTTCTTATTGAAGGTTCGCGCCTAAGGGCGGCAATTAATTCTTCATCAGATACAAAGGTTTTCTTTGCTTTATTTTTCAAATTTCTACCACGCCAAGTAGGAGTTTGTGCATGGCAGTTAGGACAAAGAAGCTCTACATTATTTCTAGAATTATCATGATGATTTCCATCGATATGATCTAATTCTAATGGTATTTCTTTCTCATTCCATTCATAAAGATTACAAACAGAACATCGCCCTTCTTGTTCTAAAAACAACCGTTTCTTAGTTAAGATGTCCTCAGCATGTCCTACTTTGAGTATAAAATACTCCCAAGGTAATTCTAATAATTCTGAAAAGTGTTCTTGTGTTTTTATCTTAGATCCCCGTGTTCTAGGAGATTCTAACAAATTCTGATTATCTTTACAATAATACTTCTCATGAGCAATTAAACCTGATCTAGTTTTGAACTCTCGTCTACAAAACTGACAAATTTCCATACAGATATCCAAGAATAATATCTGTATTTATGGTTTAATTAAACCTGATACTCCTAATTCGGCGGCACATGCGGGACTTGAACCTTAGCTTCTGATGGCCATCATAGGCTATTTTACGCGACCTGCATCACAGTACATCATATTTGAATTTTGGTCGACCTTCCAAATACTTCACTCAATGCTACTCTACCAATTGAGCTAAAGTGCCATTGTTTGGCGGAGACGGTGAGATTCGAACTCACGAGACCCTTTCGGGTCTGCCGGTTTTCAAGACCGGTGCAATAAACCAGGCTCTGCCACATCTCCAAACTTTTCATGTCGCGCAAGCGCGGTCATGTTGTATAGCGCCGCCGAGGCCTAGATCTCCGGAAATCATCTTACCTTCATCCCCTAGGATACCTCAGTAAGTTTGTCACCTCGACTTCAGTATTTCAAAATTGGACAAGAAAGGATTCGAACCTTTGCTGCGACAGCCTACCAGTGCTTGCCTTAATTTCAAATACTGCAAAACTCGCCCTTAGCTTTTCTCGAAACACATCAACCCTAAGGGTAGCTGTCTCTAGCGCATTACCGGTCTTCAGCCCATGCTCGCTCAAACAATGCCGGCATTCTCTAGATTAGATGTATCGTTCTCATTTGGTGGGCAGTGATGGATTCGAACCACCGAGCCTTAATAAAGGAGCGCGTTTACAGCGCGCCGCAATCGACCTCTCTGCCAACTGCCCATGTTTCTAATTATACATTCAGAAAACGCATTGTCTACTGACTTCTTAATAGCGTTTCAAAAGCATCTAATTCAGCGGTGCTTTCAATGATAATCTTCTGAATATCGTCTCTATCTATCCACCTACCAGGTAAACTGATATACATCCAATCACGATCTGGTTTAACGGTGAAATTGATGTCTACACTTTTAGGATAGGACTGATAATGACTATATTCTTCAATAACTTCTAGTTCTGATACACGATACTTATCAAACAAATCTAAAAGATCTTGAAGAAAGCTTACCTTATCCTGATAAGCTTTCAGCCTTTTTAAATCATATTCATCTAGCATAGATCACTCGATGAAATCCAATCGCCGATCTTGCGTTCCAGACCAGTCTCAGAATAGAAAGCATCTTCCAGATCTTCGTCTGTGTACGATTCCTTTGACTCTTCCCATCCATAACTGGTCATGATGTCGATTGCCCGCGCACGAGTCAGAACTTCATCAGTTCGCCAGCCGTTAGGGCCATTGAATGTGACATATTCCAAATCATTCTCAACAGCAATCCTGCTCATCTCTGCAAGAGAGTCTTTGATGTTCTTTCTGATTTGATCAATCTTTTCTTGAGGATTCATTTTTACCACTCCATATCAGAAGACGAAATCCAATCGTTCTTAGTGATACGACGGTTTGTCAGGTCGGATTCTTCCCATCCCCATTCTCCAAGGAATGCATCGTTGGCCAGATACACAGTTTCATACGTAGGGCCAAAATCTGAGATGGAAACATAGAGATCATGCTCTCGTGCATAACGAGCAATTTCATTAAGCTTGTTGTCGATCTCATCACGGAGATCAGAAATCATGTTGTTCAGTTTATTATCGTGATTCATCGTAATATACCTAAAGATAGAGTAGGGCGTCCTTGCCCAATCGCGTTCGCAATCTTATGCCAGCACCAAGTCCCTGTAAACTTCCAGCTTCTTGGCTTCGAGCGTGCCGTTGTAACTGTCCCAGAACTGATGCGACTTGTTGCGGTTGCCAGTACCATGGGTGTAAACCTCGGTCGCACCACAGAGCGCGCCCCACTTGGTTCCCACCGACATTTCAGCACCAGAACCGCGCATCGCTGCCTGCATCAGCTTGTTGACTTCACGCACGACGCCCCAAGACTGCTCATCAGCCATCTTCGACTCGTCGTAGAGCATCTTCTGGTAGAAGCGACGCGTATCAGCTTCAGCCATCGGAGTCTCTGCGAGCTTCTTGATGTTCTTCATGAAGCGATCCCATGCCTTGTCGATGATACCAAGATCAATCTTTACAGCACTCGGATCAAACTTCTTCTTGTGAGTAACCTTCACAACAGGCTTGCTCGAGATTCCGCTCAGAGCAATCGTCAAGGTGTTGTTGCAGACCACCCGCGTACTCACGAACTTCGCAGTGGTAGCCATCGAACCATCGACAGCAGTGACCAAGAGCAAGTGGCCCTTGATATGATCGCCATCGACAACATCATCTTCTCGTCCAGTTTCCGCCAGCGCCCAAAAACGCTTACCATCGTAAAGCGTACCTGCGGTGCTCAGCTTCATTCCATGGATCTGTACCAGGTCACGGAAAAACTCGATAACTTCACGCGGCTGGACGATCTCGAAATTGCTACCGACGATGCTCAGAGCCTGTTCGTTATCAGAACGATACAAGATCTTGCGATCGGGGAAGGTATGGAAAATGCTGTCATCCTTCTTGGATTCGAAGATAACATCGCCTTCCTGAACATTCCAGTCCATGCCTGCTGCAACAATCCAATCCTCGATTGAGGCGCCGTCTTGCAGATTGTTACCGAGACCATGCCAGATTGCGCTCCTCGGACCTGTGAAAGCCATCTCCACAAATCCATCTTCGCGCTGGGTCAACTCATGTGCCATGTGCTTCTCCTTAGTCGAGCAAAGACTGGAACTTGCCGGCAACACGTTCTGCGTGATCAGCTTCGATATGGTGAGCATCATGCTCCGCCATCAGCTGAGCTGCCTTGTCCTTCTTTTGCTGCGCATCACCCCGAAGGACCTGAGACAGATCGATCAGTTGCTTGCACTTCAATTCGATGTCACCAACGATCTGACTAACGGTAGCGCGAACAGGAGCCAGCGTCGGTTCTTTCCTTCCAAAAAGCATGATCTATTCCTCACATTGGGTTGTTAAACTGACTTGAGAAAGTGTATTAGAAATCTAACGCTTTGTCAAGAATTACTTCTGATCAGCGCCGTGACCTTCCCAGACCTGATGGATCGCTCCTTTCAGACCATGAGACCAGTCAAGCTGATAGATCTTGTAACCCAGGTAGCCGAGACCTGCAACAATCGACAACTGGAACAAGAGAACGAAAAGAGCAAAGATCTTGAATTGACGAAGGGAAAACATCACAGGCTCCTCATAATGAATTGGTCCGCCCAGAGGGACTCGAACCCCCAACCCCAAGCTTAGAAGGCTTGTGCTCTGTCCAGTTGAGCTATAGGCGGAAAACTTTTAGAGCGGTATCTTGCAACCAGACTCTTTCAAATACTTCAGAACTTCCCTTAACTGTTCTGCATCTTCTATGTGCATGATAAACTTACCAGCTAAAGGACTCTTTGCACCATTTGAAATTCTGACTCCAATGTATTGACCGTAGTCGTAGCTCATCACGTCGCACTGGTCAGAAAAATCAAGGTGTTTTCTCATTAAGCGGCTTTCTTCTTTTTATGCTGGTAGGCTCCGCAGAGAGACTTGATGGCGCGCACTTGACCAGTACCAGGCTGCGCATAGGTTAGATAAAGCTTCATCTGCTTCATACTTACCCTACCGCCAACATAACCGATTTCATCTTCCTTTCGGGAAGCCTTCTTCTCGTGCTGACCCTTCAGATGATCCAAAACCTTAGCATCTTCGGTCTTGGTAGTGGGATTGTTGTTATTGTAACCACCGGCATTTGCCGTCTTGTTCTTAGACTTCTGGGAGGTCATGCAAAACTTCCTTCATGGTGAAAACATTGAGTGCGGGAATCGTTAAACAAACTGATCCCCAATTGAACTTTGTTGGTACTTCCGCGGAGGGTAACAATCGTATCAGCGTGCTTCCTGGCAACATCGATCAGGTATTGAATTACCTTGTTTCGTTGTTCTTCTTGTGTACCTTTAGCAACCTTTATTGTAACACCATCCTTACGAACTGTCAACCGATGTTGATGATTACCGCCCTCTGTAATAACCTCAACAGGTTTTGTCATGCGCTTACCTTTTGCAGAACAGGAGTTTCACAAACCTCAATCTTGAAGATATCATCGACGATCATATATCTCTTGCCGTCGTCAGCATCCCAAGCGACCAAATCCAGATTGACATTCTGTCCAATCTTACTCACAACATTCCTCGGAAGTCGAGCTTTATCATTCCACAAACTCAGATGCGCAAACGCGGCGCTAATCTGACTGATTTGTTCTGCGCTGTAGGTCTTCATTAGCCCTGTTCCTTAGCTCATACACATATTTTACACAAAACTAAACAAAAAGTAAATTGTTTTCAATGACTTATTGCGTTACGCTACCTTTGTTTCCATGATGCGTTCTGATTTCCCTATTCAGCATGAACTCCTTAACTTCATCCCAGTGCCAAGGTTTCAGATCGTGTCCGTCCACGCCCACATCAAGGATACGCCCAGGAACACCAGTGGGTTTACCATGAGTGTGACCGTGAATATGATATGATCCGTAGTGAATAGCTTTCCATTCCCAAATAGGGAAATGACAGAAAATAATCTGCTGACCTTCGATACTGCCTTCCATGTATGAATATGGAGCAACCTTACTCCATTGAGAAGTGAATTCTTCTCTCTTTAGAAGTTTGTAATCGTGGTTACCAGGAATCAGAGTCTTTTTGCCGTTTAAGCGGCGTAGACATTTGATTGAATACTCAATATCCTTGCAACCAAAATCACCGATATGATAGACGGTGTCTTTAGGATGAATTGTTTGATTCCAAACAGAAATCATATGTTCATCGAGTTCTGTAATGGAAGAGAATTTAGCTCTTCCATTAGGATAATGTCGCATCAAGGACTCTTGGCCAAAATGTGTGTCAGAAATTAGCCAAGTATTCATCAATCGATCAACTTCACAGGATGCACAGTAATATCATTCAGACTCTCAAAATATCCCACCCAAGGGCAAGATACAGAAATACGCCGACCATTGTTTCGTGTATAATGATACGAATATCCTTCTGGTGTTCTCACTTCCTCAGCAGCATTTTCCGCAGCTTCTAGAGTCTCGAACAAATCAACGAATTCTAGGCAGTTATCATAGGAACCAAAGCTGTCGCCTGAATTGTAGTCCACGACAACCAAGTAATATGTCTTTCCTTTCAAGACTTCAAAATCTACAGTGATCTCAGAATATCGATCAGCAAATTTGATTCCTAGGATTCCCCAATCAGCTGCCGTGGAACCATTATCCCAAGAACTTTCAGGATCGGGTTCACTGACATAATATTCATGACGGAAATACTCTACGTCAATCTTAGTTTCCATTTTATTGTCCAAAATCGAAATGACGAAAAATGATTTCTTCCTTACCAGCAGGTGCACCTGCATTCCATGGGCGGAGAGGTGCGACTCTTACAGAGTAAGGAAAATGTGTTTGGAATCCTTTCAGGTGATTTTCTACATCATCGAAAACCGCAACGACTTCATCTCCAGGAAAATAAAGCTGGGAATTGATGAAGCTTTCTGCTTTATCTTGTCCAAGAGGAACTACCATCAGGTTCACATTAGATGCAAGGCCTAAATGATCTTTCAGCCAACCAGAAGTAATTGCAAATGGCGCATTCATCCAGCCGCGAGCAGTAATGATCAAGAGATGATATTCTGAGCCTAAAAGCTTCTGATAATAAGGAAACAAATCAGTCGGCTTCAAATAGACATTCATCTTTCCAGATTCTTCAAACTTCTGAAGCCAGAAATTAAGATCGTCATCTTTCATGATCTGTCCTTTAAACGGACTTAGAAGATGATAATCAGAATATTCGTATTTGATCTTGTCAACTAACCAAGGATGCTGATCCTCGATCATCCACTGGAAGAAACCTCTGGTAAAATGACACAGAGTATCATCCATGTCAAAGATTACCCATTTAATGGGATTCATCCTGATCATACACAACTTCCTTTATTAGGATCGCTATATTCTAAAGCATTACCCATTTTGATCAGAAAGTAATCAAAGATCCTGCAAAGGATATTTTCTCTTAGATCTTCTTCACCTTCAAGAACAACCTCGATATTTTCGGAATCAATTATCCTTCCATTCCTATTAGCAAAGAATGATTCCTTTGTTCCTGCATCATACAACCAGATCAAATTATCTTCAATAGTTGGCTGAATAACATCTAGACCTTCATGGATTACTTTATCTTCTAAGATCGCACGACGAAGAATCAAAGTGGCCTTATCCCCAATTTTCAATGATGTCATAACCAACCTTTTACATTTGTCTTGATGTATATGATACAAGAATCAAACAATTTAATCAACAGGATTTACCAATGCGAATTGTCGGACTCACCTTCTTGAATGTAGACTTGATCACTGTCGATCTTCTTTCCATCAAGATAAAGCCCAACTTCTAACTTCTTTGAAGATCCAGAACCATATTCGTGATTGAAAGAAATTTGGATCCTTAGATTATCTTTCAAATATTGCTCAATGAACTGTTCCATCGGATAAACATCTGCACGAGTGACCATATCAATACTCTATTTGAAGAAGGAGTGACGTATCGAAATCAGGTAATCCATCACCTTCTGTTTCCATAAACTCTAGATGATCATCAAGAATGGAATCTGCGATATCATTGCTCTTGAACCAAAATCTACGACCATTGTAAGTAGACAGAACATCTATACCGTATCTGTGATGGTAGAACTGAGGAATATGTCCGTACTTGACTTTATCCTTCTGTTTCCATATGACACAGTAGATCACAAAAGGGTAGGAATCTTTATCAATCCTGGAGACCAACTTCAGATTCCTACCCTTAAGGACAGTTTCTATCTCAGAAACTCTTTCTGTCATGATCAGCAGCTATTCGCAGAGGCTTGCCACTGACCAGCCTGGTAATCATTGCCCCAACCGTCGTTCTTTCTATCTTCCAGAACCAGCCAGGCACGATCGCCATAACCTTCCAGACCTTCCCAGGTCACATGGATCTGATGTTCGACGCCAAGCTCTGCGATGCGATCGAATTTCGCGGCGATGTCAGCAAGAGTTTCATCGATCTCTTTCTTCGCTTCTTCTTTGGTAAGGCTCATAATATACTCCAGTGTTTAGACTCTACCGTCTTGGTAGCGCTCTTTGAAACGATTGATCTTATATTCAATCTTCTGATGCAAAAGAAATGGATCAGCAAGACGAACTGCTTGATCTAGTAGCAAGATAACATCTGCAAGTTCTTCATGAAATTCTTCTCCACGTTCCTTGTCTCTGACATAGATCTTAATGATCTCTTTTGTCAGTTCAGACATCTCTTCTACTAGATGAAGATTTGCTTTAGCTTTCGAATGCTGCGGAGAATCAGGCCTAAGAGTATTGATCTCTGTGAGGCTAGAATATACGCTTCCGTGAGCCATTGGGGAAATGAGTGTCGCATAAAGACTGGCCATTAAAATTCCTTGTAAGGATCAGCAACCTGAAGAACATTCAGACCAATCTGACGCCACATACGGCAGACCTGAGGACGATCATCAATCACCATCTGGATACGAAACTTTCGAGGAACCATGTCTAACAGTTCACGCTTCACAATACTATCTTTTCTTTGATCTCCTTCTACTCTCATGAAAAGATAATATTGAAAATCAAAGAGTTCAGCCAACCAATTATTCGTTTTCTGTTTGCAACTTCCATCACGTCCAGAAAGGAAGATAATAGTCTTTCCAGCTTTGTGCAGACAACGAATAAGATCTACAACGTGTTGGATAGGCTTATCTTCATCAACACGATCCCATTCAAACGGACCACGTTCTACCATTCTTGCAACAGTGCCATCAACATCGACGATCACAGCGTCTTCAGTGCCACTATTTTCAAACACCTTGAATTCAGGAAAGAGACGATTCCACTTCTCGAACTGGGTTGCAAGAACAGAGTAACTTACTCCATTGATGCGCTCTGCATTCCTAGAAATAGCTTCATCCCAAGTAATAGAAAAATACTTGAATTCAACGTCGTAACCATTCTTCACGAAAATACGACGAACATTCTCATAGTTAGAAACAGAAAGATTCGTGTCAGCAAGGATTACATCACATCCCTTCTCAAGAGCATATTCGACGTCCAGATCACGAAGCTTATCGACTTCAGGCTCCCACTTCCATTTCCAATCTTTCCACTTGAAATCATTCCTGCCCTGGGACTTCTTATATGCCAGCACCGACTTCCTGTAATCATCACGACAGATGATAATCGTATTAGGATTTTCCAGGATGTGCTTTTCTGCCCAAGTTGTCTTGCCAGAGCCAGAGACTCCGATGGTAATGTAAAGCTTCATATCTATCCAAGTTGATAGGAAAGTCTCAGAAGATAATTAGCATTTTCATCTCTTTCTGAACGATAATGAAAATTCGGAGGAGTTATCGCATTCAGGTAAGCAACAGCTCTATAAATGGAATTCCGTGCTTCCGTCACATCAATATTATTGCATGATTTTGTGGAGGTGTCACAGAAAGTTTGTTCTTGATTCGAAAAATCCAAATTCGAGAAACCGAAATCATTTTCCATGTCAGTATCCTAGATTTTTGATGATCATTGTTGATGGGTTGCAGAAACGGAGCTTGTCTACGTGTGCAGTTTCTAAAGTTCCCTGAAAACTTGCCTCAAACCACTTAGCAAATTCTTCTTCAATGTAATCGAATTTCTCCAAAGAAATCATCTTGCTTCTAGAAGGAATTTCAATTGTCAGAAGTCTGTGATCTTTGTAGCCTCTAACACCACTCTTACCAGGTTCAAATTCCAAGAATTCTAAATCTGAAACAATCTTATCTTTGCAAAATTCAATAGCATTCATTAGTTCTCGAACACCCATCTGACATGAAAAACAATCAGGCTTGTACTTAGAACTATGATCCCAGCTAATGAATAGATTGCTTCTATTATTCTGAATATGATCCCATTGGAACTCTAGAGGAATCCATTTCATGCCAGAAGGCAACCAATCTCGAATTGTCAATTCCCAAGTAGCATGAATAGTATTCTTATGGAAAAAGATCTTCAGAGCATTTTCTATTGTTTCTCTTAGCGAACCAATAAAATTAACTGAAGGTTTGAAGAGTTGGTGCCCTACATCAAATAGATAGTTTTCAGAATGAACCACATTGCTTTTGATAACTTCAACATCAGAATAACCTGGGATGTACCAAATAGAATCTGATGCTTTTTCTAGAAGGAATCGACATTCTCCATCTAAAAGACCTTCACACTCGAGAAGAAAGGACTTCGTTTGAAGTCCTCCTTCCCCATTCACGATTGTTAGAAAGAATGGTTCTTGTATCATTTTAATGTTGCCTTTTCAATTTCAAGAATCTCGGCATAGGTATTAGCCGTATTCTTATCAAGCCTGCGATCAATAATCCGGGGAAGGAACAAAGATTCGGTAGTACGCTTCTTATCCTTGGAGGTGATACGTTCGTTGTAGCGCACCGTCCAGATCGAGCCGATCACATCGTCATTGTATAGACGATCGGACTCACGATCTCTTTGTTCGATACCAGTGCCAACGGAGCACTCGATCTTGTGATCTGCATCGCGCATGATCAGAGCACCGAGTTTGCCTTCGTTCTTGGTACCCTTCTTACCTTCTTCATAGCCGATACATTCCATCTCGATATCGATCATGTCTTTCATCTTGCACAGGTCGTAACTGCGCTTCGGAACCCATTTGTGATCAAGATTCTTGACGATGGTACCTTCCAGCTTCAGTTTGCGCATTTCACGGAAGTGTTCCAGAGCCTCAGCATCGTCGTGTACTATCCTGGTCTCAATCAGCATGATCTTGGAGGTTGGCTTACGCTCCAGAAGATCACGTAGAGCACCAAGGCGAGTCTGATACGGAATCTTCGAGGTTGTATCCACAATATCCCAGGTCAGGGAATGTATCAGTGATGCTTGTTCCTTGGAAATCGTGCCCTTGATGGCCTTGTTGATGATACCATTACTGGTCTTGCGATCGAGAGGTTTACCGTTCTTGTAACAAACGAGTTCGCCGTCGAGAGTGACATCTTGATTGAAGATGTTATCCATCGTTCCCAAGATATCAATTAGCTGACCAGAACGTGCAAATGCAGTCGCTTCTCCGTTCTCATGAAACTCAAGATGGCAACGTACACCATCTGCCTTCAACTGTGAATAAGCGGGGAATTTGATTCGCGACAGATCGGAATGACACGTCATCACGTCGAAGGTCGGCACAAGATCCTTCCAGACCTTGTTCGCTGTCGATTCAGAGAAGCCGGCGCGCAAATCCTTCAGGATGACGCGCATCAACAGCGTTGCATCGTCAGGGTCTACATCACCTAAGATACCAGCGACATAATCCAATGCAGCTTGCCCTGTTCTGTGTCTGTTGACAATATTCTGCTCCAGACAATATAGAGCGCTCCCAAGAGGTAAACTATTCTCACCTATGCGATGCCTGGGCTCCACTGCCTTTGCAATGTAAAAGCGTACAAAGGGACTATACGCCATCAAAATGACACGTTGCAGAAGTTCGTTATCTTTGTTCCTTCGAAGAATTGCTTCTTTCTCCAGCTTAGAGCTGGTTGCAGCAATTTCCTCGATAATCTGAAGGATGCTCATTGCATGGTCCTGTTTGGTGGAATCATGCTAACATTATACGAAATTTTCAAGCAGAAGTCAAGTGATTATCTGCAAATATCTATGAAATATTCTTCAATTCTTTTTGCGAGATTTCTTAGAAACTTCTTTAACAGGAGCATCTTCATTTGCATTCACTACCTTCATAAATGTCTTATATGTAGTGACATAATAGAAGGATGAGTAATGATGAGCAAATTCTTCACCCATAGTTCCATCAGGCTGAACTTCAATCATTGTCCAGGTGTTCGATAGACGACCGTATGTGGGATCTAGGTAATATCCATTCCCTACAACAGCAAGAAAGAATTTTCCATCAGAATCTTCTAAGGCAACCAGATCACCTCTAGAAACAGATGAGTTCGCAGTCTTGCTAAAATCAATATCAGATTTTTCTACATAGAATTTCATTCTTCTTCCTTAAGCTACTTTTCCAATACTTCTGTATTCGAGTCTCTTATTAGCAATCTTCGCAACATTGATTGCTAATTCCATTGCCTGGGTAATTCCCATATCAATGTAGACTACTACAAGATCTGCATGTTTAATCCAGATCAATTGAGATTGCAGACCAATATCTCTCTCAATTGATAGATTGCTATTCAGCACTTCGTAATAGAAATAATGATTAGCAACAGGTGCTTCATTCTTCAGAACAGAATCTTGAAGACATCGTTTAGCATATCTCTCCATTCGTCTAGCTTGTGACGGATCTTCTGCCATAAAAGGCGATAGAATTACCGCAGCTTTACGATTTGGTTTTGAGACATGCAGAGCTAATTGTGCAGGTTTATTGGCAAGATTGGTATCTACATGATAGACGCCTTTCTTAGAAGGATCGTCTTTAGCAATAGGATCTTTTACTGTACCGCCAGTCTGAAAATGTGGTGCAATAATCCTTTCAAAGAGCTCGTAAGAAATTTTATCAGTCATAGTTATCTCCCTATGACTTATTTACAATAGAAAAAGCCCGCAAGAACATTGCGGGCTTTTGGAAGTTACTTGTTGAGTGCGGAAGTCATATCACAATACTTGTTGTATTTGTTCAGTTCGCCGCCCCGTAGCTTGTACGGATTCGCCCTGATTCCCCAAGTCTTCAATTCTTCCTTGGCACAACTACCGCCCTTTTCCTTACCCCTGGTTTGTGAGCGAGCTTTTACACTCTTACCAAGCCTACGGGACGTGGTTGCCATGCCGTAGAAACCTTCAGCGTTCGGAACTCTTGTTGCTCGCATTATATCACCTTTTAGTATGCTGGTCGCCAACTACCATCTTTGGGCATTTCATCTGTGATATCAGACTTTGCCCAAGACAGAAACTTTTCTTTTGTAATGATCTTGTATCTGGAACCTGTCTTAACAGTAGGCCCATCGTATTGGACTTCAAAGAGACCGACCCAAATGATTTCTCGATCATTCCATACAGGAAGAACAAGACTTCCTGTTTTGGAAGGTCTCTTTGCACAAAAGACTCTTCCTACTTTAAGATCTTCTGCTTTCAGTTCACTCATAGTAATTCCTAGAAAGCGTTCTGATTACAGATTTGTTTGCCATCAGAACCTAGTCGAGGAGTCATCGATCTTCCAGGAAGATTGAGATATTGGCAACCAGTCTGAGGATCAGTGAAGATGGTTACACCTTGCATTTGATCCCTGGTCTGATCACGGACTATCTCTTGTCGATGTTCTCGAGCCCACTTTTCAGGATTGGCATGTTTCTGGTAAGCAGGAACAGCAATTGCAGCCAGAATTGCGATGATTGCAATCACGATCATCAATTCGATCAGTGTAAAACCTTTCTTAAGCATGTTGAGGATAACTCCCAAGAGGAATCAATGCCGTCCAATTGACGTTTTCATTTGTTGCAAGGAAGAAGTCTTCGTTTGGAAGAGCATCATCGTAGTGAGGAATTTCCTCCAGAAACTTATCACAGAACTTTGTTCTCCAATGAATGAAACAATTTCTGTTTCCATCCCAGCGAGCAATCGAAGCATTCCTACACCTACCATCGTAATAGGCACCGTGCTTCAGATCTTCCTTCCTAACCATCGGTGGTGCCATTGCTCTCTTCCAGTTCTGAACTATAGAGACTGCCATCTTCTTCGTAGACAGCTTCACCATCGATCTTAATCGTCACCCAGGGAGAACTACAGCAACCACAACCGCCGATACCAACTTCAATACCACGATCTTTCAGAATCTGAAGAACTTCGCTACGATTCATAATCAACTCACATTCAGTATGATGAAATGCTCACTGAACCTGCCAGTGTTCATGGAAGTCTCCTTGTTGCGGATATCCTTGAAGAGCTTATTCAGCTCACTGATAGCAGGTTTGCCGTTAAATGGTTTGAAGACGTTTTCAGGATTACTAATCCGTTTGGTGCCTGATGTTCCCAGATCAACATTCAAAAGAGTAGTTCCCTTGAACGTAAACCCTTGCTCTGTTGCGTTGAACAAGATGATACGCTTGTACTTGGAATCGTAGATATAAATCTTCTTCTTTCCAAGTACATCTATCGGATGAATAGATTTCAGTTTCAACCTATCATCTTCTTTCTGGAACTTCACTTTCGAGACAACCTTATTAGGATTGACCTTTCGTGGTTTCCTGGTGGTAGTTGCAACCCTGCGAGTTTTCTTTGCTTCTGTGCCCTTAGAACATTTCTCAATAATGTCCCTACAAGCTGCCTTCAAAGGTTTCAGCGTCGAAGGAAGAAAATAATCAGGTTCATCAAGAAGATCTCCAAGTAGCTCCTTCGCCATCTCAGAAACTACTTTGAGATCGTCCTCGTAGTCTACAAAGAAATTGTAAGGTTGCCCACAACAAGCCGCATCGAGATATTCTTCTGCCAGACCGTAGGTCTTATTGATCTTGGCAACCTGTCTTTTAACCCTCTTAGGAGAATCCGCAATAGGATTACCATCCTCATCTAAAGACTGCGCCTTCTTAGGCTGCAAATTAGAGAAGTGATTAATCAATCTATCGAAATGCTCATCTTCCAACGGCATACCGTTGGTATGCAATCTGCAAAGAGCACCATACGTCATGAAATCTGAAGCTGCGGCTTTTTCCATCTTGGAAATCAGTTCTGGACAATTCTCCTTTGCCCAATGAAGCGCATATGCTTTCAGCTCATCGTGCTTGCAATTCCTAGCGTAGAAATTCAAGCCGTTTACTAAATCTATCTTGTTCGGAAAGAGAGATTTGAACTTGGGCTCTGTTGAGCGTCCAATAAGTTCATTTGCCAATGCCTGGCTCTGAGCTCTTTTCCCCATCTTTGCAATCCCAATCTAATTGTTATTCTAACAGAATGGGCGGGACGATTCATAAGTCTTATGGCTCCAATGTCCAGCTTACTACTGCCCGCCCATTCTCGCATGTAGATGAGGTACTACTTAAAGGTTACATATCAGACTCCTTTGTATGTGGTACAACCTTTCTACACGCATATTCTACATTTTTAGTCAGGCGATGTCAACGAATTTTTGCTTAAAGTTTGAAATCCCGCCGTAATATTCACCATCAACAAAAATTTGTGGAACAGTCTTTACAGGAACTGGACAAGCTTCCATCAAATCTTGAATTTCATAGTCAACACCAAGCTTCTTTACTTCATAGTCCCATCCCTTGTGAGAACAGATATTAACAGCTTCTTGGCAATTGGGACAATTTTCTTTAGAGTAAATCGTAATCATAGAGTGGGAAGTTCCTCGTAATTCAGTTCTGTTGTCATTACACCAATCACGTAACTGGTGGATTCTGATTCTTGGAGTGCAGTCTGCTTAGAGCTCAGATTAACATGCTTCAAGAACCAAGGAATAGGGTGACTCTTAGGAATTTCATCGCATCTATACTTGATACCAATGTCCTTAAGCTTCTCCCATGCAGTCCAATCAACAAAAGAGCATAGAATTCTTTCGTTTAGACCAATGACAACACCTTCTTTACAAAGATAATTTGCCCATTCCTTCTCTTCACGAATAACATCAGCGTAAATCTGATAAACTTCTTCTGCACAATCAATCTTCAGACGTGCAAAGTCAGGATCATCCTTTACTACTTGATTGATAATCCAAGCTGTCCATTCTGTATGAAGGAGTTCGTCTTGCAAAATCAACTCAATAATGTTTCCATTACCAATGAAAATCTTGTTCTCCATCATTGCAAGCGACGTTGCAAAACTTACCATGAAACGAAGAGCTTCTAGTGCATAAGAAGCATGAAGTGCTAACCAAACAGCCTTCTTATGATCATAAGGTTCTACGTGGCCAAGACCTAATTCATTTATAGAATTCAGCTCATAAAGATCTTCATAATATTTGCCAACATTAGCAGCCATTTCTACAATAGGTTGAATATTGTAGATGTTATCAAATACTTCAGAAGGTTTGGTATAGATATTTCTGATAATATGGCTATAACTATTAGAGTGAATGTTGGTCTCCATGAAGGACCAGACACTCATCAGAGCTTCTAGTTCTGGAATAGAACATGCAGGACCAAAAACAACAGACGGAGCTTTCCCTTGAAGTGAATCAAGGGCAGTCTGTCTCAGAAGATTAGAAGTGAACATATGCTTGATGGCAGCAGATGCCTCCTTCATATCTTGCTTGTCTTTGGTCAAATCAATTTCTTCAGGTTGCCAAAAGAAACCTCTTTGAACTTTTTCATAGTTCTGGATTTTAGGATACTTCACAGTATCAAATCTCTGCAATGTGACTGGACCACGTGGATCCAGAAACATTGTTCTTTCTAGGTATTCAGGATCTTTGGATAGATCGTATTGACCATTACTCATAATTTGCAGCTCTCGCAATCATCTTGATCCTCCAATTGTAATACCTTTTCTTGATCATTAACAGCCTGTTCCTTGAACTGTTCTTTTATTCCTGTTTTGTCCATCAGACTATAATACATTGTCTTCAGACCCCACTTTTGTGCAAGCATAATATTCTTTGCTACTAATGTGACTGGAACACGATGTCCTTCAAAATGTTTGGCGGAATAAAAAGTGTTCGTCGAAATACTTTGATCAACATAGGCAGCAAGAACAGCAGCCGTCTTCAAATAATCAATGCAATCTGATTGTTCCCACATTAATTGATACTTGTTCTTCAGTTTATGGTATTCAGGGACGACTTGAACTAACGAAGCTGCCTTAGATTCCTTGGTAGAAATTAAAGACATCACCATTTCAATACCATTTGTGCTATTGATCACAACAGAAGAGCTTTCAACTGGGGCAATAGCAAGAAGAAGAGCATTATGAATGCCATAGGTTTTCATATCTTCACGAAGTGAATCCCAAGGCATTGTAGGAGTAAAATCAGTTAGCTCATCTACTCCTTTATTTCTCAATTCCCAAGGGAAAATACCATCTGCATAGCAGGTATCTTTCCACATCTTGCAAGGACCACGTTCTTTTGCTAATTCGATTGAAACTTCTGTCAGATAGAATGCTTGTGCCTCAATCCATTCGCGGACTTCCTTTAATGCCTCTGGAGACCCGTAAGTAAGCCCTCGTTTTGCATGCCAATATGCAAGATTGGTAATACCCACTCCTAAAGGCTTGAAATCTTCATTTGCAAGAGCAGATTGAACGCTCAGGAAGTTTTGGTAGTCCAGAATGTTGTTAAGGCCCCGTACAACGGAACGACAGGCACCCCTAATATCTTCCTTATACTTAAATCTACCCCAATTAATAGAAGCCAGAGTACAAAGAGCAATTCTACCATTTTCATCCTCCAGACGCTGGAAAGCTCTTGTAGGAATCAGAATTTCTTGACACAAGTTTGATTGATAGATTGGATGTTTCTTCGAATCAATAGGCCCTTGATTAATGATGTTATCAATGAAGTCTAGATAGATTCTTCCAGTATCAGATCTTTCTTTAAGGAGACAAGATTTGAATACATCCTCTGCATTCATCTGCTTCTTACGAAGTCCTGTTTTCTTTTCATATTTCTCGTATAATCTAATCCACTCATTCTGATCTGAATAATATGCTTCATAAAGATCAGGAACTTCATTAGGATCAAAAAATGTGATTACACCCTTGTTCTTAAACCTGTTCCAAAGATATTTGTTAGTCACGACGGCATAATCAAGCTGACGCACGCGATTTTCTTCCGTGCCTTGATTATTTTTCAGAACAATAAGCTCTTCAAACTCGTAATGCCAGATGGGATATGTTACCGTCATAGACGCATTACGAATGCCACCTTGGGAACATGAACGAAGATCTGCAAACCACTTCTTTATGAATGGTGTAAGTCCTGTGTGAGCAATTTCTCCATTTCTGATCGGACTACCTGCAGGGCGGAGTCGACCAATCTCGAGGCCAATACCTGCTCGCTTTGCGGCGTATTTTGCAACCATTTCTCCGGTTGCGAAGATAGAATCGAGGCTATCATCTGCTCGCAGAAGCACGCATGAACTGAATTGCTTTGTCTTTGAACCAAGTCCTGCAAGTACTGGAGTGGCAAGAGTAAAGTCTCCGTTTGATGCTTGCTCATAGTAATCCTTTACTTTCTTTAGACGATCTTTCTTTTCAGAGTGCATCTTTACCGCAGCCGCCACAATGTAACGAATCTGCGGACTCTCATAGATCTTCTTGGTTACCTTGTTACGGACAAGATACTTTTCAATCAACTGGGTGATAGCAGAATGGGTATATGATTCATCTTTATCATGATCGATATACGAATCTAGCTCATTCCATTCATCTTCTGAATACCATTGTAGAAGTTCTTCTGAATACATCTTCTCTTCTACATTCCGCTTCACTACATCATATAGTTTCCATGGTTCATAGCGACCATATACTTCTTTTCTGAGAGAGGAATTCTTAAGGCGGCCTGCTACTAACTGATAATTTACATCACCATCTGGATGTGTGATCAATTTTACTGCGGCGTTTTCTGCAAGTTGATCAATATGCTTAGTCGTGATGCCATTATACAATTCAAGATTCATTGTCAATTCGATCATTGACTCTGAAACATTCGCGATGCCTTCACAAGCATATTGCACCTGACGTTGAATCTTAGCGATATCGTAAGGTTCTTTGGTGCCATCGCGTTTAACCACGGAGATTTCTTTTGCCACTTAATCTCTCTCCTTATTATTAGATGGAAAAAGAAGCCTACGGGTTAGGTAGGCTTCTCTGGTACTTCTTTTACTTACTTGGATTAGAACGACTTGCTAAGAGTCAGTTCAGCACCATGAGCGTTCTTGACGTCCGCAGTCTTGATGACCAGGTAATTCGCTGCAACAGCAAAACCACTACCAAGATTCAGACCAGCACCAACACGACCCTCGTCACGGTTCACAACCTTGCCATCGCCCACGAAACGCTTGAACGAAGCCTGACCAAAGACGGTGTCCGTTACCTTCACCTTCGAACCCAGCTCAAAGCCGTAGTTCTCGCTCTGCACCACATAGAACGCACGAGCATACGGAGTGAAAATGCCCACCGGGAGCTTCACACCGCCACCAATCTCAGCCTCGCTGGTATAGTTCTGGCCATCATGGGCAACGTGCAGGGTACGCAGGGCACCATCCACGAAGAAGTTCTGGGTCACGTCGCCGCGAACACCAACCTCACCACGATATACCTGAGTGCCGGCACTCTGCACCGAGTTCGCAGTCGCCCAAATGTCACCAGCATGAGCAGAACTACATGCAGTCACACCAAAAGCGGCAACCAGACCCATAACAGCAGCAAACATCACATTCTTAAAGTTCTTCATCATTCTTCCTTTCAAAATCTTCAATTGCATCTAAGATATCATTATCTGCTAGATGCGCCAAAACATGAGTTTTATGAGTACTCATGCACCATTCACACCTACAAGAAGGTCTTCCTAACCAGTGGCCGTCTCTTATCAAAGGAGCTATCTTATCAGCTCTTCTTCCCTGTCTGGGAGTCATCTTATGATAGAAATCTCTTGCCCAATACCTAGGGTAGACCTTCCTAAAAGTTCTAGACATTTCAATTCTCTATGAGAGTCACAATCTGACTTAATTCATAGCACTCTCCTTTACGTTTAATGTCTTAAAACGCAATTTTAACAAATATCTGACACCTTAGCAACGATCTTTGTGAATCACTTTGCTAAGTCGCGATCAATCTTTTCTACCCATGCAACCGCTACAGCAGCAACCTGAATCAATTCAGTGCGCAGATCTTCATTATTCTGCATGATAGCTTCATTCATTGCTTCTTGAAATTCTTCTAGAAGAATATGAGCATAAGATCCGCATCCTCTCTTGAAAGAAGAATCGCAGGTGTTCTTTGCTTCTTCATGATCACCAATGAGGAAAGCACCGCTTAGATCGGAAGTCCAGTTGGGATGATTTTGCTCTCCCCACTTTTCATCTTGACGCTTCCGTTCAAAGTAAATCTCATCAAGTACAGCATTCAATTTCTGGAGATCCATATTAGCGCCATCCCTCAGGCCAATTACTGTCCTTCTGATCTACTTCAACATTTTCGGAAGGACCAGAGCCTTCCTTCTTCTCGAAAGAAACACCTTCGCCGTAATACCCGTTCGAAGAACCATACCAACGAAGAAGGACATAACCACGATCCGTAGCAAAACGATAGAACGTCCAAGTAAACGAATCGTAATCCTTAGAACCAGAATTAGATGACTCTTCTGCCAAGAAAATCTGATGACCGATAAGATCATCTACATCACCGCAGACATCCTCAAGATAAACATGCTCACAACAATCCTGGTGATGCATCATTCTGTATTCAGTACCATCAGTGCAACGGATATAGACAGCATCACCGTTGCCGGTTTCCATGCCCTCGATATCTTCTACAGTGCGACCGATAAGATCACTGATATCTACATAACTATAGTCGCCATAGTAACTCATAACGAACTCCTCAAAATTTGGTGCCCCCACTCGGAATCGAACCAAGTTCTCCGGATTACAAAACCGGTGCATCGCCATTTATGCTTTAGGGGCGAGGCTTTTATTTATGCTGCAAGACCAAGAGCTTTCAATCCAAGATCATGTTGATCCTGAGTTGCAATCAAAGCTTCCGTGTTGGAGAGCTTCGTGAAAGCCTTTTCATGAAAAACTTCATCCGTCAAGATCATATTGAACGTATGACGGATATCCAAAGGTGCTTCCGGATCATTTGCAATGACACGAATACGTTCAAGGCGCATTGCTTCTGCATGAGCAGCTACCGCAGAACCAGTCTCAAATGAATCGATGCCAGGAAGTGTTTCCTTCCAGTAACGCTCTTCTGCATGATTAATTTCGTCAGCATCTACTTCAATGCCACGAACATCAAGCAAGTCTTTGACCCATAAAGCATGCTGACGTTCTTGATCAGCAATAATACTCAGAATTCTAATATCATGAGGGTCAGTTGCATACTGCTCCGCAAATCTCAAGATACGATGTGATGCAGTTACTTCGCCTCGGTACTGCTTTACAAGCCATTCGCTCATAAGACGAGGCGAATTCTTTACTTCATCCCACCATTGCTTGGATGTCTTCATGATATTCCTTATGGTGCATCCCCTCGGAATCGAACCGAGATCCTTCGCTCTTCAGGCGAGTACATGAACCATCATTGTTAGAGATGCAAATTTGGTGCCGCAGACAGGATTCGAACCTGTGACCTTTCGATTATCGGTCGAAAGCTCTACCAACTGAGCTACCGCGGCGTATTTTTATTTAGCAGTAACTTGACTGCCAATCTTCAACAGAAACAGTCAGCTTGTTTCTGTGCTCGTGAACATAGATCTTTGATTGGAACGAATCTCTCACATCGTAAAGAGCATCATTGATCTGATCGAGCGTGTCATAGACATCATTGTCAGGGACATTCTCGATGCTGATTGCAGTCACAAGATCTTTAATCCTGTTAATACGAAGTTTTCGTGAAGCTTCGTAGACAGCAAGTTCTGAAGCTTGCTCTTTAGAAATTGCCTCAATCTGCTCTTGGATGTTCTCAAGATTGAAATCCATCATCTTTCCTTAACAGTAGGAATTCTTCCAGAGACTGACAGTACCATCTTCCAGACTCAGATCCATATATTCGGTATTGTAGTCCATCGAATAAGCCATATCGCAAATCATATCACGAGCTTCTTCTTCGATGATACCTTCTTCATCCAAATCAACATCAGCAAAGCGAGCAACGATGCTTTCAATGGCCTTGATCTTCTCATTCTCCGCAGCAGCTAGAGCACGAGCAGCAACGGTATGAGCACCAGTAGGGCTATTGAAGTCGTCATAGACAGCATTCAGTTCAGCAAGCAGGGTTTCAGCGGTATCAGTACTCATAATCAATTCCTTAGCAAGTAGACGGTTGCCACCAGGTGATCTCACCATCGGCAGGATTTACATCATCAATATACATTCCAGCGGCACGAGCAATGTTGTAGATGACATCATAGAGATCATCTTGATCATCGTTATCAACACCAAGATTGGGAATCGTAGAGATCAATTCCTCTACCTTCTTAATCTTTTCAAACTTCTGAGAATTCAACTCAGAAATCTCTTTATGAACCTTATTCAGATCAGCAATGATGGAATCACCATTCACAGTAGACATCATGTTTCCTTATTTGGTACCCAGGAAGGGACTCGAACCCTCACGCCGAAAGGCGGCAGATTTTAAGTCTGCTGTGGCTACCAATTACACCACCTGGGCATATTCAATTAACAGCCGCTGTCGTACCAGTCGGATTCTTCCCATTCATCCTCAGGACCAGAATACTGCCCACTCTGGACTTCGCTCAAAATCCTGTCAAGGGTATCGCCCCTTGCAATCAAAAGATCTGTATCTCGATCTGAAATCGTAATACTCATTATCAACACTCCATCGAAGAAGGAACCCAATGTGTAAAAGAAACACCATCAGGTGATACATGAACGTAACACTTCTCACCTAAAGAATTTGAAGCATTATTTGCATAGGTCTCAATATCCCACGCCAAATAAGGCTCTTTCAGATCTTCATAAGTGAAATCTTTCAAGATCATTTCGAGCTCAATCATTTTCTGATCCTTGAGCTCTTGTAGCTCTCTAGTAAAAGCAAGGAGCTTGTTTACTTTAGGCTGAAAAGTGTTCATGATTAAACTCTCAAAGAATTGGTACCAGGTGCAGGGATCGAACCTGCGACAGCCGACTTGTAAGGTCGGAACTCTACCGCTGAGCTAACCTGGCTTAAATCAGTTTATTCTTCTTGGCATTCTGATAAGAAATACCCGTGGAATGAATTTCGCCGTTCTTATAGTGAACCCTGACTGGACGTTCATCTTCAGGACAAAATTCTGAGATGTATTCGTCCACACTCACATGCTTATCCTTAGTCTTTCCATGCCAGCACCAAAGAGTAGGAAATTCCGAATGACCGTCATCATCCCAGGGTTGGCTCCAACGATCTCCACAACAGTCACAATCTTGTCCAGACGCGCAACCATTGAAGTAGATACCAATACGTTCTGCTACAGAAAGAGCATCTTCCAGATCAATTGCTTCGATCAAAACTTTTTCTGCGACTTCATCATCGTAATGAAAATGACCGCCACTGTTATTTTGATCGAAAATATACCACTTTAATTGTGCCAATTCATTCATGATGTATTCTCACAGAGAAATTTGGTGCGGATGGAGGGACTCGAACCCACACGCCTTGCGGCGCCTGCTTCTAAGGCAGGTGCGGCTACCAATTACGCCACATCCGCTAATGTCTAAACATTGTAACATGAAGTCTGCTAATTGCAATTCTATTTATGATTCAATAGCAAACTTTTAGGAATTAGTGCCGGTGATTGGATTATAAGGACACCGGCGAAACCCCAGTCTATTGCTTAGGCTGCGAGAGCCACCGCGTAGACGTCGTCATTAGCTGCGACATTTTTGGTTTTTGCTGTTATTTTACATCGGAACGCCCCGATGGATTGTTCAGTCTATATCTACGCCAGAGTCGATATCCGTTAACATCCCCATAGGTGCTCGAAGCTAATTCCGAGCAGCTTGAATTTGGTGGAGATGGCGGGAGTCGAACCCGCGTGTTCCGACGCTTACTTCAACATCTGAGAAATTTCTTTCTCTACAATCATTCCTTTATTTACTTCAGCTAAGGAAGTAAATGAATTTTCATACATCAAACGCCTTTCTTTTGCAAAAGAACCTTCATCTAGATTCACTAGACAGCCGCCTTTACCTGCAATTCCAAAGATATCTATCAATTTTGATTCTAAAGAAAGAGCTTCTAATTCTGTCAAGCCGTCTTTAATTATTTCTACACAAATTTCTTGTCCGTATTGATTTAGCAATTGACGGATTTTCCTATGCCCGCCATTACGGTTCAAATCATAAGCTCTGTTACCACATCCTTTGCCTACATAAAAAGGCATTTTCGTTGCGCCGAATGTAGCTAGACAAGAAGTTCTAAAATCTTTTTCTACCGCAATTCTACTATTAGGTTTACAATGTGTATAAACATAATAGATTGGATTTTCATCCAATGATAATGATTGATAAACTCGACTAATATCAGTATCTATAATAGACATGCAATCTGCGAATTTCCTTCTAAAAGAAGCCCTTTTAGATTCGCCGGATTTAACATTTCCTAGATACGTCTTAACAATATTAAGAGCTTTCTTGATAGATTCGATATCTTCAGTATCAAATACTACCTTCTTTTTCATCTCAATATTCTTTCTTGTTCGAAAACCATTTACCTACGAAATTCAAAGTAGGAACTGAAATCAATTTTACAAGTTCCTTGCCGTCTTCTTCGCAGAAGTGCGGCTCCTCAGATTCTGCAATCGACATTCTCTTTTCGTAGACTCGATCGCACTTCGGACAATGAAAATCATACCATGGCATGTTCTATCAATCTTCCCTTACTACAACAGGGCCCACATAGGTAGCCTGAATATAGTAATCAGGAGCAGTGGGAGAAGAACAGTATTTAGTATTCGTTTCTTCTACGTTCTTAAGAGCAAGTTCTTCAGACAAGAAATCAGTGTTCCAGCTATCAGAACCCCAGCCGCGCTCTGATTCATAAAACGAAACTCTGTACTTGATCTTTTCCATTATGTTGCCTTCTCTGGATACCAGAACCATTGAACATGCGTTATATCAGCATCAAACCTGCGCCAGTGAACCTCGCTTGGTTTAACTGTTATGGGATAAATTTTACTTGAAGTTCCAAGCTTTGCATAGCCCAGTTTATCAGACAGTTTCTTACTTTTAACGAGCTTTAAGAATTTCTTCAGATCCATCTTTTCTGAAGTATATTCTTGCTCTTTGAAGAACTTGAAAGCCATTACCATTTACCTAATGGGCAGGTAGACTGAGCATATTTTACCTTTGCAGGAAGATAGCATCCACATTCGCCACATTGTTTCAGGAGTTTACGAAATTTATCACACGTCACACAAATAGACATGCGCCTATTTTGATCTGCCTCTGGAGCATAAACAATGTTGCCAGAGACGGCATCTTTTGCTAGATCTATAATTCCATACGCCATCAGAAGATCTCAAAATAATGAAAATAAACCTTCTAGATTGAAGGTAGAATCTTGTCCATAATGTGATTTGCGCATCGCCAGACGAATAAGCTTCTGATCATCTGTCAAGAAGGAGAGTGCTTCATGTACTCCAGAGATTCCACACATGGGTTTATCTATGTTTGAAACATAATGATCATTTGCAACATTCATCAGTTTATCAATCAAGGCATCTTTATCTTCTTCAGGAGGTGCTTCTTGAGTTTGAGGATTAAATCCCAATTTGTAACGCGACATATCTCTCATTAAAAATTCTCCCTTAGAAGACGCCCAATATGATATGATTGTGGATTCTTGTAGACGATCCTCTTCTGTTCTGAATTACCACAACAGAAATTGGTTTGAGCTTCTTTCAGAATAACATCTTCATCTTGCTTCAAAATCTTGATGATTTCTTCTGCAATCGCAATTTGTCTATCAGTTAAAGCCACGCCAAGAATCCACCAGACGCATTTCAATATCACGACCCTTCTTGATTAGAGTATCTTCATCAAGATAGAAGGCATTGCACGTCATCCAATACTTTCCATTGTCACCCATTACAGACATCGAGAAAATTCCCTTCTCGCCTTCTTTGGCAATGGAAGGATCTCGTGTAACAGAAATCTCTACAGGTTTAACTTCATTGGTTTTACTCCTACACTTAGGAGCACCAAAGACTGTAGGGCGGAACCAGGTTTCTAGGCCGCCCTTGCTAACCACAGAAGATTTTTCAAACTTGTTCTTTTCTAACCATTCAATGTATGTCATACTGCTAGTCCTCTTCAACTAGCAGTATTTAATGGAGGTTAGTCTTTCTTAAAAGGTTTCACTCGATCTTCAGAGACAGCCTTCCAGAAACGCTCGACATATTCCTGGTCGTACATCCCCAGAACCGTGTAATAGTTCTCCCAGGAGAATTCACGGAACCAACCAGATGTGATCGAAGTACATACCTTCATCAGAGCAGTATTAAATGCTCGCTTACGACCTTCTTCGTCCTTGATATCGAAAGGAATGATTGCACGTTCCAAAGAAAGAACATAACTCTCCTCCAAGGTTGCCAAAAGCTGCCAAGTCTTCGGCATCTTGAAGAACATATCCTTGGAAGTAAAGACTTCTGCACTGTCAGGCTTGAACTTGTCGTATGCAGGAGTATCCAGATGCTTCACTGCTTCATGAATACTGTCATGATCATAGACATAATCAATGTTGTCATCCGAGAAGAAATTCTTCTTAGAGACATTGAGCTTCGGATGACTGTAGGTGTAGGTTGCCTTTATGCGTTTCTTGTACCATTTCTTCCAGGACTTAGGAATTTCGCAACCTAGTTTCCTGAGCATATGGATATCAGACATCGTCTTCAAGAAATGCGGAGAGTTCTTGAGATAACGATGAGACATCTTCAGCATGTAGAGAACATTCAACGAAGGTACCAGGATGGTGAAATCGCCCTTCAGAATGATCTTTGTCTCGGTGTCTGCATGCACAAGCCCGATGAACTCTTCCGCCATCGAACCTTCCCATGCAAGCTCTGCCTCATAAACAAAGACAGATTTCTCGTCAGGATCAAAGACCTTGGCGCACATCTTGTCGCCATCTTTCAGAGGTTCTGCTTTCACAATTACCTTTCGATCTGTCAGGCAAGACTTCACGTAGGTAATGAAATCTTCAGGAGTGCAAACTAGATCGCAATCCAGTTTCTTCCTGTTTACTTCAATTCCATGAGCCCGCAGGGCATCAGATCCCATCAAAACCACAGTGTTCATGACGATCCTCAGAATTCACACCCAGAATTTTGCCAATAGGGGACATCAGCGTCTCCGTAAAGGCTTTCAAGCTTGATGTTCAGAATTTTCGCATCTTCAGATTCCATGAAGATGCGCAATTCCTTGATCAGAAGGTTAATGTGATTAACCTTATCGAAGACTTCTTTTTACCTTTTCGTAGTCCATATTAGCAGTTCTGATCAGATGCGTACCAGAAGTCTTCTACCAGCACATCAGTGTCTGCAGACGAAGACCAACCGTAGTGATTGATGCCAAGTGGATCGTAATTGATCTCACCTGGGAGATCTTTCATGTCTCCATCTTTCCAGTCAGTCCTGGAGTTAATCTCATCAACCAGTTCAGCTTTCATTTGATTGATTTTGTTGATCTTCTCCTTTACATCCAGAAGAAAATCTTTCTGATCCTGTTTCAGATCATTGAATGGGATAGAACTCATTCTTCTACTCCGAAGTATTTGTGATCGTTGGCTGCTTCTGTAGGCCAGGGCATAGGCAGGATTGCCCGCATCAGACGTCCCTTGACACAGATATCAATTTTCCAGACTTTCTGCTTTTCTTCCACGGTGCGCCTCGATTACTTTGTCCGCATTAGGCCAAGAACCGTCTACTATCGCTTTGTAGTAATCCAGTTCAAAATCCAGACTCTCGTACTGCTCACAGAGTTCGTCCCAGAATTTCCTTTCTTCAGGATCCTCGATCTTCTTGAGGTGTTCTTCGTATTCATCGAGACGCTGACACACGGTACAATCACACATCGCATTCTCCAGCTTCTATGATACTTTCTAGTCTTCTGATTTCAGTGCGAAGATCTTCTACCTCAGATTCCAGACGTCTGATATCAAAACGAACTTCATCTAATTCAGATTCTATTTGATCCTTATCTTTCACTGCTTCTCTTAGCGCATCACGAAGTTTGAAGGTACCTACATCTTTGATCGTCTCACAGAGCTCATCCATAGCAGAATTAAAGATAGCTTCATTCTCTGGAGTAATCAGAACATGAAGTTTATCCCATGCATCAACAAATGCTTGCTCTACACCAGGACAAGTCTCAGGACAATAACCAAAGACTTCTCTTTCCAAATAACGATTCATCGGAATTCTCAGACCAAAGTCATTTGATGCTCTTGAAATTTCATTTCGTAAGCATCTAACACATCATAATCAAATTCGATTTTAAGAACAGCTTTGAGGAATCCTAAACTGTCTGAGACTTTAGAGGTCCACCTTGTGTTACCTTCCTTATCTCTAATCTTAAGCCTATAGAGCTTGAAAAGATTTTGAGCAGACATAAGATTCCCCTGACTCTACAATGATATTATTGCAGGTTTCTACAGGTCTGTCAAGATTAATATGTGAATGGTGCCGTTGGAGGAGTGAAATCAGAAGTATATCTAGATATACCTGATGTAATACGAAATTCGTCTATATACCCGCTAAAGAACTCATTTAGGTTTTCATGACCACCAATTTGATTTATATTCCAAGAACTAGAGTCATTTCTAACAGAAACTTGATCAATACCATTTAAATAAAGTCTAATTTCTCCTGAAATTCTACAAAGTGCTACATGAAACCATTCATTTAGAGGATATGAATTAGAGGTAATTCTATCAGAAGCATCATATAATACGACGCAACCGTCTTTTAGATATAATCCATATGTGTTGTTATAAATGGATAGAGTTTGATACTTTCCAGATTCTCCAATAGTTGTAGAATAAACCCATAATTCTATTGTAAAATCTGAAGGTAAATTAATCGGATCAGGATATGCTTGAAGATATGAAGAATTAAAAAAGAAACTTCCAGAACCAAATTTCTTATTATTGTGGCTAATTGTTGACCCATTGGTCACATCTGAAAGAACCCATGATTCACCATATAAATCAGATAATGAAAATCCATCTATTTTATCAAAATGAAGGAGCGATTTAGTATATGAGAATATAATCTTTACATCTATCAAACAATAATCTGTTGTTATAGGAGTGGAAATTTTCAAAGTAAAATTAGAAACTCCTTCGCTTGATATTGCCCCAGAAACAATCAGATTATCATCGTCAATGGAAAAATTTATTCCAGAATCTTCAGGCCCAGATACAATAGACACAGAGTAAGGTCCAGGAGTACCAGTTATGGATTTGGTGACGTCAACTGAATTTCCTAAAGGGATTGTCCCTAAATCAAGTAGTGGACCACCATCAACCACAACAGGCATTGCATAAGGAGCTCTACGTGAAGAAATTACATCATCAAGAATATCTCCACCTCTGGCAATAATGTCAAAGACAGAATCCATATCAAGATTAGAAAATCTCCAGGTTCCATCAGAAAAGCTCTGAGTAGTTCCACACCATTCAGAGTTAAAATAAAGATCAATTGTTGTTACAAAAGGAGTACCATTACGGCTAACAATGTTAGGTGAGTCTCCTCCAAGATATCCAGTTCCTGATGGGGGCGAAATCATAGTTTAGATGCTGCTCCTACGGCTAAACGATCACATTCTTCATTATACTTATGACCTGCATGACCCTTTACCCAAGTCCATTTAATTCTGTGAGGTCGTGCAACTCTGATCAGTTCCTTCCAATAATCTGGATTCTTCACATCCTTGAAGTTCTTCTTAATCCAACCTGGCAACCATTCAGAAGCACCTTTCACAACGTAATTGGAATCTGTGACTACCTCAACGAAAGCAGGATCAGAACCAATGTACTTGAAAGCTTCAATGACCGCAGTAATTTCCATCTGATTGTTCGTCGCACCCTTTACACCTCCAGAACCTTGATAGGTATTAAATTCATCATTTTTAGGGACACAGATAAATGCCCAACCACCACGAGCATGAGGTTTACCGTTATCTAGGGAAGAACCATCAGCATAGAGTGTATAGTGTTTCATGATCAAATTTCTCTATCAGGTGGAGTTGCAACCTTATACATTCCAAGCATCTCCTTAACTTTTTCAAGTCTCAAAGTAGCCTGAGGAAATGTTCTGATTGATTTTGCATGCTGTTCAACATAAAGACTGATCTCTTCTAGATCTAGAAGAAACTTTGCAGCTTTGATATTTCCAACCGACGATTTGGATCTTGTGATGGTGTCCTTTACAAGTCTAATCTTCTTTTCAATATTACTCGGCTGCATGATCTTTAAACATTCTATCTAGTAACAGGTTAAGTCTTTCCATTTCATAAACAGCGAGTTGAAGTAACCAAATACAATCGTCTTTATTCTCAGGAATCATTCCTAAAGGATTTTCCTCATTTCTTTCACAAAATTTCATATCTTTCTCCTATATGAGCGCACATTATATGCGAGTACGCTTGTTTCTGCTACCCAAGGGATTAATAGTGATTCTACAATTCTTGACGCCTTTGTCTGAACGATCTGTCTTGTAGACGGCATACAAGGTGGGTTCGTATTCTCCCAAAATCTCGTCCCCATTCTCGTATGTGTGCGCAGACCCTTGAATTACAAAAGCTTTCTTAGAAAAATTCCAAACAAGCTTCACATCACCCTGAAGGACTAACTGGACATTATCACGTCCATATTCCTGACCATAGTTCTTACCGTACACCGAAACAACTTTCAATCTTGTATCTTGAAACTCACGGAACAAAGTCGTCCCTGCAACAAGACCTCTGGGATAAAGTTTTTCAATATCACGAGCAAAACGATTGATGTGTTCGTTATAAGCCATGAACGTATCTGACAAACCAGACACTCCGCCCCATTGCTGGAAGTGAATAGGCTTAGATCCGTGCTTATGGGAGATCCAGATACACTCTTCTCCATTACCGTTGATCAGATGAAAATCTGCTTTAGGTGTACCAGGAGTGCTTTCTGCATGGGAGATATGATGTACTTGTCCGCACACATAAACAGGAACAAGTCCAGTTGAGAACTCGCATCTATCAGTGTTATGAAGATGTCTGTTAAGGGCATTCAAAGCATCATTTTCACGCTTCAAACCATTTCCCTTACCTCCAAATTCAGATGTCTTAGCTAAGTCTGAAAGCTTATACTCGTTACCCTCATGATCGTAAAGACGAAACTGTCTAAACTCATCTTGAGTTGCATCTAAGATACGAAAGCGTCTAGTGAAATGATGAATTAGTACATTGGCACCATTCATTAATTCGAAGGGAGACTGTTCTTTAATCTTCTTAAGAATTAACTCTCTACGCCATGTGTATTTGCAGATCTCTGCTGGACTTAACGACTTCATAATCTACTCCATTGATTAACAAGAATTTAGTTCTTTAGAACAAATGAACTAAACTAATGCTCAGGAGTGATTTGAAGTCACACTTTGGCTATCTACACCAAAGTGTTTGGAAAAGGCGTCAGTCTGCGACCCTCATCACATTAGTACACAGAGTGAGTAACTTCTAAACTCAGGACGTGGGAATCGGCAACGCCCTATACTCTGACACTGGTCTCTCGCGAGAATTCCGCCAGAGAGTTATCCTTGATCTAATGAGAATAACCCTCACACCTGTTGCCGTGCCGCAGAGCAGGTCATACTTTGATCGCATGTCAAACGATCTTTCATTCACTTATATCTAGTTGGTCGCGTTGCGCATATACCAACCCGAAAGTCGAGCTTACGTTGCGAGTTACCAACGATTAGACTTTCTCATCTTTTTCATAATGTAAGCAAGGATTCACATCCTTGCGGAAGTTAAGGCGTATTGTATGCGATAATTCACACAATGCAAAGAGCAAGTTTCATAACAGAACCAAAGAATGTGAATACTTGCTACGCTGCACGCTTGCGCAGTAGCAGCACGCGCAACGCACAAAACCGCACGCACACGGGATCTCCACATTGTAAGTGCTTGTTTTTATTATGCGGATTTTGGGATTTTTGCGTACACAAGCAAACCAAACAGATCCTGCAGTCAGCAGAAAGGCGCAAAGTTTCCAATGCGCCTTTCTTTTGTTACTGATTCTTTTCGTCGTTTGTTTTCTGGAGCAATTCTTCTTCGTGTTTCTGCTCGCCACCTACTCTTGCGGCAGCCAAGATTCGATACCACGAAGTAACATTGACTCCATGAAAGCTCTTGTCGATCGCACCCTTCATTGCAGCATCTTCTTCGCCACGCATGTGCCTCATCAGAGCATATTCGATCACCATTGTAGTTTCCGGTGAATCGTATCCACATTCTTTGAGGGCACGGAGTCCTGCTGCAACATTGATGCGATCGACGTTGTGTCCAGGAATTAGACCAACTCGCATAATCTACTCCTGCACCTTCCAGCCCCAGGCGATGCAGCCGAAACGAACATCGAGATCTATATCGTCTTTGCCCTTGATGCCCGATTCATCCGTAATGGAAATGAGTTCTTCACCGTCTTGGATGTAGTTGAAAACCCAGAGAGGAACCAGCCACTGATTCTCGTCCCAGCGACCAAAGCCCAGCCGCGTCAAAGCCACCGGATCGGCTGCGCGGAGTTCTTCGATCGTGATGCGCCTGGACAGTGTTCCGGTTTCCTTGCCCTTCCAGACATCACGAATCTGTTTCCTGGCAAAAGCGTCCGTCCAGGACTCGTAGGCGGCACCTTCTGCGGCTTCCGCCAACAAGCAAAGCTGGATGTGTGCCAGGTAGTTCTCGAGAGTGACCTTGTTATCCATTTTCTTTCCTCTGTTTATGAAAGATGATTCACTCGACGATCTGTCGATTCTTTCCAGTGATAAGCCCGTTCGTTCCTGCCTTGATTGGGCCGCCAAATGTTTTCTGCTTCGTCGAGCTTGGGCTCGTTTTCGAACCAAAACCACTCGCCATTGCGATCCATTGCCATGTAGTTTGCCCAACTAGGGGCATGTCGCCATTCAGGCTTCATCATGATCTTTTACTCCATGAAGTTGTCCACCAATGTTGTTTGCAGGAAGCCAGCAGTATCGAGCAAGATCTTTGTTCTTGCTATCATCAACCCAAATACCATCTTCCAGCTTGATTGCTCTTTTACAGTGCTCACAGATCGTTTTCATGATTGTCCCTTTAAGCGTACAGCCGAACCATACGCTTCCAATCACCGTTCGGATTGCTTGCGCGCAGGTTCAACCCTCGAACCAGCTTGCGCAAATTGATGCTGATACTGTTCCTGCTTTCCCTGAGAGCATCGACGACTTCCAACCTTTCCTGCTTCGAGAGATACAATCCATCTTCCAGATCCACATTCATGCAGATCTTTTCCATCATTTCCAGTACTTCATCATCCGTGGGATCGATATTGATCATCAGTGCGCGTGTTCGCAGCGCGCCATCGGGATCGAGCCTGTTGATAGACAGATTGCTAATGAAGATCACTTTACCAGTGAACTCGAAGTGAGATGGCATGAATCCTGCTTCGATATCTTCTTCTGTGATGGTCTCGGGATCCATCAGATTCTTCGAAGACTTTGTCCATACCAGCTTCCGTACTTTCTTGGTATCGGTTGCTGCTTTGAACAAGTTTCGGGAATCGAGATCTGCCAGACTGCCATCACTGTCGTCAAACACCAGAATGTCATCTTTGTGCTTGAACATCAGTTTGTAGAGTCCGCTGGGGCTTGAAGTGCCCGTATTCTTGAAGTAACCCTCACCATCAGACATTCCGAGTTGGGCAAGAGTTTCTTCCACGACATGCGATTTACCAACGCCACCACGACCTGCAACAAAGCAAGCGTTAGACGCTCCGCACACGGTGAGATTAACCAGAGTCCTGAGATCTTCCAGTTGCTCATCGTAGGGCATTTTGCTTGCGTTGGGATTGATTCGCTCGACGCCCTCTTCTTGATTGCTTTGCGCAAAATGGGGCGGAGCTTGTGTAGAAGAGCTTTGGCGGGATGCTTGTGCAGGTCTGCTACCTGCAATACCCATGTCGAAAAGAATTTGTTGCTTGTTATGGAGCAATTCATTGATATCAGTAACACTACCAATGAAAACAACATCTCGACCCTGTTTACCGAACAAGTGCGAGAAGTTTCTGCGCAGATGATTCATTACTCTACTTCTGCGCCCTGTGCTCCATTCCGAAACATTCAGCCTTTGTCCTGGTTCCAGTGCTGCTAGTGCATCGTTGAAAATCTGATCGAAGACATCATTTAACATCAACGGCTCCTTATTATGGATTGCGTGCTGGGTCCTGTGTCCCTGCTTGTGCATATATTATTGCATTATCAAGTGATGCTGTCAATCAACCTTTCATGGTTTTACCACAGAAATTTCAGTGAACTTGTGATAGTAAATCTGATCTATGATTGACATTCCTGTTTCATGAATCTATAATCAGCATTTTATTGTTGGTTAGAGCAGATTTTAGCTTCTAACCAACACTTTTCTGCACCTTACAGTATGGAAGATATAATGAATAGTGTTTATAGATACAACATCTATAATGTTCCAGACAAAATTCTTGTCCAATGTCTCCAAATGTTTAAGAGTACTATTACTCAAGACTTTGTCCGTTGCAAGAAAACAAAACCTAATGATGCCTGGGTATTTCCTTTCGTTTGTTCTGACAATTGGAATAAATGGGAAGTCTATGGTTGGGGTCTGTTGGAATTTGAAGATGATACAGGAATCATTCAAATCTTTGTAGATGAAGATCATCGTCGTATTGGAGTAGGTAAAGAAATCTTTAAGCAAATGGAAGAATTTACTCTGATTCATGGAAAGAAGATAGGATATTTTGTTTCTGATAAGGAATCAAAGCATTTCTTTGGATCCATGGTAAATAAAGCATCAAATGTATGAGTTATTTCAATGGCTGGATTTAAAACTTCTATTCTAGACAAATCGCCAGTTCTATTTCTGACATTCGATGGAGATTCTTTCGATTCTGCTAGGCGAACTCTGACTGCGGTTCCTGCTCAGATCATAGATGAATCTGGTCTAGGAAATAATGCTATCTTTCATGATGATGGTCTGAGTCCAGATTACTTTGGTTATAGAATGGGCATGCCATCAATGGTAGATCTAGAACCTGCCGATCAATATTCAATGTCATTTGGATATTATGGTGCTCAGCCTTTACATCCATCTATTTGGGCGAAAACATATCTAGAAGTTCCGCATGCAGATTCCTTCCAATTTCCTAATTATGGAAGTTTTTCTGTAACAGCAATGATCAATAAAGCTTCTAATGAAAATACCTTTAGAAACTATTATTCATCAAACTGGAATACGAATACCCTTACCAGACCTATTATCAGAAAAGGTCTGGCTTTCAAATTAGATTACATTGATCCTTGGTCAGGAAATGATTATCTCCAAGTCACCTATCCTGCAGGCACTTTGACTTGGAATGTTTACACAGATGGAACATTCTTTGGAAAGAATATGTTTGTTGCATTCTCCTGGAATGTTCAACAGCAACCTAATGGGATCTATTCTGCTACTGCAACTCTTTGGGTGAATGGAATCGTTGTCGCAACAAAGTCCCATACGTTCTTAGATACCTATCCTGCATCTAATGTTTCTAGTCCATGGGAGATTGCAGGAACTGCCGCAGCAAGCCCTAATGGTAACAATTATGATGATAGACAGACAAGTTCACTTGTTTTAGATCAAATTGCTGTCTATCAAGATCCATTGACAGATGACGATATTCTTTTCTTATTCAAGAAGATCAGAAGCTATGAGAATATGGTTATTGCTCATAGACCGTCCCAATTCTGGACACTTGGAGATCTAGAGTCTCAGACAAGTAATTCTATGGTACCTTTGGTAGGTTCCCTGACCGGAAAATATCTAGGCGGAACTGCTCGTATTCTAAGACAGCAGACTGGTCCAACGAATATTGTCAATAGTTCAGGGACCAGATTCCAGGCAGGTGGTGTAGCAGTAGTTCACGATTCAAGTAATGATGCAAATCCAATCTTTAATCCATCTGGTGATTATACAATTGAATTTTGGTTTACAGCCGAGAATGGTGATCAGAGTGTAATGATGTCAATGCAGTCTGACAATTATCCATTTACTGGTATGCTCATTCAAATGAATACAAAACAGGATGTGTATTCTAATGGAATGATTCAGTTTAAGGTAACAGATAGTTATACAGTGAGCACAAGGGATCTAAAAGATGATAACATCAATAGATTCCAATTTAATGATGGCTATTGGCACCATTGCGTAGCTATTAGAAGAGGATCTAATATTGAGCTTTGGTTAGATGGCGTCCTTCATAATACCACATCTGCACCTGTAGGGACAATTGATAATTCTGGTCAGCTTTATTTGATGGGTATGATGCCTGGAGAATTGAATACGACTGGTTGTATGTCTGAATTTGTTCTTTACAATTATGCTCTTGCACCAGCAATGATCAGAGCTCATTATTCATATGCTCTGGTTTATCGTATTCATGGTCAGGTTACCTTGCAGGGCGTTCCTTATCAAGCAAACGTCAGAGTTTATAATCATGAAAGTGGTGAGCTAATTAAGACAATTCAGTCCAATCAATCAGATGGTAATTATCTGATTGATCTTTATGATAATTCGTTGATTGATTTGATGGTTTTAAATACACAAGATAGAAATGTGAGATATCGTGCCTATGGTCCGATTACTCCAGCAGAATATGAGGATCTACCTGCATGACAGCTTTTACTTGGAATACTCCTGCTCCACCTAGTCCCATGAGTGCAAATCTCTTGAGTAACTGGGTGACTTTGTTTCAAGATGTTGATGCTAGAATGCTTGCAGCTGGGTTTGTTCAGACTGCTGATACTGGCCAATTAGATATATCGACAATTTCATCATTCTTAAGTAACTCTGGAGATTTCTTCTACGGTTACAAGATGTATGCTTTGAATGATTCCTTGCAAGATACTTTGCCTGTCTATATCAAGGCGGAATTTGGTTCTGGACCAGCTGGTAATGCTACTTCAAACTCCGCCTACGTCACACCAAAAATTAGATGGTCTTTCGGAGTATCTAATTATCCTATTCTCCCATCAGATGGATCGGGAAATCTATCAAGCGCTATTGGTACTGGCACACATCCAAGTACCTCCACCAATGGTGGAGGTACTTTTAGTACCTCCACCAATGTGACTTCTTATTGCACCTACAATGAAAATCTAGGTTTTTACTCATTGATTTATGGGCCTGGAATGATTGGAGCATTACAAGGTCTGGGAACTTGGTTCATTCAAAGAACAATTGATGAAACAACAGGCCTTCCAAATGCAGATGGAGTGTGCATCTATTACATCAATAATACAACAGGTTCTTCGACTACAACCGGGCAAGCAATAAATTCTATTTTCACTAGCAGTTCTTATACTTCAGGTGTATCAACCTCGTGGGCACAAAGAGTAGGAGGAATAGCAAATACACAAGAAGGAACTACCGTGTATCTTCAGAGAGCATGGATGTTATCTCCTCGCCAAAGACCTTGTTATGGTTTAGCTACCTACAATAATTCTAATCTCTCTGCTGGCTCACAATTTCCTCTTCAAACTCTAGGTACAGAAACTAATAATTTCGTCGCCCTTGGCTCTCTTAGTGGATATCCGGACGGAAGTGGTTTAAGCGCCTCCTTTGCTATGCTTTTTGAATAATGACTGACTATATCATCTCAAGCCCATCTAATACTTCACTTTCTGGAGTTCTTAGAGACGCAAAATTATCTTTCTCCCTAGAAAATAGAACTTTCTTTAGGGGAAACGGATACTTCGCTGGAAAGATTTTAGATTCCAACAATCATCCTCAAGAAGGTGCGACTGTACAGATCTGGCACAGAGCAACGAATAGCCTTGTAGGAACGACTGTAACAGATGATAATGGTGATTATACCTTTGTCAATGTTCCGGTTGGTGAGATGTTTGATCTGATTGCTATCGATCCAACCGGAAAATGGGAAAGAAAAGTATCTTCAAGTAGATACCCTCAATCAGGTTGGTATCCTGATTTGACGATGACGACTAGAGGAAGATATCTTTATGATCTTGGAGAAAAAGTAAACCAAGACGCCAGAGGTTTTGGTGGTAATGGTTCTTATGCTTACACAATTGATAATTCCACTGAAGGTTTGATCTGTGATGGATCATCAGGTCACATCACAAGTGATCCTCTGTCTGTGTCAGGTGAAATAATTGAATATAATGTTACGGTTGGAGATGGATCAGGAAAAACTTTAAGCAAACCAATGTCATTCAAAACGTATGATGATCCATATCATAGCTCTGTTGTTAGTTTGATGCATTTTGATGGCCTGTACTCTCCAACTGTTTTTACAGACGAATTGAATAATTCTTGGGTTAGAGGCGGTACGCCTGTTATAAGCAATGCCAGTCCTATCTTCGGAGTAGGTAGCTATTATTCTTCGTCTACTTCTGCTAATAGAATCACATGGACGTGCGGTTCTGCTCCTGTTTTAGGAGACGGAGATTTTACACTTGAATGTTGGTTTATTCCTAAAGTTCTAACTTCTGCTTCCCAATGGCTAGGAATTGTTAATAGGAGAGTATCGAATACTAATGCATCTTGGTCTCTTTATCAAGATCAGAATAATGCAGGTATCAATTTTGGAATAACATTCACAGGTCAAGTAACTGATCTAACCTATTCTAAATGGACAACACCTCTTGTCTTGAATACGATATATCATTTGGCGGTATGCAGAGTAGACAATATTATCACACTGTATGTCAATGGTGAAGCAGGAAATACAATTGATGTAGGCACATCAGCAGAATATAAATCTACTAATTCTATAGTTCTTGGTGCATTGGACACTTCCGGTGGAGCATCATCTATAAATGGTTACATTGATGAAATGAGAATCACGCAAGGTGTTGCAAGGTACACTTCTAATTTTACTCCACCTACTGCTCCATTCACTTTGAACTAATAGATGATTATTCAGTCAAAAGAATAGGGGCGATCAAGCCCCTATTCTTTTCAGACAGCAGTCAATCCGTAACGATTGCTCTTCACGAACCTTCCATTATCCTTCATCGCTTTGAGCAGTTCTGCCAAAGCTCCTTCATAGCGATGACGCACTTCAGGATAATCATCGTCGATGACTGCGACCTGATTGTGATTCTTCAGAGCCTTCGAGAATTCGTTAGCAGCAGCGAATTCCTTACTCTGAAGTTCCATTCGTTTCAGGATATCATCGCTCATGATCAGTCCTGGTGCCGATGAACGATTTGTTCGATGATGTCACCGTACTTGGCATCCTTGGTAATCGGCATCGTGTAACTGCGAGGCACACCATTCGCTTTGGTGCCGCTCTTGATGATGCGACCTTCGACGATCTGCCGACCGCGTGCCTTGTTGAAGCGATCGCGTTCGTTGCAGACTGCGATGGCATAGGTCACCGTGTCGTCGTTCCAGTTCCGACGATAGCCGATTGTGGCACGTCGACCGAAATCCTGACCCAGGTGGGCATACTTGATCTTGTCTTCCATCTCTACTCCTTTGTGGCGGTAACGCCGTTAAGTTGCGCCTTCACCCTTTCGATCAGCTCAGTTGTGATCTGAACTCCCACAGGGTCTTTGTTAGCCTTCTCCAACAGGCGTTTGTTGGCCAAGGCGTCTACTACATCTTCCAAAAGCTCTTTCAGATCTTCGTTCATAGCTCATTCGACATATAGTCGCCTTTGTGAACATAGACCTTGATAAGATCATTGCCATAGGCACAGAATTGATCGAATACGAAGCAATTCTTTTTGGTTCCGTTAGTGAATTTCTTCTCCTGCCAGTAGCCTGGAATTTCTTCCATCATCTTTCCAGCAAGCGAATTACTCACTTCTGCAACCAAAGCACCTCCTTCATGACTCCTGATGTACATCATCAATATCCTTCCCACTGTTCATTGCAGTCTTCGCAGTCATAAGCTGCATTCAGATGAATGCCATCAGGAACACATCCTACGCATTTGATGTTGGTACCAGAACATCGGGGACACATCTTGCCCTTACAGACGGTATCCCTTTGGTCTTCTGTGAATGTCCACTCGCTAGGTCTACTTGGCATTTTCTCTGCACCAGGATTCAAATTCTTCTTGTTGACGATCGTAAATCTCTTTGATCTTGTCGTCGGATGCTTCTAGCCTATATTCAGCGAGCTTCTGACGACAATCAGAAATTGGGAGGTCGCATGCCCAACAGTGTTCTATCAATTTTTCCGCATCAGAAAGTTTCATGATGGTATCAATCGTTGGCTGTATTGCGTGCAAGTGTAGCACAACAGCGCAGGGAGTGCAAAACCGCACGTAGCTGGGAAAATAGTGATCTTTTCACAGAAAGCGCGCTGCAAAATCAATGACTTACACGGTGGTCAAATCAGCGATTTTTGCAGCGCGCTAACATGCGCTTTCAGTTTTACCAGAACTTTCCTATGAAATGGATCACCACGCAAATCAGGCCTACGAACAGGGCGATGCACACCACAGCCCAGATCGCAGTGATCAGTTCAACCAACGTGAAACCCTTCTGGAACTTCTTCATTACCTGCTCCTGATTACGAAAAACGCCCTTTCGGACGGTTGTCAAGGGAAACCTGATGTTTCTTAGCCTTCCCAAAATTGAAGAATCGACGGCCATCTTCCGTGTAGTACCTGGTTCCAGTCTTGTCCTTCCTGAACATCATTCCATGGGGAAGACCTTTGTTGCCGAAGGTCACTTCCATCTTCACGTTCAGGATATTGAGGGTGGTACGGAACTGGCGCGTCATGAGATAAAGCTCTCGATGCTGATTTCGACGCCGTCGCTGTTCTTGAACTTCTCACCACGATGAACAATGGTGTAGACTGCGCCCCTGATGTTCAGGTTCTTGAGAAACCCTTCCAACATCTCACCTGCCGCGTCCGCACCTTCCCTCATGTACTTGGCGACAAAGTTCTGCGAAGTCGCATTCTTGTCGGGAATCTCGATCGTTATTTTCATTTCTTGCCCCTGTTAAATCGGAAAGGCTATCTTATCGCTCTGGCATCAAATTGATTTGGAGCGATTTCTGTACGAAACTCTGATCATCGATCATTTCAACCATTTTCTTAGGATCGCAGTGATCAAGATAATCGTCGAAAGGATCAAGAACACTTCCTGCACATCCATCCCACACGATGTTAGGATTGTGTGCAGCAACCCAACCTAAGGCACCTACTATCACCCTCAGTTGGTTCTCGGTCATCCTGACCTCTACGATTTCGTTTCTGATATCACTCATCTTCTTCGGTCTCTTCGCTCGCAGTCCACACGAAGGAAGGCCAGTAGACGATGTAGTCTCGGCCCAGGTTGTCGTAACGTGCCCCTGTGATTCCGAATTGAGCAGCCCGCTCGATGATCTTGATGGGATCTTCCCCAGAGATGCCGTAGCAGCGTTCACCGTACATGCACCTGCCGGAATAACCCTCATAGATCGAAACATCTTCCGCGTCTCCTTGAAGCGACTCCACCACCTCATCAAAAAGGTTCTTGATGAAATCCTTGTTTTCCTTTTCGTCGCTCCTGGAAATCCGCCTCAGACCATGAGTAAGATGGTCGATGCTGTTCTGTATCTCGTCTTTCGACTCTTCCAGCTCTTCAAGAAACTCCACGGCTTGCACCTCGCGTTGTTTTGCCCATGCGTTTATAATAACGCAATGCAAGCGTGGAGTCAAGTGAAGAAGTTAATTATCAGTGATATACGTCACTGATTCTTCTGATCGTATTCTTCCACGATTTTCTTGATCGTTTGCAGGTGCTGACCTTGGGAATAATATAGGTCGCCAGAAGTCTTGAAGACTAGATCACGAGTCTCCAAAGAACGCATCGTTGCGGGAAGAACATCAAGTTCAGAGATCGACCTGGGGGTATTGTCGATCTTGCGGAGGGCTTCGATTTGAAGCTCGGTGAGGGGTTTAGCAGCCATGACACATCTCCAGTGATAAGATACCCTTCCAAGGAGGGTACGTCCTTCCCCTGTTTTGAGATGTTATTGGTATCGGGGAAACTGGATGCGCTTCTTGATAACGAAGAAGAGGCCAACCAGGTCAAGAACCAAGACAGCATAAATCGCAATCAGAAGCGCATCCATTGACTTTCTCCTACTTGACAGCCTCGAGCAAGGAAGGAGCAACCTTCCAATTCATGCCATTCTCTGCCTTGACCTGCACCGTCTTAGCATTGATCTTCTGAACGGTGCCACGAACATGCATCTGCTTCTTGGCAGAATAGAACATGACACGATCATTGACCTTGAAGAGCTTGGCGGTCTGGTACTGCAAAGAGTTCCAGCGCTCCTTGATGGCGGCATTGATCTGAGTAAGATCGTCCGTCGTCATACTATTGGTGCGATCGAGGATGGTGTTGACAATCTGAGAAGTATTCATGAAACACCTTTGGTTTGGATGAAGGTTGTTGGGCTCCACCTATAAGCAAGTGTAACGCAAACAAGCGAAGATAAAAAGAAATTTCTAAGAGTTATGATCAATCCTTGAGGCGACCATAGCCCTTGCTGTCGCCTCGTCTGCATTGTAAAGCTTGTCGCAGAAGAAACGATCTTGTCGGCACTTCTCCAGCTTCATGTATGAATAGAAGGCCTGACCCCAACGCAGAGCTGTATTCCTGTGCCTGAACGCATCCACGCGACTCTTAGGGAACATGAGCATGATCTGCTCCTTTGATTTCTTCCGTGACACGAACCAGATCTTCCAGAGTGACATCCAAGAAGAAGACGATACCTCGATTCCATGTTCTGGTGTACTTGCCCATGAAGTTTTCCAGGGTCAGAGGATCAACCTTCTTCAGATCTTCTGGTGTGATTGCAAACGAATGGACAGTCTTGCTTTTGAGGATGCTTCCCACCAGATGAACGATATCAGGAAGAGCAATGTCATAGGTGTCAGACACAGGGTAGTGAGCAGCCTTGAAAGAGACGCACATATCCTTCAGTTTGGCAACGATGTCATCTTGCAGACTCATGATCTTCTCCTTACTGTTCCGTACCATTGATTGTCATGAAAACTGATCGAACCTATTAGAGGATGACCTTCAGAGTCCTTTCCTTCCCAGTGTGCCTTGACGGGTTCCAGACCTTGATCCCGTAAGAACAGACGAACGTACTGAAGATTATCATCCTTGTATTCTATGATTCCATTCTTTTTGACTACACCTAAGAAAGGCACTCGACTCTCCCCAACCTATTCATCAGCCGCGCAGACTTCGGTTCGTGCTTCGCGGTATTGATGGAACAGATTGTGAAGTCATTCCTGTGGAGCAACCTTCCAAGACGGTTCTCAATGCAATGCACGCAGAGCATTCCAATCTTGGTCGTGACAACAGATAACCAAACCTCATCCTTAAGGTAATAGTGTTCGTAGATCTTTCCTGTATCAACTTTGCAATCCAGACACAGGAACTTAGACCTAGATTTCATTTCTTGTCTTCCTTGCCAGGACAGGGAGCATTCATTGCCTTAGACGTGGCAGAGTTCTTCAGATTGATCAGACCACAGCGTCCACAGAACATGAAAGACATCTTGTGAGTGATCTTGAACCAGATATGACTTTTCATTTGACAATCCTGCTGTTCATGGCAACCATTTCTTGCACCAGAAGAAGATCAAAGTCGTCTGTCGTAGGGGCAGCCGCAATGACATTGAAACCGTGTTTCGTGAGGTAGTTGGCAGCAGTGACCACCATATCACGTGCCTCATAGTCGAAGGGGATTGTGATGCGATCACCAGGATGTCTGCATGAATACATCCTGATCCGCGCTCCTCGTTTGGAAGTAGGACCAATCTTCTTTACTTTGATCGCATGAAGATTAGGAAACATTCTTTCTCCCCTTATTCTGGAATTTTGATCTTCACAGAATGATCATTGAAGTCGACAGTCATCAGGATGTCCCACTCATCCTCAAACGGAATGATGTAAGGATCTTCATCCATCATGACCAACTCAATCACTTTGCAACCAGGTTCCCACTTCCAATTCGGCGCCCAGTGAGCCCAATCAAATTTGATAGCATCCAGGATGCAGCTTCCAAGACATCTTTCTTCCTTCAGCACCCAGGTATTCTTCTCGGGATAGGATTCTTTGATACAATCCTTGCCGAAAATCCTTTCTATCAGATCTCTACCGTACATGGCGTGCACCTGCTTGCCTGTTATCCATGCTTTATACTAACATGATCCATTATGGAATAGCAACTGAAGATTTAGACTATCTGTGATATAGATCTTCTGTTAGAATCTTCAATACTTTGCACACTAGCAGCACACAATCCCTGCAGAACCGCACGTAGCAGGATGATCGTCTCCAAATGTTTACAAAAGCGCATTACAAAACAACGACTTGCGCTGACAATAGTCATGAAAATGCGCGCACAAAATGCACGCGCAGTTCCTGTTAATTCGTTTTCAGATCAGCAAGCTTGGCGAGGAACTCGATCTCTTGCCTTCCTTGTTTCTTCAACCAGTCCAGAGTGCGACGATGATTGGACGGAATAGCTCTGGCGGCAGGACGACCACGATAGGTATATTTGTACTCCGCATCTTTCAGAGTACCATCCGCATGATACCATGCCCTGCATTTCTCCCAGGCAAGCATGAAGCTTCCGTCTTGGAAGTTAACCTTCATTAGTTCCTTCCTCGAGGAGCATTGATCAGGTTGCGCACCTCCTGGATGGCAAGGATATCGACGAGGTAATCCAGATCAATGCTGACGTGCGTCATTTCTACAACGTCAACCAAGATCAGAACAGACTTCTCTTCCAGATGAAGCTCTGTGGCGCGCATATCATCCAGAAAGATTTCCAGACGAGCAGCAACCATAGCGGTCAACATCTGTTCAGACGACACGTTTTCCATTATTATTTGCTCCTTGAGGGCAACAAAGACCTCAGGTGAATGATTGCTTCTTCCCTGATAACGAATTCCCTTACGGTGAACCACTTCTTCGAAAGGAGTCGATCCAGAGAGGAATGAGTGATCAGACCATCCGTCTCCTCCTTGATCTGTTCGATGTCATCCTCGACTTCATCTTCCGTTACCCTGAAGTGGAGACCCTGAGGAGTGATATTGATCATTTCAGATCCTCCTCAAGAAGGTTGATGGCCAGGAGTTCCAGAGAACGTTCTTCTTCAGACCAGAGGTGTGGGAAGCTCGTCACATGGTTGCGAAGTGCCTGGAGATCCTCCTTCTGATAGTCGGTGCCCAGAACATCAATGGCGATCTCCTGAGCCCTTTCCAGAACCTCGATCTGTGAGTTCACAAGCATCTGGTCGAGGAGTTCCCTGGCAGCATCCATATGAACACTCACTGAATGACTCCGGAAACACGGAACCAGAAGATGCAGCTTACCACTGCCCACATGAAAGCAATGAAGCCCCAGCGGTTGAGGAGTCGACGACAGTCCCGATTGAACCGCCATTGGAAACGAACAAAACCAGTGCGACGAATCATGTCAGCTGATCCTCTTGATGTAGATGTCCTGATCGTGCCCCACAAGCATCTCCTGCCCTGCTTGCAGATCAGCGATCAGATCGACTTCTGATTCCGAGTAGTCAGTCATCTCGAACACCTGCTGGAGCGAGAGACCACAGTCTCGGCGATTGACTGTACCACCAGACCGATCTTCCATCGTGTAGCGTTTCATAAACAGATACCTCACTCGCTGATATCAATCATCAGAGGAACATCTTCTTCCTCAAAGTAATCAGAGACATCGCCCCAGGTAACCTGAACAGCAATGTTCTCCACCAGTTCCTGCTTGATCGCTGTCCGATCGTCAACCCTGACACACATCGTCTCCGGCAGTCCATCAACCTTCAGTTCCGCCTGCAAGAGATCGTAGATGACAGCCAGTTGGGCTTCCGTCAGACGCAGATCATATACCTTGTTCATGTTCGTGCCCCTACTTGTAACGCATCCTGAAGCCAAGTGCTTCTACACACTCGGACATAGAAATCGAATCACAAAAGCCCTGGAACCGACCCTCCGCCCTGCTCGCATACCACTTGAACACAACATCGGAAATGTATCCCTGAGAAACAGCAGCCTGTGTTACCAGCGCCACCTGAATCCCATCCTCGAGCAAGTACGCCTTACCCTTCCCTACATTTTCGATCGTATAGTTCATGTCTACCTCAAGAAGCGGATTGCCTACAACGTATCCCATGCGCTTATACTAGCACACAAGCAAAAGAAAGCAAGTGAAGATTTGAACTATCGTAGAACTCTGTCTAACTTACTTCGTCTAACTTACTTCTTAGGTACCTTACTCAGTTCAGATCTCCGAACACGAAGAGCTTTCCCATCACAAAAGATCGCCGCCCAACCCGGCTCCTTAAACTTCATACCCTGAATGACCTCGACCTTCCGCCCCTGATACATCTTCATCACCAACCGTGCCATACCCCATCACCTCCTGTAGTCCTGTGTCAACATATGATGCAGTTCCTCCGCAATAGATAACAGAGCAAGCGCATTAGCATCTAACTTTTTCTCAAATGCCTTCTCTTTCATCTTAAACAACTTCTTCCGCAACACATGAAGCTGACGAACTTTCCGTTCCTGTAAGTCCATAACCACTCCCTCGCCCTAAAAGGTAAAGACATACTAAAAGAACATTCAGAAGAAAGCAAATAGAATCTAAGAAGTATCGTAGACACAATACTACACAAGCCCAGCACCAATATAGAACCTACGATGTAACGCGCTATAACAGCGCACAAGCAACGCGCATCCCAACAGCAATACAGCAGCACACCCTTATACCTCCCTGCGCTTGTAGCGCGTTATAAAAGCTCTCCAGTTTCGTCTGCAACTCACTCCGTCTTCACTACGCTCGATTCTGCTTCGTCTACAACAATAGAATACGATCATTTATATTGCATTCATTGATAACGATCAAAAGGTCAGAAAGTGATGAAGATGGTCAAAATTATATGATCTGTTCTCCTGACGTGCCACTCAAAAGAAAAGGAGCACAAAGGCCCCTAAGGAGTAGGTGTGGTGTGATACTACAAGGAGAGGAGTGAGAAGCAACAGGACTTAGATCATACACTAAGAGTGGTGTTGTGATCAGACCAAAGGTGCTATGGGTTCAGAAGTGGAACCAATCAGGCGACGATCACCAAGCTCACCAAAGCTATCCTTTCTAAGAACCCAGTCTAGCCTTCCTCTCCAAACATCAGATCATAGAAGCGTTGCCAGTCACACTCCGCGAAGGTGGTGAGCTTACATTGTTTCATGCAACCAACAGGAGTGAGTACAACGTAGGAGATCAGGTCTGCCATACGTGCGAGCATTTCGTCCTTGTTGTGTACTATCTGATCAGGAGCATGCTCGTAGGTAAAGGTGAGGAATCGATCTTGTTCTTCAGGAGAGGTGAAGGTGATAAAGGTCATAGCACCTCTGCCATCGTTGTGTATCTCTGCGACCTTTTTGTTGTTGCGGGTGAGGTGGTAGCGATAGGCGATCCCATTCCGAGTTTCCATATCGGAGTAGGAGGCGATTGAGTAGCCGTTAGTGATCATAGGACGAAGGAGAAGATGTGGTTGTCGGAGTTGGTGGGAGTCTGGAGAACATCCCCGAACATTTTGATCAGTAGATCGTTGGAGCAGGAATCGGGATCAGCTTCTGTTTCGGGAATAGGAGCCTGAGAGGAATTGGAGAGCGCGTGCATGAGGACAGCGATCTGATTGGAGGACAGGCGGATGTTGTAGTTCATGTGACCATTACCTCTTAGGAGTGGAAGGCGTGCCAAGCGCCAGTGATGTAGGAGATGGTACCGACGATCTCCACACCTTCATAAAGATCGTCCTCTGAGAAGGAGCGCATAGCTCCTGTTTGGATAGCTTTCAAATCTTCAGGAGTGAGGTCTTTGATAGAGGTGACATTGAAACGCTCCAGATACCACTTCACACCGTCTTCGATGTTTTTGCGTACATCATGCAGGAAAGTCATTCTATTGCCTCTTAGGTGTGCATTGGGAGCATTGCGTCCCTGTATGCACATACTAGCACGCTGCGCACACAGGGCAAGCATTACATGCGATCTGCATCTATGAAAGTTTAGGAGTAGGTGGTGTGCTGCTATGCGCGGGAGCGTGCTAGTGTACGTGGTGCCTTAGACGCACGCTGCGCCCGTATAAGCGCGTCCCTGCCGTCCCGTGTGCTAGTGTAGTCCCGTACAGTTCCCTGCGCTTGTAGCGCGTTACAAAAGCCCTTCAGTTCCACTTCCAAAGAGGAGTAGGAGCACATACGAGGAGGGCAAGGTGGTGCTGAAATAGAGGTGGCAAGAAAGGGAGCATCTCTGCTCCCGATCCTGCTTGCTTGTTGTGCTGCCGTATTACGCTTCGGCGGACTCGGTCTTCGGAAGCGAACGTGCCGTCTTCAGACCCAGGTTGGCCAGCACCTCGTTCTTGTCGATCTTGCTCACGTCCCCGATGAAGCGCACGTTGCGGCCGCTCTTCTCGAAGTCTTTCGCGTACAGCTTCCGGATGGTCTGCATCATGCGCACCTTGCGCCCCGCCTTCCACTCGGTGAGCGTGTCGCCGGCCTGCAGCGCCTGGATGGCCATGTCGAAGACCACGTCGTACTCGGGGTTCTTCGTGCGCTCGGTCTGCTCCGCCGCTTCCTGCTTGGGAGCTTCCGCTTCCGGCTTGCTGAACGTGACCGTCAAGCTGTTCTCGCCGGCTTCGAACGAGGCACCTTCGAGCTGCTCCAGCGCCTTCTGCGCTTCGGCGGGATCGACCTTGCTGATCTTGTAGCCGTCGTCGCCGTGCTTGCGCACGCGGTCGAAGGACACGTTGCTGGACTTGAGGTTGGTGCTGATGTCGGTGGTGGTGTACATGGTGTTATCTCCTTTGCGTGCTAGGGCGGAATTGCCCTTGCTTAGTTGGGGGAAGTTAGCGCGTTGCTCCCTGTCCCTTATGCTTAGTATACGTCTGCGCTTTTGCAGGGCAAGCGTTTTTTTGAACTTTTATAGGCGCGTTCAGCTTGCGTTTAGGAAAGCTTTTGCGTGCGCAGTTTGTAACGAACGCGCACGCGCATAACACAAACGCGCTAGGGCTGTCAACGGTTCTCCAAAAAATAATTTTTGCAAGACTTGACACGCCGTTTGCTTTATGCTATGCGCTAGAAGCCGGGGCAAGGCACTAACACAAAACAGAGGGCAACGCAAGACTTGACGGGAGGGATGCGGCATGCTATACTAGGCGACCCCCCTGATGGATGTAGATCTTGGTCTGAAGCTACAATACCGCCTTAAGGGCCAAGCCATCTTTGACTCGCTTCCAATATCACTATGTTCATTCCCAGTATCACTTCTAGAAATATTGACTCGCTCCCAATTTACTAGAAAACAGTTACCCGGATCAATACTGGTTTTGACTCGCTCCCAATTTCACTATGTTCATTCCCAATTTACTAGAAGGGGCTTCGCCTACTCGCAAACAGTTACCCGAGGCTTTTACAAAATCTGGTATAAAATTTCCAGAATGTAGCTACTCCCCAGCTAACCTGATATCAGTTCCCAGCGGTCCGTATCTACGATTGAGATAAATTTTCAGCTCTACTTTCTTCTCGTCCAAAATCTTAATCGCAGCTACAATATCCTCTGTAGACTTTCCCTTAGTAAACTGATGCACACAATCATTAAGCAGATGTCTGAACTTTGATAGTTTCATAACATAATCGTTAGTGATAAGCAAATACAATAACACATATATTATTCAGAGATTTAAAATATCTTCTGTCATACTATTGTTATTCTCTTTTGAGCATTCTTGGGAAACAGGGCCGCGGACTCAAGTTCATCCATATCAATAAAGGTATCTGCCTGGACAGGTTTTCCATTGATATGAAGTGCCTGGTTCTTTATCCAACGAGCAAGCTCAGAGTTGGAGGCAACCTGCTTGGGATTTTCTTTTGACCAGAATCCAGGGGATCGGAAATTATGAACAGTTCGGAGCCATTGAAGAGCTTTCATCTTGGGTGCCTCCCTGAGGAATAAACAGACCATGGGCATATCTAAAACCTGCAATGAACGTGCTCAGATGTCTCTGATAATCGTTCCTCAGGTGCAGCTTAGAACCTTCAGAACATTCGAGTTCCTCGATACCAGCTGCACTTAAATTATAAAACCTTTCAAAGGCTTCTACAAGTTTATCATAGGCTTCCATTGTATGAACTCTCTTAGATCTTTACAGGAAACTGATCTTGGTTAATTGTGATTGGTTTATGATTCGGCTCTTGAATCTTATGGAACAAGGTTGGTACAAATGGAGCAAAGATCTTTCCTTCTCTGATTACAATGATTGAGTAGTTCCAATCTTGACCATCGAAGATTGCTCCAATATACAGACCATCGTTCTTAGGCTTTGTTGATGTCCAGAATTGCATGATGTTTACACCGTATAGAAACAATTTTCTAAGATATAGTTGATCAGAGCATCTCTGGCATCCTGAGCCTCAGAAACATACTTGCCCCAAGACTTGTCTGAACAAAGTTGGTCGTGTCTGGCACTCTGCCTATCTTGGATCTTATACTCAAAAATCTGAATAAGATCTTCTAATGTAGTTTGACTAAGCATCTTTCCACCTGAGAATCTTGAAAATTGATTTGATCTTTTGAAAGAATCCGTTTACAGGAGTTCCATGATCTTTAGAAGAATGAATATCGTCCATCCAGGCATTTCGCGCTTTCAGCGCCCGCTCAATTCTTTCAACTGACCAAGTCTTGCAGTTTTCAGGAACATCATGATTGCTGTAGACTGTTTTCCAGACAGGGAAATCTCCATGATTCTCAACTTCTAAGAACTTATGGTCATCAAAAATGCTGAATTGCCTCAGACCATATTTTCCATCTGCAAACTTAACGATCTTAGCCATTTTGGAAGGCCTTACGTGCTTTATCTGCTCTGGATAAAATCGGAGGAACTTTGGTACGAATAGATTCGAAAAGTTCGATCAAACCCTTCTCATAAGGTTGCATATAAGACTTTCCCAGATGATCGTAGAATACTTTCAGGAAGCTTTCGTGTCCGTATCCAACAAGTGCATCTAGGGCTCGCAATTCCTGTTCGTTAAAAGTCATCGTTGCTGAGACTTCAACCTTAGGTTGCTGAGTAATCTGAGCCATTTAGCTACAATCCCCTAGTTAAGCTGCTTTACCAACGAGTTTCGCCAGACGATTACGAATTTTCTCGCAGAACCCTGGCAGCACAACATCTTGAACTTTGCCGTATTTGTTCTTCTTACTATCTTCGATATTTTGCTTCGTTTCCTGATATCGCTCAACAGATCTACGAACTGTATCTTCAGGAAACTGGCAATCAGCAAAATGATAATCACTTCTGGCACGCCAATTAAGTGCACCACTCTTTAGATCTACAAGATCAAGATATTGATAGAGACCTGGAATACAAAGAACATTCCGACGAAGTCCCCAGAAACCATTATTGAAGCTGACAAGTTTCATTCTATTTCCTAAAAGAAGGGAGTAGAGAAAACTCTACTCCCTTATGCCGATATTAAAGATCGTCCGAATACTCAAGAGTCTCAATTGCGCTCTCAAGAGAGGAACTTACTTCCTGCCAAGCACTTACATTCTCTTGATAGACTTCAATCTCAGCTTCTGCTTCTTCGATCTTGGTATCAAGCTCTTCCTTCTTGGCGCGCAGATCATCAAGCAGATCCTGGCGGAAAGACTTCGCAATCTTAATTAGACGTCCCATTATTATCTCCTGTATTCCTGATATTTGTGACAATGACAAAGAGGATCAAAAATTGTACCTGTATCTTCCCACCAAGCATCCCTGTTATTGTAACTCCTCATATATTGTTCCTGACATTGGTGGCATGTCAAACAATAACGTCGATATGGATTCCTTTGATCATATCTGAATACTTTACCTTTGAAAGCTACTAAGAATGAAACAAGGATTGTAATTCCAATCAGAATCCATATCATGATTATCACCAGCTGCTAGAATCCATGCTCGATCCAGTGTCGAAGCTTGACGAACTTCCGAAGTCAAAGCTACTGCTAGAAGATGAACTATCAGAACCCCAACTCGAATCAGAGCTAGAACTTGAGCTTCCAAAGTCGAATCCAGAAGAGCTACTCGAAGAACTGCTTCCGTAATCAAAGCTTGAATCTGAACTACTCTTAGAGTATCGTCCAGTTGCTGCACTAATTGCTTCGTCTGCTAGAGCGCCAACAACCATACCCTCTACAAAATGTGAAGAACTACTTGGTGCTGGGCTAGGAGCAGAATAATAAGGTTGAGGAACAGAAATAGGACGCTGGTAACCTGGGCGTGCTGCAACAAGTCCCGCTGGGCTGACCGAAGCTGTTGGAGCAGGTGAAGTAACCGTATAAGACTGTTCTTTCTTCTTCTTTCGCTTGAAGAAGTACACCGCAATTACCACAAGAGCAAGTAGACCAAATCCCACATAAAGACCAGGATGACCAGACTGAACATTCTGATGGTAGACTGGTTCTTGAACCAGTGCATGATGCTCAACGGGTGCAGCAGGAACTGGATTCACTGCCTGTGCATAATTCACTTTACTATACAATTCGTTATAGATCTGGAGATTTGCAGCATAGCTATGACTGGGATCAATGGTATCAGCATGTTGAAGAGCAGTCTTTGCTTCTCCAATATGACCGAGCTTACCTTCTACTTGTGCCAAGTAGTACCAACCCTTAGCAGAATTGGGATGCTCTTGAAGGCCCGCTTGCAAATCATGTTCTGCAGCTACCCAATTCTGTTGCTGAATTTCATTTGTGATTCGTTGCATCGAAACTGGCATAATGTATCCTTCAAAATTGTTTCTTATGGTTAAATTCTAGCACAGCCTAAGTGGTTTGTCTATATCAAACACAATAGCTTTATGGGCTTGGGTAGGCGTCCTCGCCTTTAAGACCGTGAGCTTCAGCATACCTGATTCTTGATTCTGCGGTGAGTGCAGCAAGAAGAGTTGATTCATCCACAAGCGATGTACTCCAGACAAAAACTCCTCCTCCAATCTCATCGGAAAAGTATTCTCTTCCACCTACTGAATCCTCTTTAACGAAAAGCGCGCAACCATTGGGAAGATTTGCGATATGTTTCATCAATATTTCTCCCTAAAATTCTTTATGAAAGAATCCGTTATTTCATCTTCATGCTCTTTGTAATAATCAGCAAGCTTACATGCAAGCTCATGATCATCAATGCCAAGAATGGATGCAATCTTAGATCTAATTTGGGATGCTGATGATCTTGCAATCATTTCTTCAGAAAGAGATCTGATCAAATCACAAGCATAGGTATAAGGATATCTGGTATCGGTCATAAATCACCTAAAAAGAAAGGGGATCGATGGATCCCCTTTCTGGGATGTTTCAGATTACTTCTGTTCAGGAATCTGGTACATCATGTTCGTACCACTGCCCAGTTGGGTCTGCGGCAGATGACCATCCCACTTCTCGATCCAGTTCAGCTCAACGACGCCCGGATTGTCGTGCATCGCCTTACCACGCATCGCAATAGCCTGAGCTTCGGCGGTTGCGAGCTTGAGCTTCGCCTGGGCCTGACCATCTGCCACTGCAACTTCCTTCTGGGCTTCGGCTTGTGCCTGGGCGACTTCGTTCTCACGCTGCTGAGCCATCTGGGTGGCCTGGATCTTCGCATTGATCGAGTTCACGACGTTCTGCGGCAGTCGCAGATCTCCGATCCAGTAGACCTTCTCGATCACGATACCCTTCGAACCCATTTCGTGCTGGACTTCACCTTGTACCTTGGAGATCAGATCTGCCTTACCCTTACCGTAGACAGATTCGATGCCCATCGTACTCGCTTCGGTTACCAGAGCATCACGAACCATGTTGCGTAGATAGACATGGGTGATCTCGTCGATGCCCTTCCGATAGGTCTGGAACAGCTTCGTGACTTTCGTCGGATCGATATGGTAAGTGATGCCCACGTCAGCGTTGACACTCAGACCCTCGACGGTCTGGAATGAAAGCGATTCGTCACCATCGTCACCCTTCTGCTGCCACGTGTAGGTCTGGGTGAAGGTCGGAAAAGTGTAGAGTTCCTGATTCCACGTCAACCAGTAACGTCCCGGAGGAAGTTCTTGTGTCTGTACGCCTTTGTCGCCGCCATACAGATTGAACTTGACACCGACATTACCTGCAGGTACCTTGGAGCAGGCAGCCAGCATCATGATGCAAAGCAGACCTACTACCTTCAGTAGATTCTTCATGGATTTTCCTTTTTGGTTGTGTGAAAACGGATGATTTTGTAGAACCAGTAGAACAACATCACGAACGACAATACACCAATTCCGAACGCAATCCAAGATGTCGTCGAAATCAGAGTAGGTGAAACGCTCATTACCAGGAGTGCATAGAGCACGATCCACAGAAAATTGCAATATGCTTGACGCTTGAAGAAGTTCATGATTTCCCCTTAGAAAGGAAGGTCAGTTCGTTTTGGGATCAATTTAGATCTTTGTTCGTAACTGACGATTTTATAGACCTTGCTTATGTCAATACCGAAATGTTCAGCTATCTTAGGAGCTTTCCATCCTGCAAACTCTTTCAGAGCTCTTATCTGCAAAATTTGCACGTCGGAAAGTACCTTCTCCTTTTTAGGCTTTTTAAGTTTCGCAGAAGTCAATTCCTCTGCTCTAACCTTCAAGGCAACTTTTAGAAGTCCTTTGTTTAATTTGAGGCTTGCGTGTATGTTCTGCATGTTGACTTAACCTGCTGTCGTGGCACAGTTTACAGGAAATCAACAATGTGTCAACAGGTTCTTATGATTGCTTACGTGTTTTCAAGATGTCGTCGATCAAGAAACCCAAAACAGATTGGGCACTGTTTCTTTCTGCAGAATCGAGAAGTGCAATTCCACCATGAACAGGATGAAACACGGTAATTCCGTTTTCCACTCTTGCCAACTGCCAGCCCATGTTCTTTAAATCTGTGTATGCGCTATGTGCAACTTCAGGAAATGTGACTGACTGCTCTTTCATAAACTTGACCTCATAATGTTTGTGCAGCTTCCGCCAAGTTAGTTTAATTGTTTGCAATAGGAGAATCAAGCACTTTCAATGGTAAATATAACATAATTCATGGTGATTAATATGTTGACACAGACAAGAACTAAAATCTATACAGATCAGACTCCTGGAATTCCGTTAGTTAATTCTAATCCAGGAACTCTTGTTACAATGCTAGATGCCGTTCTAGTAAACGGTTTCAATTCTAAATCTATTGAAAATTTCGTTCTTTCAAGTGGTGTAGCAACTATCACTTCGACTTCTCATGGATATGTTTCTCTTCAAGCAGGTACGCCAGATCAATATTTTCCAGTAATTCAGATTGTAGGTCTAGACCCTGCTCTAGATGGTCAATACAGAATTCAGAGTATTCCTGACGCTAATACTATCACTATCAATGTTGATTCCCCTGATAAGACTTTGACAAGTACAGGATCATTTCAATTCGCACCAGCTGGATGGTCTATTGCCTACACAGATAATTCTCATAAAAGAGTATATCGTCAGATAAACGTTCAGGGTTCCAGATTCTATCTAAGAATCGACGATTCCAAATCTAGAGCTTTGATCACTGTCTATAAAACCATGACGGACATAGACACCGGAACATGGCCTGTGCCTGCAACATCTCAATCTGCAGATAATCAACTAGAATGGGGTCATGTTGTATATTCATCTTCTGGTCCATCCAAATTCTTCAATATCTTTGCAGATGATTTGATTTTCTATTTGTTCATGGAAAATCCAAATGCAAACCAATTTGACACTAACAATTATGTTGCTATGGTTTTCGGAGATATTATCACTCTCAATGAGAGTGATAATACCGCTTGTGTCATTTCTGGTGCAGTTACCAAAAACTACACTGGAGAGAACGTATGGAGATATTATGGTTTTACTACCAATTCAACTACTGGAAATTATTTGGTAGATGATCCAAATGCTGCTGCATCTACTCCTTTAGCATCAATGGTTCTTTACAATACAGGAAGGCCCATCCTTCCTTTTCAAGATCCGTTCACACAAACCATTACATACACTTCGTTGTATCTCGGAGATACAACGAACAACTCAATTAGGGGCATTGTACCTGGCATGTACGATCCTTGGTTTATTACTCCACATAATGGTAATAATTCAGGTTCGTTACCATCGCCAGTGACCAATAGATCAGTCATTCCTTTGGATGATCAAAATTATGGCATATTGACATATTCTGCAACGACAGATTCAGATAGAGCATTTGGTTCAGCTTTAGTTTTCTCAGGTAGTGATTGGCGATGATTATCAATGAATTATTTCAAAGTGGAAATATCAAAATCGCAGGAGAATCGTATCTGCGAGGAACCATCCTGAAAGAACCAAATAGATCGTATAAAGATTTTGCTGTTTATTTGGTTGACAATTATACACCATCTATTCTTTTGACAAAAAGAATAGATGGTGATGGCACATTTACGATCTATAATCTAAATGCTCAAGTCGATTACACCTTGTTAGCAAAAGATAGAAAATATCAATTCAATGATATCGTCTATACCAATGTCCAACCTATTCCGTATCAATTAACTTTAGAAAATAATCTACAAATTTCTGAAGATAGTACCAGAGTAAATGGCTCTATCAAAATTAACAATGGTCTGGGCCCATTTACTCTATCTCAAATTAGTGGTTCTATTCCTGACGAATTTGTATATGCTATTGACGACGGGGAGGGGGGGGGACCTGAAATTATAATTCAAGGTTCAGGTAATATTTCACAATCATATGAATCATGGATTAAAATTACATCAGCGAATGGGTATTCAAAGGTTATTCCAGTTTATATTGATCCCTTTGGTACCACAGGAAACATCAAGAATTTCACTGGTGAACAATTGAAATGTAATTTTCAGAATTCTAGAAATAATATTCTTGCTTCGGCGCCTGTTGCTTACTGGAATTTTAATGATGCTGCTGGTAGCACTTCTATCGCAGATTATGGATCAGGTGGTAATCCTCTGGTAATTACGGGATCAAGTGTTGCTCTTCAAACAAACGGATACTATAGTGAAACAGGTCAATCTGTGTTCCTTAATGGGTCAGCAGGTTATCTTAAACCTGCATCTTCTACAACCTTCCAATATCTAGGTGATATCAGCGTCTTTGCATGCTTCAGTTTGAATAGAATTCCTACTGGTTCGCAATATATTTCTCTTATGGATTGCTATGCTTCAGGTGAAACTGAAGCAGTAAATGCAACATTAAATATAGAAATTTTCCCTGCCTTTTTGAAAGTATTTCACGAAAATGGTGCTGGTGTAGATACAAATATCCAAATTGCATATCAATGGCAAGCAGGTGTTCCGTATCAAATATTCATTTGCCGAGATACAACCTTACTAAGATATGCTGTCTACATCAATGGAGATTTTCTAGGATATTATTCATATATCAATAATCCTACTGGCGGCACGACCAGCACTTTAGCAGTAGGTTTTACGCCCGTTTCTGATACCAATGCAAATAATGCTCTTATTACTATTGATGAGCTTGCATATTGGCAACGATATCTTTCTCAAGAAGATATTCAGAACATGGTTGCTTTCAATGAAAGCAACGTAGATTGGTCAGGAACAACCATTAAATCTAGGCTGAGATTCGATGACGATGTTGTAGGTTCATCATCAATTACAGATGATTATTCTAATACATGGACAGTTAATGGAGTAGGTTTTGCAACTGTTTCTGCTGATGGTTATAAAGGAAATTGTCTATATTTTCCTGGTGGTATTGCGGGGAATGTCTTGTCTTCTACACCTTGGACATCGATAGGAACTCAGGATTGGTGCATTCAATTCTTCATGAAAATGTCTCAGACGACTCAGACTTCTAGAACAATCATTGATTTTAGACCTACAAATAGTAATGGATCTTATCCTTGGATAGGTTTCGATAATAGTAATAATTTTGCATTCTATTATCAATCTGCCTATCAAATTACTACACCTAATCCAGCTGATGATAAATGGCATCACATTGCATGCACTAAGAATAAAGGAGTAATTCGTTTATTCTTAGATGGAAATTTAGTAGGAGCATATTTTAATTCTTCTACATGTCCAGATTCTAGCACTGTGCGATTAGGTGTTTCTTCAACTGGTGCAGGTAATACTTTAGCATCAGCTTTTCTGGGATATGTAGATGAAATTAGAGTAGATGTGGGAAATGCGATCTACACCAAAAATTTCACACCTTCATTGCCATATGGAGCAGAAATCTGATTGTAAATATGAATTAGATTAACCAAGGATTCTGAAATAGTGAGCGGCTATATTCCACCAATTGGTAATTCAGTCGCTTTCACTTTCAGCGATGATTATCAGGCACCGGTAGGAAATCAAGTAGTCTTTGATTTCACATTAGTGCCTGTTCTCTTGGGAGAAACATCGCTCTTTGACGGTTCCTCGATTAATGCTTCATTATTGTGCGGTACCTGGGTCTATAAAGATGGTAATAAGATCAAATTTGATCTTCAAGACTCATGGGCAAGTATAGACGGAAATAAGATCTCTCTGAAATGGGATTGCCCTTACCTGGTTATTGACTGTCCAGAGATGTGGCACGATCTTCCGGGTGATGCAATTGATTTTGACTTTGATTTGCTTTATATTGATAGTATTCCTGGCGATCAGATTAACTTCAATTTCACTTGCGAAACTAATCAGCCGTCACAAGATATAATTCTTGGTTCTATTCTTGGATATGCAGGGGATTCGTTAACTGCAAAGATTCAAGAAACCTTCAATATCACATTCTACGAAGGTGCAGAATATATTCCGAATATTGAATTCGTGAATATCTATCTGCCGATGGAATTTGATGAAGGGTCGACTTTATTTGCAGATTTGTCAGCTTCTCCATACTTCACAGCAAGTGCAAGAGGCGGCGGCGCATTTGCGGCAGATATTACTCCTTCTCTTATTGCGTACTTCACGCCTCAATTCCTTGAAGGCGCAGAGGCAGATTTATCTGATATTTGGACTCAAGTTTCATTTGATGTCAATATCGGTGATGGTGCAGATCTTGTTGGGATTCTGAGCACAAGACCTAGTGCAGATCTTGAAGCAGATGCCTTTGATGGTGCTTCATCACAATCTTCATTAACTACTGCGGTACTATTCAATCTAAATCCTCTTGATGGATCAGAAGCATCATTTGATCTAACAACGATCATCAATGATGGTATGCCATGTCAGGCATTTGAAGGATCAGAAGTTGATTTTGATCTTTATAATGTTCCTGGCTTTATTCTGCAAGCTCTTGATGGATCAGAAGTTGATTTTGATCTTTCTGCAACATATTCTCTTACCGCAGAAGCAGACGATGGATCGGTGTTTGTTGCAGATATTACACCTAATCCGAATGTACCTTTTGGAATTCAATTCTATGAAGGTGCAATTGCTTCATGTGACTTAGCAACCACCGTTTCGTTCCAGTTTGAATCAGATGAAGGTGCAATTCTAAGCGGTGATGTAACCACACGTCCTGCTCAAAGTTGGTCATTTGAGTTTGATGATGGCGCAATTCTAAGTGGTTCTCTAAATGCAGGCGCACAGAACTTCATCTTCTACACATATGATGGAGCTTCTTTTGTTGCAGACTTCACTCCAAACCCATCACCATCAATGGTACTGCAATTCCTCGATGGTGCTACTGCTTCTGTAACGATTTCTTATGCTGCAAATCTAGGAAACTTTAACTTCTTAGATGGTTCTATTGCAAACATTACATCACTTGGCATAGATCCTATCATCTATGTCTACGATGGTGCAGAAGTTTCATTTGAACTAGCGACTCAAAATACATTCTCCTTTGGAATGTACGATGGAGGCATTGGTTCATTAGATATTGAACTGCATCCTTCACAGGGTCTGGGTCTATTCACAGCATTTGAAGGTGCTACTTTAGAATTCGGCGCTCTAGCTACACTTATCAGCTCACATCTATCAGTCGTATTCAGGAATAGTTACGTCACAAGAGCTGATATTGATAGTGGAACTGATTTTGATCTTACAACTGATGCTTGCTGTGGTCTAAGGGACAATTCTGGTGCCTATGTTGATATCGGTCTAGCAGAAGCACCTGACTGGCACTATTATGGTTACAAGCAGATCTTTACTGTTGATCTTTCATGCAGACCTAGATTTGCAGTAAACTTTGCCGAAGGAGGAGAGCTAACTCTCAAGGATTATTCTGCCTATTTCAATTTTGATTTTGCAGATGGATCAGAAGGTAAGCTTGTTGCATTTGATCAAGATCTTAAGATCAGATTGTGTAAAGGTAACTTCATTCCAGATGGTGACAACATCATTGTGGAATTGACCACTGTAGATACAGAAGATTGCGAAGTTAATTTTGCATACGAAGGATCTACTCTAGAAGCAGTTCTAGCAAATTATGTTCAAGAAGCTCCGTCAATGTATGATGGTGCACATTTTGATGCTGATATTACTGTCGATCATCCTTGGTTCTTCCAATTCTGGGATGGTGCAGCATTAACAATGAAGAACTTCCCAGCAGAGTTACCTGTAAATATGCGCGATGGCGCTTCTGCTTCGTTTACGTTTGCATCAGAGGGATGGTATGCGGCAGAAGGTGCTGCTCTTACATGCAGCGGTCTATCTACAGATTACGATGTAGAATTCTTAGAAGTAGGCTGTCTAGATAACGAATATATTCCTACAAACGAAAATGGCGATCCTGAGCCAGAATTAGCAAGAACGACTCCTATGGAAATGGATCCGTTCTATCATGAATTGAAAGCAAGGTGTTACTAATGGCGACATGCCTTCAGAGTATTACGAACATTGTGAATGCTGGACAGATTGATTCTGTCCCTGAGCTTTCACCTAATACTCTGACACCTATTTCTTTTGGTTCAACTGCCAACCAATTATTTCTCTTAAAACTTCCTATCTTTCAGACCATTAGCTTTCAATTAGTCTTGGTTCCCGCGGGTTCTGGCACAAATATTTCTGTAACAGCAGAGATCTATGTTCTAAATTCTGATAATTCTGTTACATCACAGGGATCTATTCTGATCAGTGATCTAAACAGTGCATTCAATAAAGATCTCCAAGCAGGAACATATTTTCTATGTCTTAGAACTACTGTAGGTTCGTTTACAGGAACGATTTTAGCTTCATTTACGGGTTATCCTACTACATCATTCTTCACGTTCTTGATGTATGATGGTTCCGTTGCATCTTATCAATTCGATAACACAAGACCTCCTAGACCTTGTGACGAACCTTTATTCTTTGAATTACTCGATGGTACTTTGCCGCCTGGTATTGCAATGAATGCCCTAGGTAAACTTTCTGGAATTCTCCCTAATCTAGATTGCATCGACGATACAAAAGATCTTTCTCCTTCTCAGAATTGGTATCAAGAAGAAATGGATGGGTCATTTACTCCTTGGGGAAAACAATGGAGATTTAAAGTCAAAGTATATCTCCAAGATTATCCTGATTCATATGATGAAGATTGGTTTTGCATCAGAGTAGTTAATAACTGGTCTTTCGACAGAGATAATTTTCTTTCTCAGATGCCATTTACTAATGTGAGAACTGTCCAGGTAGTAGAACAACCCAAAACTCTACCTGAAATTTGTTTTGAGCCTTGTGAGATTCAGGCCCCTGAAGATTTTAACCCAATCCCCTTAAAAGATCAGTGTTCTGCTTGTTCTGATCCCAATGTGGAAACTGATGTTACTCTAATTCAAATACCAAAGCAGGTTGCATCTGTTCCTGTAACAGAATTGCCATTGTGGTATGTTGTAAATCAGGGTAAGTTTTTTGCTTCTGAAGAAGTGAATAAATTTATTGGTAATCTAGAAAATTCATATGCTTTCAAACTTTTGTTAGCTCAAGCAGGTTTAATTGATCCGGTTCAGTCAGAAGAAGATGCTGCTAAAACTGCTGTCAATGTCTCAGAATTCAATAATTTTGTTCAAATTTCTGTTTCGTCATTAGTAGATGGACGTAATACAACAGATCTAGATGCAATGATGCTTCAATGGAGAGATGAGCAAAATCAAAAATTGCCTATTACTCTATCATCATATGATGGTTCACTAATGACGGTAAAAATCTAATGGCTGATCTTCCTACAATTTGTCAACCATGCCCTGAACAACCAGAAATTCAATTGGTTTCAGAGTTGCCTTCATCTATGTGCCCTTGCCCTGAACCAGCGCCTGATGACAATTCCGCTATTCTTCCTACAATTACAACAATCACTGTCACCGATGATTGTTTTCAGAGTATGCTCTACAATATGACATCAGTCAAGTTCTGTAATATAGGTCCTAAGGCTTGTTAAATACAGAGTATTCTAGGAGAAATAAATGGGATTGCCCGTAGCACGAATCCAAGATATGTGTTCTGGTCATGATTGTCATAGCCCCAGACCTGCTATTCAGGGTTCTGTAAACGTCTTCGTTAACAAAAGAGGTGTTAATGGGATGGGCGATATGTGGGCTGTTCATTGTTGCGATGACTGTCATCCAGGTAATACTGCTGCAGGTTCTAGTTCTGTTTTCGTAAACGGAAAAGAAGTAGGTAGAATAGGCGATCAAATTTCATGCGGAAGCGTCATTATGACAGGATCCGCAAACGTATTTGCAGGTGGGTAATGGCAACAAATGTAAAATCGAGTCCAATCTATAGTGATCTGGATTTATCATTCCAGCCTCATCCTTTGACTGGAGATCTTCCACCTAAAGTAAATGTGGATGCTATCAGACGATCTGTAAAAACTCTTTTCTCTTTAGAACCTTTCGATATTCCTTTCGAGCCTAACAAACAAGCAGGCCTAAAAGATCTGCTATTCGAACCAAGTTCACACCTAACAGAAGTAGCAATCAAAACCAAACTTGAATATATTTTCAAGAAAATAGAAACAAGAGCAAATCTAATCAGTATTGATGTTGAAGCTTCGGATGATGACCTAGGTTACAATATTACTGTTACCTACAATATCAAATCCATTATGCAAGCAGATACTTTCAATTTCTATGTCGAGAGAGTTCGATAAATGAAGAATCTTCCAGTACAAACATTAAACTTCCTTGACATCAAGACAAACTTTACAAGTTTCTTGAAAGGAGATCCTTTCTATAAGGATTTCAATTTTGATGCTTCTGGCATTTCATCTCTACTTAATATCTTAGCATACAATTCGCATTATATTGGGTTCTATACCAAGATGATGTTAGATGAAAGCTTTGTTGATTCTGCTCATACCAGAATTGCAATGCTTTCTCATGCTAAAAGAACTGGATATGTTGTCAAAGGAAATAGAAGTGCTAGAGCTGATATTCAATTAGCTATCTCTATGGATCCAGCAGATGAACCCATCAGCGGTATCATTGTAATTCCTAAGGGCTCGTCATTTAAGGCTACAAATTCTACCCAAGATACCAGAGTCTTTCAGGTAATTGATGATGTGACGGTGTATGATAGATCTGTAGTAGATGGAAAAGTGATCTATACTTCTCCAGTATTCACAATCTACGAAGGATCTGCTGAAACTTGGACATTCACTGTAGATAACACCGATACAAATCAGCGATTTGTAATCAAGGATTTTGATATTGATGTTGATACGATCAGAGTCAATGTAAGAGATCATGCAGGAAGCGATAATCTAACAGAATTCCAGTTAGCTGATGATATTTTTGAGATTGATGGCACCAGCAATGTATTCTTTTTTACTACAAATGAGGATGGTTATTACCAAATCTTCTTTGGTAATGGAGTATTTGGTGTAAAACCTGATAACAATAATGTAGTCGAAGCAACCTATGTTTCTACATCAGGCGAAGATGGAAACGGAGCTAAGGCATTCAGTTATACTCCGCCTGCTGCTGATCCTACAGATGATTACAATATTGGTAACTATTCTGATTTTACCGTAACCACAATTTCAGCATCTTCAGGTGGAATGGAACCAGAAACTGTAGATTCTTTACGTTTCACAATTCCATATCATACCAGACGTCAGAATAGAATTGTTACAGAAAGCGATTATCAATCTGTGCTCCTGAGTGAGTTTAGAAATATTGATAGCATTAACGTTTGGGGCGGCGAAAAGAATACTCAGAGACAATATGGTAAGATCTTCATTTCAATCAAACCAAAATATTCAGATGCTCTAACATCAAGCGCCAGAAATGAAATTGCAACATCAATCATTTCTAAGTATGGTGTTGTAGGAGTAGACCCAATCTTTGTTGATCCGGAATTCATCAATGTAGATCTTACTGTAAAGGCAAAGATTGATACCAGAAAGACTAATAAATCTCTTGGTGAGATTGAAAAACTGATTTTAGATAGAGTTTCTGAATTTAATTCTGATAATTTGAATAGATTCAATGAAACTCTATCAGATGTCAATATGCTTGATTATTTGAAAGATGGGGAAGATGAAATTGTTTCCATCTATGATACCAAAGTTCTAAGAAAGAGTATGAATATCATTCCAAAATCAACTGCTGCAAATGATTTGATCTTTGGTAACGGAATTAACTTAGGTGTTTCGTCAAGTACCTTTACATATTCAGGTAATATATGTCAGTTTAAAGATGATCCTTCATTAGCAGATGATCATCTTTATATCTACACGAATAGCTCTAAGCTTCTAACAAAGGCGTTTGGAACTGTTGATTATGATACTGGAGAAATCACATTCTCACTTCCTGCGGCTGCGGTAATGGTAGGATATGAAAATCAGACATCTGCGGTAATTGAGTTTACTGTCACACCTCAAACACCTGACATTGATACCTATCTAAATAACATCACACGCATTGCGACAACAAGAGTTATCCTATCGTGACACAGACAATTCTACCAGTAATCAAAGGTAGATTCCAGAGCTTTGTAAAGGATGATTATCCTAATTTTGCAAAGTTTATGGGGGACTACTTCAAATGGTTGGAGCAGGATAATAATTTCCTGCAGATTGTCAACGACTGGAGGTCCAATACTGAACCTTCAAACAATGTAGAACCTTATATCACTGCAATTCTAGAAGATGTAGGTTTTGATATCAACCAAGATATTTCAATTCCTAAATCTACTTTATTGCATTTCATGAAAGATTTCTATCTTGCAAGAGGTAGCACGCAATCATTTGAATTCTTATTCAGAGTTCTCTTTGCTGATGATACAATTAAGATCAGATATCCTCGAGAAAATCTTCTTATTCCTTCATATGCAGAATACGGAGAGAAATTCTATGTCTATCTGAGTGCGAACAATGTAGGATCTAGAGATTATCTTGCAATTCTTCAAAATCTTACAGAATTATCAGGTACTCTAACAGGTCTTACTTCTAAGGTTGTTGTATCCGTAGAATCAATCACGCCTATTTTAGGTAACAGCAAGACATATCTAGAAATTGAAATTCTGAAATCTATTGGTGATTTTATTGTTGGAGAGAATGTTTCTCTAACAGTAGGGGACAATCAGATTGTAGAAGTTATTCAGAATGTTTCATCAGTTGATATTCATGCAGGTGGAAGCGGGTATCAACTAAATGATCCTGTCATCGTGAGTCATGCTCAGATTACATCTAACGGATATGTCAGTAAAATCAGCTCAGGTGGTATTGATTCTTTAACGATTACATCTGCAGGAACAGGTTATACAGTTGGTGATTTGATTCTTGCTAGAAATGTAACAAATCAAGATGGTTCAGGATTCAGTGCTCAAGTATCTGCGGTGGGTAATAATGGTGAGCTTCAATCTTATATCGTTCTGTGCCCAGGATATGGATATACAATTCTTCCTGAGATTACTGTAAAAAGACAAGAAACAGGAACATTTACAGATGCTATCATTGAACCGTTAAGTTCTCAGATTGGTAGCATCCAAAATATCACGTTCTTAGGAGCAAATGTAGATTTTGATGAAACTGCAACCGTAGAAGTTTCATCAATCACAGGAACGGGCGGATCATTAATCTTAAACTCTGTTTCTACTTTTGGAATTAGTGATTGGGACAATGATAGAGGATTCATAGGTGAGAATTCTACCATCATTGACAGTGATAAATATCAGCAATATTCATATGAGATCATTTCATCGATCAGCCCCTCTAGATATTTGACAATTGTAGATGATTTGCTTCATCCAGTCGGATATGTTAGATCGGCAGTTATTGAAATTGAATCAAGTGTTGTTCTAAATACACCAAAATCAACAAGTTCTGGTTCTATTATCACAGATATTACCTTCTTGTCTGATTCCCCTGATGATGATTTCATAACTTCAGAAGATGGAATATTGATTATCATCTCTGAGCCAGATTCCGACACTCTGGTAACAGATATCGGCGACACAATTGTTACAGATCAAGGCGAGGTGATTGAGCTGAGCCACTGATACCATAAGGTACTCTAATGTCAGACAAGGTTAGTTCAAATATCAAACCGTATCTGGTTTCTAGTCTGATTCAGACTCTTAGAAACAATCCTGCTCCAGGTTGGAAAAAGCTTACCCCTTATACTTTAGGTACGCAAGTATCTAATTCTGGTAAGGTATATGCAGCTATTCAAAATGGTGTCTCTGGAATTACTCCTCCTTCACAAAATTCTGGATTGTTTCTAGATGGAACAGTCCAATGGATCTATGTAGGTCAGATCAATAATCAATCAGATATTTCGAGTAATATCTACCTTGGAATTGGTGATATTGAAGAATGGGCGGATCCTAATAATCCAGATACTCCTACAACTGGATCAGAGTCAGAATCGTTTGTCCTGAACAATCTAATTACTCTTATTAAAGTAACTCCTACCAATGTTCGTCTGGGTTTAAAAATCAATATCTGGACTGAAAATACTGTTTATTCTCAGTTTGATAGCTCTAAAGATCCTTCAGAATATGATTCTGCTCATCCTTTGTATGTTGTGATTGGATCAGATGTTTATAAGTGCATCGACAATGCTGAAGGTGCTCCTTCTACTGTAAAACCAACAGGAACATCACTGAATCTAATTCGTTTAGCAGACAAGTATGTCTGGAAGTATATGGGTTCAGTCTCTTCTTCAGATTCTGTAACTTTCCAGACTACTCAGTACATTCCGGTGGTCTACAAGACGTCTAATGATGGCTCAACTCAATGGGCTGTTCAGCAGGCTGCACTTGAAGGCTCATTGTCAACCTTTGGCGAGGTATTCTCAAACAATGAAGCTTTTACAACACCTTCTGTATCTATTCAAGGCTCTGGTAGTGGGGCTATTGCTGCTTTTGATTTGTCACCTTCTGGACTAATCCAGCATCTCTATATTACAAATCCTGGAACAGGTTATGATCAGAACACTTTTGCTATTGTAAAAGAAACTTCTGCTGCTGGTTCGGGTGCATCTGTAGATGTTCAAATTGCAGATGGTGTTGTTTCTATCAATGGCTCCGTAACTCCAGGCACGAATTATGAAGAAGCTTGTCTAGTAATCATTGGTGATGGTTCTGGGGCAGTTGGTCAAGTTACTGTTGCAGGTGGACAGGTGACTAATGTAACGATTACGGATGGTGGTTCTGGATATACATGGGCAGAAGCATTTATTATTCCAGGTTCCGCCGGTGCAGTATCCCAGGCGATTTTAGCACCTCTGCAGGGACACGGAAGCAATATCATCACAGAATTGTGTGCAAATACTCTTCTGATGTCATTTAAGATTACAAATAGTGATACAGATTATATTACTGATGTAGATTACAGACAAATTTCTCTTCTGAGTTCAATCCAACCTGATCAGAATTCTGTATCAAATGCTAATATGTTCATTGGACCATCACATCCAGAATATAATTCGTCAACCTCACTCAATAAGTATAGTATCGGAAGTGGTTATATGCTCTATTTGAACAATGTTCCAGTGATTGAGCATACATACTCACAAGAAGAAACTCTAAAAATTGCGATTGAATTTTAAGGTGAAATAATGTCCAGATTAGATCTAAATAGATCTCCTTATTTTGATGACTTCGATCCGTCGAAGAATTACATGCGTATCTTGTTTCGCCCTGGACGTCCAGTTCAAGGACGTGAACTGAACCAGATTCAAAGCACGCTTCAAAATCAAATTGAGCAGTTCGCAAACAACATCTTTAAGAATGGCTCTATCGTAAGTAATGCTCGCAGTTCGCTGGTAGCTAAAGCTTACGCTCGTCTGATGGAAAATACCGCAGACACAAATGTCGTGGTTGATATTGAACAATTTGCAGAAGGTACTCAACTTAAGGGCGATGTTTCTGGTATTACTGCTACCCTAGTAAAATCTGTGAATGCAGATTCTGTAGCTGGTGATCCTCCGACAATCTACATCGTTTATACTGGGACTGCTATTGATGGAAAAACATCTAGCTTTATTCCAGGTGAAACTGTCAGTGTTTATGATGAAAATAATCTACCAGTTTATAAGGTAACTGTTCGTTGTCCAAGCTGTCCTGGCTCATCTCTATCAGATACAATTCCACCTACCGGTTCAGGGCAAATCTTCACTGTAGATGAAGGTGTGTTCTATTACGAAGGAATGTTTGTTCAGTGTGCTCGTCAGGATATCATTGTTCTGAAGTACATGCTGAAGGATTCTGATGGAAACGTAACGAATAGCGTTCCGTGCAAACTAGGTCTAGATTTTGTTCAAAGCATTGTGACCTATGAAGATGATCCATCTCTTTTAGATCCTGCTCTTGGATATCCAAATAGTACAGCGCCAGGTGCTGATCGCTATAAAGCAGACCTAGTACTGACAAAGAGATCATACGATGCCGAGGATGGTGATAATTTCATCCTGCTATGTCGTGTTGGCGATGGAATGACAATTGAGTACATGAAGTCGGGCAGTGAATACTCGGCAATCATGGATGAAATTGCAAAGAGAACTTATGAAACTTCTGGTGATTACACTATTACTCCTTTCAAAGTTTCTTTCTATAATTCACTGAAGTCATCAGACACTGATACACTAGGTTGGTCAACAACTGGTGATGCTGATTCTTTGATTGCTCTTGTTACTCCTGCCACTGCTTATGTGAAGGGTTATAGAGTACAAACGATTTCTAACACTCCTGTTCAGTTTAGAAAAGCGAGAGATACAAAGAAGATTGGATCTTTCATTAAGCGTTTCGATGAAAGAACTTATGTGATGATGCAACCTAAGGGTTCCGCTGGAATCTGGCCTAATGCTGCGACAGATGTATCTTTGATTGGTTCTAATACTGTTACCATGTTTGATGGTCCAGTGGTAAGCAACTCTACAAGTGGCAATGCAATTGGTACATTCCAGGTTTCGGACATGGTTCTGGTTTCTGGAGATCCTACTCTTGGAACTGCTACCTACAAATATTACATCTACAATCTGAATATCACTGTTGCAGGTAAGAAACTTTCAGATGCACAGAGCTTCGGAAACGCTGGATCTCAATTCGTTGCTGCCGCAGTAACGGATACTACTTCTGGTCTATTTGAACTTTACAATTCAAATCAAAGTGCTCTGATCTACAAGATTGATCGTGATAATATCAAGACTCTAAGAGATAACGACAATAATCAGAATGGTTCTATCAGCGTAATTGTTCGTAAGAAACTGACAGGTACTCTGAATAGCACAGGTTCGGTAACCTTTAACTCTACTACGAATGAATTTTACGAACCATTCGATAATACAATGATCGTCTATACCACGGATGGATCGGGTAATATCCATCCCGTGAACTTGCTTGCGAGCATGGTAGATGATGATCCTACTGCTCTAACTCTAAATCTAGGAAGTGCATATCAAGGTCAAAGCGTTACAGTTCTGACAAGCGTCTTAATGACCAATCAGAAAGAAAAGACAAAGACTCTAACTGCAACTAGCTTCCAAACAAATACTGCTCCTAGCTTCAGTGTAGGCGATATCATTCCTCTAGGGAAGGGAGATGCTTGGGCTCTAACAAGTGTTCAAGTCATTAACCCTGCAGATGCGAATTTCACTCCTGTAGATGTCACTTCAGAATATTCGTTGAATACTAACATCAATGATTATGGTTATTTTGAGTCGACAATCACCAGAGTAAAAGCAGGTTCCTTGAGCCCTAACAGTAACTTCAGATTGCTGATTAGCTTTACCTATTTTGATCATTCTGGAACTGCTGGTTACTTTACGATCGATTCTTATGCTTCAGCATTAAACGATCCTACAAGTGGTGTAACATACGAAAATCTACCTACCTATGTATCGAGTAATCAGACTTCATACCCAATTGCGTCTAGTTTTGATTTCCGTCCTTTAATTGTAGGAACCGACGCAATTAGTGCTCTGCCGCCTGCTAATGCAACGACAGCAATTTTTGATATTGAATATTATCTGCCACGTACAGATCTTCTTCAGATTAACAAAGATGGTGTCTTGTATGTTAAGGAAGGTATCTCAAGCGAGAGCCCAGTACCTCCTACAACTGATAATAATGCGATGGCTCTGTACCAAATTTGGCAGAAGCCTTATGTGTATTCATTGAATGATGTAAGCACCAAGTACATCGAGAACAAGCGTTACACCATGAGAGATATTGGTGGTCTAGAAAGCAGAATTGCAAATCTAGAATACTACACCTCTCTGACTCTACTTGAGCAGAGTGCAGCAAATATGAGTATCAAGGATAGTAGTGGCCTTGATCGATTTAAGAATGGTTTCATTGCTGATAACTTCAGCGATTTCCAAGCTGCTGATCTAACAAACGTAGAATTCCGCGCCGCCGCCGATAGAACACAACAAGAACTTCGTGCTCAATTCAAGACACGTAACAAGAAGCTTGCTCTGAACATTCAGAAATCATTGAATGTAAAGATGATGGGTAATGTTGCGATGCTTCCATTCACCGAAGTAGTGATTGATCAGAATCCTTATGCGACAACGCATCTGAGTATCAATCCATATTTCCAGTATTGTCAGCGAGGAACACTTGTTCTGTCACCTAACACTGATACTTGGACTAACGATACTGCTCTACCTAAGGTAACTGTGGATGTCGATACTGGTGTTCAAGCCTTCCAACAACTTGCGAATGCAACTGGTGTGTTAGGGACTGATTGGGGTTCATGGGTAGATCAGAACAGAACTATTCTGCAATCTTCATCTCAGAGCACTTCTACGGCAAATAATAATGGCGTAAAAACCACAACTGCTACAACAACCACGACAACTAATCTGGTTGCTACTACTTCGACAAGAACTGGTACTGCGACAACCGTTGGTTCAAGAACTGATACCTACGATATCGGTGACGTTGTTAAGGATGTACAGATCATTCCTTACATGAGATCTGTTGTGGTAGAATTCTATGCTACAAAGATGAAGCCTAATACCATTGTGTATCCATTCTTTGATGGAACCGATGTATCTGCTAATTGCCGTAACACTGGATTCCAACTAACGTCTGCTAATGCTTCAACAAATGCTCAACTTGTCGCATATGGAAGTCCGTTAATCACTGATGGAAATGGCGAACTTCGTGGTGAATTTAAGATTCCTGATAACACATTCTTCACTGGTGAAAAGACCTTTAAGCTGACTGATGATGAAACTAACTCAGGAAATCCTGATTTAGAATCAACTTCTGCAGATACTACATTCTTCTCAGGTGGTCTTGATGTTACAACTCAAGACACTACCTTGAATGTGATCAGCCCAACGTTCAACAAATCACAAGTTTCTCAAAGCAATACAACGACAACGACAGAAACAAGTCGTCAAACATCTGTTGTGACTACATTGAACCCTGATCCGATCTCACAGAAGTGTGGAAATATTCCAGAACATACTTCTTCTTTCAGAAAATGTTCGTGTGCTATTAGCCCATCTTCATGGCAATGTCATGATCCTGTAGCCCAAGGTCTGCAAACGACTTCTGAAATGGTTGTGACCGCAGTAGGTGTATTCTTTAAAGCTGCCGATCCTATCGGTGATAGCTTGTTCTTACAGATTCGTGATATGGTAAATGGTTATCCTGGTCAGAATATCCTAGCCCAGAAGAACTTTACTTCAAGCGATCTTCAGTTATACATTTCTGATGATTCTGCAAAGGAATTTAAGGTAACATTTGATACACCTGTGTACCTAGAAGGAAATAGTCAGTATTGTTTTGTGGTAGGTGGTTACTCACCTAATACTAGAATTTGGATCTCTACTCTTGGTCAAGAAGTAGTGAACATGCCTGGTACAATTGTTCAAGAATCTCCAACTGGTCAATCAAGTTTCCGTTCTTTAAATGGTGATACCTGGAATGCTGAACAGACTCAAGAGATCAAGTACAATCTATATGCGGCTAATTTCACAGAAAACACAATGACACTTGTGTTTGAGAATAGCCAAGATATGAACACCTGGCCTCTAGATGATAATCCGTTTGAATTTGAATCTGGAAGCAATCAGATGCGTGTGTATGCACGTGATCATGGATTTACTGAAAATGATCGTATTAGTATTTCTCTATTTGATGATCAAACGATCTCAATCCAAGCGACGGATTTCCCACCTCAAGTAGGTCAAACAATCCATACGATTACAGGTCACGCAATAATCGCGAGTGTAACACCTGATCCTTCATCTGGAGCAAATTACTACAAGATCACTGTCAATCAGTCTTATGGTTTATTCCTAAATGGTCAACAATACACCGCAGATCCTATGAACAAGACAGTAAGAGACAATTATCTTGTTACTGCAATTGGTTCTGTGAAACCAGCAAGTTACCAATTGAATGAATGCTTCGGTTACTTCCGTCAAGATGCCTATACGAACAAGTATCCGGGTGGAAGCCTTGCAGGTATTCCTCTAGATCAGATCAATACTCAATTGATTGTAACTGCGGTTGATAGCCAAGACACATTCATCGTTCAACTTTCAAGTGTTGCAAATGTTTCTGGCCGTTACGGTGGAACTGGTGTTGTTTCATACGATTTCAACGAAAAATATGATGTGTTCAACATTTCAGGTGCCCGTACTGCTTACAGAGCAACAGAAAACTGGACAATGACAGGTATTGGACACGGAAAGACTTCTAGCCCATTTGCAAGTTCTAATTATGCTCAGCAACCTGCAATCAGTTTCACAATTGGTGAAGACCGTTACATGGACCAGCCGTTCAAGATTGCTTCTGCAAATAACGAGCAAAGAGTTCTTGGTTCTGATGGTAAATCTGTAGCGGTTCAATGCGTATTCAGTTCTGCTGGTAATGCAGTATCGCCTATGGTAAACTGCGACACATTTAGCATCACAACAATCAGTAACAGAACAGAATGGATTGATGCAGCATCATACAATGTGGCACCTAATGCTACAGGTAGATTGATTGCTGAAACTGATGGTTATAGAGGTGTTGAATCATATAAGTACGTTACACGAAACATTTTGCTTCAAAACCCAGCAAATGATTTGTATATCTATTTTGACGTTTATAAGGATCTAAACGCTGATTTTGATGTATACGTTAAGCGCACTTCGGTTTATGATAACAGAAATGTAGATGATATTCCTTGGTTGTTAGTTGATCAACTCGATAAATCACATTCATCAGTTGATTTGACAGATAGAGTTGAATATACAGTTCAATGTTCACAAGCAATCTCGGATTGGTTAGATACAAATGGTGAACCAGAACCTTTCACAGCTTTCAAGATCAAGCTTGTAGGACGTGCAAAGAATTCAGCTCATCCTGTATTGTTTGCAAATCTACGCGGTATTGCGGTAACGTAATGAAAGAAAAAGTTCGAGATTATCCAGGTCTGGTTAAAGTTGATAGAGCCTTTGTAGTCAATACAAACGATACTGAATACAGAAAAGCTCTTGCAAGGAACAAACAACAAAAGAAGTTAGAGGGCATGGATGCCCGCTTGACTTCCTTAGAAGGAAAATTGGATCAAATCCTATCACTCTTAGGAGCAGGTAAATGACTTCTACAAACCCTAACTGGGCAGAAATGTCCGACGATTTAAAAATCATCGAAATGATGGCGGACGGTTTTGACCACGTGGATACTAAGATTCAAGCAATTACTCAGGATATCCAAGATATCAGAGAATCGTTATCTAGTCTAGAGACAATGTTAGGTGATCCTTCTAGATTAAATGATAAGAGTATTGTTGACACTCTAAATACAATTGTAGAAATGCTTGAAACTACTCAAGCGAATGTGTCAGCTTCTCAACAGAAATAAGGTAGATTATGGCTGTTACCAGAATTACATCTAGAGATCAGCTAAAGGACTATGCGCTTAGGGCTCTTGGTGCACCTGTTCTTCAGATCAATGTAGATGACAACCAGCTTGAAGATAGAATTGATGATGCACTGGATATGTTCTGGGAATATCATGCTGATGGTGCTATCCGCACTTTTGTGAAATACGAACTAACCCAAGATGATTTTGATAGAGAATATCTTCAGTTACCTGATGGTATTTTATCTGTTATGAGAGTTCTGTCCGTTGATAATCAGAAAGCTTTGATTAATCTGCAATATCAGATGTTCATTACAGATATCATGAATATCAAACAGATCACAACTGGCGGTATTAACGGATATGTTCTGACAAATAGCTATCTGAATATGATTAATGATTTCTTTTCTTATGAAAGAGTCGTTAGTTTTAACAAGCATCGAGATCAATTAAGAATTGATACTGATTGGTCAACCTATAATGTAGGCGATATTCTTCTTGTTGAGTGTTATATCATTCAAAATCCAGAAGAATATGGTGAGACCTACAACAATTATTGGTTAAAACAGTATGTGATTGCCCTATTCAAGAAGCAATGGGGTCAGAATTTAATGAAATTCTCAGGTGTCAACTTACCTGGTAACATTCAGGTAAATGGCAGAGAGATTTACGAAGAAGCTAAAGATGAAGTCAAGGATCTAGAAGATCGTTTGAGAAACGAATTTCAATATCCTTGCGATTTTTTTATCGGTTGATGCGAGTAATTCTTAATGGCCACGAATAAGTATTTCAACCGATTAAAGCAAACTTCAGAACAAGATCTTTTTGAAGATATGGTAATTGAATCCATCCAACAATCTGGTGTGGATGTTTGGTATATCCCAAGAGAAAATCTAGAAGTTGATCCTATTTTAGGTGAACCTACACAATCTACTTTCAGAGAAGCTTTCTTGATTGAAGCATATCTTCCTGAAGGTGGACAAATGGATGGTCAACAAAATCTGATGTCTAAGTTTGGTTTTAGAATGAATCAAACTATTGATATGATCATTTCTAAGAGACGTTGGGCTGAAATTGGAACTGGATTTCCTCGTCCACGTGAAGGTGATCTAATCTATATTGGGGATTCTCAGAATTCATATTCTTCATTCTTGAACACATTCTTTGAGATCAATCAGGTCTGGTACACAAATCCTGACTGGCAATTTGGTCGTCATTTCACATACAAGATGATGTGCGAAGTCTTTACCTACTCTTATGAGAAGTTTCAGACTGGTGTTACGACCATTGATGATATGCAGCTTCCAAATATGGACATTGTAGACATGGCGATCAATGAAGCCTTAGAGCAACAAAAGCCGTCTGTAGTGATTGACAAAAGCAATCCTTTTGGTGATTTCTAATGGTAAGAAATATCTTCTATTATGGCACTACAAAAAAGATCATCGTCGGATTTGCATCTTGTTTCGATGATATTCGTTATGTAGATGGTCATGGACAAACTATCTTGGTTCCTATCCATTATTCGCCTAAAGAAAAATTCATTGAATTGATCCAAGCAAATCCTGATTTTGACAATACGAATTTTGATATTACTCTACCTCAGATGGGTTTTGAGATTACAGATATCAAATTTGATTCATCACGACATACAAATCCATTGTCAAAAATTGATGATGTAGATTCTACTTCTGGCGAACAATATATGTTCAACAGAGTACCTTACAATTTTGAAGTTAGCCTTTACATTGCAGCAAGAAGATTTGAAGATTCCTTGAAGATTGTGGAACAAATTATTCCTTTCTTTACGCCCGAATTAACAATTACGATCAATGATAAAGAAGATTATAATCTTCAGACGAATGTTCCTATCATTTTAAATGATGCTCAATTCGACATTGATTATGAAGGTTCGTTCAATACCAAGAGAACCATTACTTGGACTTTGAATTTTACAGTGAAAGGATTTTATTACTCAAATCCAAGAGATGCAAAGCGTATTAAGCAATCAATTGTTGAATTGCATAACGAAGATTTCGATCGTTATTTCACAAAATATACGGCAACTGTAGATCCATTTGAAGCTACTCCATCTGAACCGCATACTATTGTAGAAACTACTGAAACGGTATTAAATGATGACTGATGCAATCTCAAAATCACTAGGTGTTGCTGAACCTAAGCAATTGATGTCTGCAGAAACAGAAGTCGCACGAGTGACCGATGTAACAAGAACCCTTGTTGATGCAAAGAAGGAAAATCAAACTTCTGATTATGAAGATGCAAGAACTAATATCAAGTCTATCATTAAAGACTCTATGTCATTAGTTCCTGATCTAGTTAATCTGACCAGAGAAGCATATAGTGATAAGATGTATAAAGCTGCTGCTGAATTCCTTGCTACTTTAGCAGATCTAAATGTTTCTCTAGTAGGTTTATCGGAAACAAAAGAAGTTTCTTCTTCGCAAAAAATTAAACCTGAAGAATCTAAACCTCAAGAAAAACGTGAAGTTAAGGTCTTCATTGGAACTACAGAAGAGATGCTAGACCGAGTTTCTTCACAAGAGAAGTTGCCTGTCCAAATTCAAGACAATGTTTAAGGGATGGGTTACTCAATCCCATTAGCTCCCTTGTGACGATACTAGATCGTTCAGTTATTTGCTTTTCTTCCCAGAAAAGCTCACTAGCGACAGGAGCTCATTTTCTCGTCAGAGTTTCATTACTATCCTGTCTGTCAGTCTCATGCAATCCCAGTTCGGCTGGCACCTGAAAATTGCATTACCTAACACGTTTCAAACGGTTAGTCTGACACCTTTGTCGGAGATATAATCTCCCTAGCATATAGATGATGACTAGTAACCTGTCTATATACTACCCGTTTCGGTAAAACCCTAATGGTGCAAGCGGGGTTTCATCTGTTGGCTGCGCTACTCCGGGTCACTCCGTTAACTTTTGGGCTCGGACGAGTGATGAGTTTCTTAAATATTCTAGTCTTTCAGTCTTTAAACAGGAGCAATGCTAACTTCTAATCATGCGTTTGCATAGTCTGAGTTAGATAATGTATCATGGAATACGATTTCATTAAAGAGAATAGCTATAATGGCAACGGCAAACTTAAAAAAGCCGGTGTCAGAATGGAAATCACTGCAGAAGAACAACAAGAGTTCATTAAATGTAGAGATGACTTTTTCTATTTTCTAGAGACATATTGTAAGATCATTTCTCTGGATGAAGGTCTAGTAAATTTCAAACTTTATCCATATCAAAAGAAAATGATGAAAATGATGGAGGATAATCGTTTCAATATCTTCCTTCTTCCTCGCCAGATGGGTAAGACAATCACTGTTGCTGCTTACCTTTGTTGGTGTGCAATTTTCAATAGACGTTTCAATATTGCTATTCTTGCTAATAAAGCTGAACAAGCAAGAGAAATTATGTCTCGTCTTCAATTGATGTACGAAGAACTTCCTTGGTTTCTTCAACCTGGCGTCAAGACTTGGAATAAAGGTGACATTTGGTTGGGAAACGGCTCAAAAGTATTTACCGCAGCAACCACTGGTTCATCTGTTCGTGGTAAGTCGCTGAACATTGTTTACCTTGACGAATTTGCATTCGTAGAAAATGATGTTGAGTTCTATACTTCTACCTACCCTGTTATTACATCAGGTAAGAAGACTAAAGTAATTATTACCTCCACTCCTAATGGAATGAATCTGTTCTATAAGCTTTGGACAGATGCAATGGAAGGTAGAAGTGCATACAAACATCTTCAAGTACATTGGTCTGAACATCCCAATCGCGATGAATCCTGGAAACAAGATCAGCTTCGCAATATGGATGAGAAGCAATTCAATCAGGAATTTGGTTGTCAATTCTTGGGGTCTACAGACACTTTGATTTCAGGTCATAAGCTTCAACAATTAACCTTTGTAGAAGCAATTGGCGGTGATGAAAAGTTCTTTAAAATCTATTCTCAACCAGAGAAAGATCGATCTTATGTAATCACCACTGACGTATCAGAAGGTATTGCAAAGGATTATTCTGTCATCAATGTCTTCGATGTAACTGAAGCTCCTTACAAACAGGCAGCAATCTATAGAAGCAACATTGTTCCCCCATTGCTACTTTCAGAAGCTCTATTCAGAATTGCGAATATGTATAACTCTGGAGTCGTAATTGTAGAAAATAACAATATGGGTTCTGATGTTTGTAATTCACTCTGGAATGACTATGAGTATGAAAATATGCTCATTACCAGGAACAAGAACAATGAAAGCTTAATCAGAGAAGGTCGTCAATCTAACGTAGGCATTAGGACCACGAATAAAACAAAGTTGATTGGATGCTCTTCTTTGAAATCACTGATCGAAAGTAATACATTAGTGATCTATGATTTTGAAACCGTCAAAGAATTAACGACGTTTATCAAAAAAGGTAAATCATACGAAGCTGAAAAAGGTAAGAATGATGACATTGTCATGTCAATGGTCTTATTTGCATGGTTCGTTCATCAACCATACTTTTCAGAAATGGTAGATCTAAACGTAAAAGCATTAACCAAGGACAATCTGTACGATGAGTATTCCATCTGTTTAGGCTTTTTTGCAGATGGAACGGAAACAGACAATGATTCATTCATATGGTAAATATGATAGAATAATTTGAAAGTACGTCCTTGAATTAGGAGAAAATAGATGGCTTCATCTCAAACAAGCCCAGGCGTAGTGGTTCAGGAAACTGATTTAACCAACTTCGTTGCTAGTGTTGGCACCTCGGGCGGTGCATTTGTAGGCGGTTTTGCATGGGGTCCTGTAGAACAGTACACAACTCTAGCTAGTGCAACCGACCTAGAAGCTCAATTTGGTAAGCCAGATGACACTAATTATGTCGATTGGTTCTCGGCATCAAACTTCCTTAGCTATACTGGTCAGCTAATTCTTGTCCGTGTTGTTGATGAGAATGCGCTGAATTCGTCAGATGACGGTGATGGTATTCTGATTAAGAATGATAATGATTTCCAGATTGTTAGCTCAACTGGACCAACTGGTGTGCATTTTGCTGGTAAGTTCCCAGGCACTCTTGGTAACTCACTAGGTGTGTATGCTTGTGATGCTACTGGATTTGATACTTGGCAGTACAAGGGTTCATTTGACTCTGCTCCAGGCACTTCAGAAGCTGCTGCTGCTGTAGGCGCAAGCAATGACGAACTTCATGTCGTTGTGGTAGATCTTCATGGTAAGTTCTCAGGAACTCCAGGTAGTGTTCTAGAATCTTTCGCATACCTTTCAAAAGCAAAGGATGCAAAGGATATCAACAATGCTCCTAACTACTATGTCAACGTTCTGAATAGATCCTCACAATACATTCGTGCTCTTACGGCACTGAATGGTGAAAGCGGTTCAGCTGGTGGTGCTGTTACTTCAGTGACTGTAACAGATGCTGGTTCTGGATACACAGATGCTACGGTTGCTTTTAGTGCTCCTCCTGCAGGTGGCGTTCAAGCAACTGGTACGGTTCAACTAGATGCTGGTGCTATTACAGGTGTGACGATTACCAATCCTGGTAAGGGTTACACGGCTGCTCCTACAGTGACGATTACTGGTACAGGCGGAACCGGTGCAACTGCGACAGCCGCAGTGAGTGCAATTGTTACGACTGTTGATTGGGGAACTGCTCTTATTGTTGCTGGTGTGCCTTCTGCTTACTCAAGCCTGGCTGCTCCTGTTTCCATGCCGCTGACTGGTGGTGTTGATAGCACTTCAATTGGTTCACAAGAGCTGATCACTGGCTACTCAATGTTCGAGAATGCAGAGCAGGTTGATGTAAGCTTGATCTTTGTGGGTTCAGCAGGCGGCGATGATGAAATGGACACTGTTGTTCAATTTGTGATTGACAATGTTTGCGAATCCAGAAAGGATTGCATGGTATTCTTCTCACCAAAGCTAACTGACGTGCTGAATGTGACTCAGAGCGCTGCTGCAACCAATGTTGTTGCAACTCGCAATCTGATTGCTCGTTCTAGCTCATATGCAGTTATGGATAGTGGATGGAAGCTACAGTATGACGTCTATGCTGACAAGTACCGTTGGATTCCTCTGAATGCCGATATTGCTGGTCTTTGCGCTCGCGTAGATACCACAAATGATGCTTGGTGGAGCCCTGCAGGATACAATCGCGGTCAGATCAAGAATGTTGTATCTCTTGCATTCAATCCGAACAAGACCTCACGAGATGCAATCTATAAGGTTGGAATTAACCCTGTGGTTACTTTCAATACTGATGGAACTATTCTTTATGGAGATAAGACGCTTCTAGGAAAGAATAGTGCATTCAGCTTCATCGGAACACGTCGTCTGTTCATCTTGCTTGAGAAGACAATTAGCGGTGCTGCAAAGTATTCACTATTTGAATTCAATGATCAGTACACGCAGGCTGCTTTTGTGAACATGGTTGAGCCTCAGCTTCGTACAGTGAAGGGTCGCCGCGGTATGGAAGACTACCGTATTGTTTGCGATAGCTCAAATAACACTGATGCAGTGATCCAGGCAGGTCAGTTTGTTGGATCAATTTTCATCAAGCCTCAATATAGCATCCAATGGGTGCAACTGAACTTCGTAGCAGTACGTCGTGAAGTGAGCTTCGATGAAGTCGTAGGCGTTGTTTAAGATAGAAAGAAATAAAAGAAGCCCGTCTTGATGGCGGGTTTTCTTTTGACTAAATAAAAAGAAATTCAAAGTTGGAGATATCTCAGATGAGTGCTGACATTCATTCGTTTCTTGCAAATTTTCAAGGCGGCGGCGCTCGTCCTAACCGCTACGAAGTAGTTCTTACTTTCCCTGCTGGTGTTCCTGGTGGTATTTCGGCTTCTATTAAGGCTGGTTTTACTTGTAGAGCTGCATCTATCCCTGCATCAAATATGGGCGTTGTAGATGTTCCGTATAAGGGACGTCAAGTTAAAGTTCCTGGCGATAAGGTATGGGATGATTGGACTGTCCAAATTCTTATTGATAATGATTTTGCGACTCGCTCAGTATTTGAGAAGTGGCATGATCTTATTTTAGGATTTGATAGCAACGTCGCATCCGCTGGTTTCGTTAACCCTGCTAATGCTTATGCTAGAGCTCAGGTTAATGCACTTGATCGTTATGATCAGATTATTCAGACTTATGTTGTAGATGGTATGTTCCCGACTCAAGTTGGTGAAATTACTCTAGCATATGATGCTAACGATCAGATCATGGAACAACAGGTTACATTTGCAATCAATGGTTGGTCATCAGACGTTACAACCTAAGAAGATAACACACCCGCCTCGCCTCTCTTTGAAGCGCAAATAGGCGGGTCTTCTTGAATAAATAATGGAAAGTCTTAAAGGAATATGTGATGGAGCTTTTCGGCTACGAACTTAAAAAGAAGAAAGTCTCTAATCCGTTAGAGACATTTCAAATCGACAGAGAAGATATTGCGTCAGATGCAGTAATTGTTTCTGATGGTCCTGTCGATGGCTCTGGAATGTCGGTATTCAGCTATGATGCTACATCCATTCCTGGCGATGAAATTGAACTTATCTCAACATACAGATCAATTTCCCTTTCTTCTGAAATTGATGAAGCTTTGCAGGAAATCAGAAACGAAGTATTCATTTTCGATGTTCCCGGCAAGAGGGCATTTGAAATTGACTTCAAAGATGAACCTACGTCACCTTCATCTTCGATCAAAAAGAAGATTACAGAAGAATTTCATAATCTTTATAATGTAGTGAATTTTGACGAACGTGGGCTATCATATTTTGATGATTGGTATATTGATAGCAAGCTCTATCTTCATAAGATCATTGACAGTAAGCAACCTAAGCTAGGTATTCAGAAAGTTGTGGCAATTGATCCTCTGCGAATTCGCAGAGTGAAGTTCATGCCTAAGTCTGATGCTAATGGTGTCTATGACATCTCCAAAGTTCAAGAATGGTATATCTATTCTAATCACTTTGCCAAGAATATTATGCCTGGAACTATTACTCCTATTGAGTTTGGTTCTGAAATTGCAGGTCTAAGAATTAAACCTGATGCTATTTGTTATACAGATAGTGGTGTAATTGATAGAGCAACAGGCAAGACAATCGGATATCTAAGAAAGGCAATCGTTCCTTATAACAATCTGCGAATGATGGAAGATGCAATGTTAATCTTCCGCGTTGTTCGTGCTCCTCAACGTCGTGCGATCTATATTGACGTCGCGGGTATGCAGAAGAACAAAGCTGAGCAGTACATGAAGGATATGATGTCTCGCTTCAAAAATAAGATGGTTTATGACAGCAAGACAGGTCAACTTGCTGATCGTCGCAATGTCATGTCTATGCTTGAAGATTATTGGTTACCACGTCGTGACGGCGGTAAGGGAACTGAAATCGAGACAATTGATGGCCAGAATGCTCAAGATATCATGGATGAAGTAGAATATTACAGAGACAAGTTATGGCGCGCTCTAAATGTTCCTCGTTCAAGATTTGGACAAGATGATGCGCCATCTTTCCCATTTGGTAAGGGTATTGAAATCCAAAGAGACGAATATCGTTTTAGAAAGTTCTTAGATAAGATTAGATCAAGATTCTTGATGTTTATGAAGGATCTTCTGAAGACTCAACTTATCTTGAAGAATATTATTACACCTGATGATTGGGATCAGATCAGTAAATCCATTGTTTGGACTTTCACGGAAGATAATGCTTTCGTTGAATACAAAGAGTCAGAAATCTTAAATAATAGGTTAGTAACCTTAAATCAAATTCAACCGTATATTGGAAAGTTCTTTTCCCAAGAATGGATTAAAAAGAACGTTCTTCGTCAGACAGACCAAGAAATTTCTGATATGCAGACTCAAATGGATAGTGAGCCTCCTTATGATATAGGTCTACCTGGAAGTGAGGACGGTCCACCGGGTGGTAGCTCAGAACCGATCCAAGATACAGACACAGATACAGGAAGCGATAATGACTAAAGGTATTGAAGCAATCCGTGAATCAGTTAAAAAGGGTGATTCATACCATGCCATCACAGGTCTTTGTGAGGAAATTGCTCAAAGAGTTTCCATGGTAACTCCTATGTCTCTGGTTCAAAGAGATCCTAAGAGAGATAATGAAGGTGTTGCAATTGCAGATCATGGACATCTTGGTAATGGTCCAGGAAAAGCTTTTCTAGATCCTCTTGAATTTGCTGCTCTTACAATTAAAGAGACTGCTCGTCAACAATTTGGTTCTGATGATGGAACTTACAAAGATGGTATCCTGACTCTAGAACTTCGTGCTGTTCAGGCTGCCAAGGAATTTGCTGCTTGGCTAGATGATAGCCCTTTAGTGTATGGTTATCTTCTAGATGTTACTAGAAATGATAAGAATAAAGGTATTGAAAAGAGAGCTCCTGTTCTTAATTTAGATGATATTACCAACGATACAAGCATCTTTTATTTCACATTTAGAATTGCTGTAGGGGAGGATCTTTTGGTATGATTATCCTTGTAGAGCAATATGATGAATTTGATTGCGAGGTTCTAGAAGAACAAACTTCTGCTGGTAAGAAAGATAAGAAGTATGTGATTCAAGGAATCACAATTCAGTCTAATGTGAAGAATAGAAACGGTCGCGTCTATCCAGAAGAAATTGTGGATGGAGAAGTAGGACGTTACATTAAGGATGTTCTGAATAAGAATAGAGCTGTGGGTGAGTTAAATCACCCTGCCGCGGAAAATCCTAAGATCAATTATGAGAGAGCTTCGCATAAATTTGAAACCCTTACTAAGGATGGTTCAAATTGGCATTCTAGAGCGGTAGTAACAAAGAAGACTCCTATGGGCTCTATTGTTGCTGGGCTTATGGATGAAGGTGTCCAGATGGGCATCAGTTCTCGTGCAGTAGGTTCTACTAAGAAGCAACATGATGGAACAAAAATTGTCCAAAAAGATTTTCATCTGATTACACCAGGAGACATTGTCTCTGATCCATCAGCACCTGATGCATATCTAACAAACCTTATGGAAGATAAGGAGTGGGTATGGGCTAATGGGCTACTTATTGAAAAAGAAGTAGAAATCAAAGATGAAGTAAATAAATTAGCCAAAACTAAAATGCTGAATGAAGAGAACATGTTGAGATTGTTCAATCACATTCTCTCACAGATCTAAGGAGCAAAGTAATGAAGTTGAATGAAGAAATCACAGGTCTTCTAGGCGAGGAAAATCTTGCTGAGGAAACTGCTGTGAAGCTCGCAGCACTTGTTGAGAGTCATGTGGCAGCTAAGCTAGAAGAAAAGACAACTGGTCATGCTGCTGAAATTCAGGCTCTGAATGAAGCTCATGCTGAAGAAATCACGGCTCTACGTACAGAGCTAACTGAACAAGCAAATTCTTATGCAGAATATGTGAAGGAAGAAGTTTCAGAAAAGATCAGCGAATATGTTGATGCTGCTGTCTCGAAGTATGTCACAGAAAATGAAGAAAAGTTTGCGAAGCTAGATAAATTTGATCGCATTGAAAAGTCATTTGAATTGATTAAAGAAGCATTTGAAAATAATGGTTTTGATGTCAAAGAAGATGCAGTTTCAAGCAAACTACAAGAAGACGTCGATGCTGCTACGGCTGCCTATGGTCACCTGTTTGAACAGAATAAGGAACTGAAGGAACTACTGCAAGAAGCACAGATGGAAAATATTTTCAATACCAAGACAATCTCACTTTCTGACACTCAGAAGGAAAAGGTAAAGGCACTTGCTGAAAGTGTTCAGTTTGAAGGTGTTGATCAGTTCGGAAAGGCCCTAGATTTGATCGTGTCACAGGCAGTCAGTAAGTCTTCCGAGAATCAAGGTTCACTGAATGAGGATACTCAGGACGTGATTCCTGCTGTAAAGCCAATCTCGGACAAGATGAAAAAGTACATCGATCGTCTGTGATAAATTAGTTTTTCTATAAATAGAATTGAATAACGAATATTGAGATTTGTTGAGGAGAAAACGATGTCTCTAGAAGTATTAACAGAGAAGTGGGATGGCGTCCTTAATTCGGACAAGCTGCCTAAAATTGACAGCCAACTGAAGGTAAGAACAACTGCCCAGCTTCTGGAAAACCAGGAGAAGTTTCTTGCTGAGGCATCAAACGTTGCCGGCGGAATTGAGAACTTCGACCCTGTTCTGATTAGCTTGGTTCGCCGTCTTGCTCCTAAGCTTATTGCTTATGATGTATGTGGTGTGCAGACGATGTCAGGTCCGACCGGACTGATCTTCGCTCTACGTGCTCGCTACACAGGACGTAATGGTGCAACTCCTGGAACTGGTTCAGGATCTGATACGCCTCAGGGTGGTTCAGAAGCTCTGTTCTATGAAGCCAATACTGCTTACTCGGGTGCTGGTTCGCATAGCGGAGACAATCCGTGGGCAGTTGGTTACTCTACTGGTACTGGTATGGATCTTGCCGATGGTGAGTCAAATGCCTGGGCTGCAATGGGTGTGACCATCGAGAAGAGCAATGCTGTTGCTAAGACTCGTCAGCTACGTGCAGACTACTCGCTAGAACTGGCACAAGACCTTCGTGCAATTCATGGTCTGGATGCTGAAGGTGAGCTGACCAACATTCTGTCGTCAGAAATCATTGCAGAACTGAACCGTGAGGTTGTTCGTACAATCTACACTGTTGCTCAGCAAGGTGCACAATTTGCTTCAACTCCTGGTACCTTCGACCTGCAGAATGATGCAGACGGACGTTGGGCAGTTGAACGCTACAAGGGTCTGCTATTTGCTATCGAACGTGATGCTAACGCAATTGCTATTAACTCACGTCGTGGTAAGGGTAACATCCTGATTACTAGCTCGGACGTTGCTTCGGCACTTGCGATGGCTGGTATTCTTGATTATGCTCCTGCCCTAGATGGTATGGTTGATCTTGATGTTGACGCTACCGGTGCAACCTATGCTGGTAAGGCTGGTCGCTTTAAGGTATATGTGGATCCGTATGCAGGAGCCGATGGTTACTGTGTGGGCTTCAAGGGTGCTAACCAGTATGACGCAGGTCTGTTCTACTGCCCATACGTGCCGCTACAAATGGTTCGCGCTACTGACCCAACGAACTTCCACCCTGCACTGGGCTTCAAGACACGTTATGCAATTGTGTCGAACCCATTCACCAACATCAACGCTGGTGGAAACGTGTACTACCGCAAGGCTCAAGTGCTGAACTTGATCTAAGCTACAGTTCAACAAACTGTTACGAAAAGCCCGCTATACGCGGGTTTTTTGTTGGCTCAAAATCAGTTAAACTAAGAGCCTTGGAAGAGGAGCTCTGCATGTATCCTGATTGTGAAGTCGATATTAAAGTTCTTGGTGGTCTTCCTGTTACCGTGAAGGTTTGGATTCAATCTGAAGATCCAGAAGTAGGTATTTTCTATCCCTATATTGAAGATTATATTCTGTGCCATCACAAGACAGGTAAACCTCATACTCAATGGATCTATAATAGAATTGAGAAAGATGGATCAGATAAAGTATATGATGCAATCTGGGAAGCTTTAGAAGAGTCAAAAAGACAGGCAGAGATGGATGCTGCAGAAGCAAGGTATGAAGATAGGGATTTCTACGACTATTGGTAGAAAATTGGTGATTTTTAGGCTTTGTAAGCTATTGAAAAGATTGGATAAAAATTAGCAGAAAATACCAATCTTTTCAATAAAATGCAGTTTTGTAGGTTCTATGTGTAAGTGGAGTAATCATGCTAAAAAATGCCACGTTAATTGGAATTCATGGGAAGATGGGAGCAGGTAAGGACACTCTCGCGACTGTCATTCATGCACTACGCCCTAGGATGTATAAAAGCAATTCTTTTGCTAGACCTTTGAAAGAAGGTGTCATGGCAATGTTTGGATGGGACAAGATTCATTTAGAGGATAGAAGTCTTAAAGAATCAATTGATCCGTTTTGGGGATTCTCGCCTAGAAAGGCAATGCAATTGCTAGGTACGGAATATGGACGCAAAGGTCTTACAGATGATATCTGGATCAAAGCTGCTGAGAAATATTATCAGAAGTCTCTAGAAACAGGTATGGGCGTTATTATGACTGATGTCCGTTTTGAGAACGAAGCAGCTTGGATTCGTTCTAAGACCAATAGTATCTTAATTCATGTCATAGATCCTAATGCACCTTATGTTGACCCTAAAACTCTGCATCCTAGTGAACAAGGAATTGAGTTTAAAGGTGGTGATATTCATCTGATGAACGATAAGAACTCTGGTGTAGAAGGTCTTTGGAGTTCAGTGGTCAAATTACTAGAAGATTGATGTTGCTGGCTAAATACTTGAAATTCAATCAGGTGTTTAGCCATGCAAATTTCACAAGCTGGTACTAATCTAATCAAGCAAGAAGAAGGATTTAGATCAGACGCTTATCAGGATGGTGGTGGTGTCTGGACTATAGGATATGGTTCTACTAGAATCAATGGTCGCCCAGTCACAAAGGGCGACAAAGTAGACGAACCTACAGCTCTTCAAATGTTGATCACTAAGGCTAACTCCGATCTTTCGGAGGTTTCTGCTGTTCTAAAAACCAATTTGAATCAAAATCAGACTGATGCAATTGCATCGTTTGTGTATAACATTGGTCTGGGGCAATTTAAATCATCAACTCTTTTGAGCAAACTGAATGCAAGTGATTTTGCAGGTGCAGCTGATCAATTTGCACGATGGATCTACGATAATGGTAAAGTCGTAAATGGACTAATTCGTCGTAGAGCTCAAGAAAGAGCTTTATTCTTGAAGGCATAATATGTCTGATACGAAAACGTTTAACAGAAATTCTGCTCTAGGGACTTCATTTAAACTTGAAATCCCTGGAATGGAACAACTGAACTATTTTGTTCAGAGCACATCTTTGCCTAGCGTTTCTATGAATGGTATAGATTCGCCTTACAAGAATAATCAGGGTGCTTTACCATCTAACAGAATTGACTATGAACCTGTTTCATTTGAATTCATGGTAGATGAAGATTATGATAACTATGATTCTTTAAGATTATGGATGCACAGAATTGAAAGAAACAATAGACCACTGATCCAAGAACTTGCGGATATTAGTTTGTTTCTAACCAGTTCTAATAAATTGATCAATAAAAAGGTTGTTTTCTATGGTGCTTTTCCTGTATATTTGACTGAAATTCCTTTAGCATCTGACACAGATGATGCTAATCCAGTTAAATGCACGGCAATCTTTAGATTCCAATATTTTGAAATTCAGAAAGTAACAGTCTGAGGTAATAATGAAACTTGATGATATTTTGAAGATGATTGAAGTAGATTCAATCATCGACAATGCTCAGCTTGACCAAGAATCGCTAAAAATCCCACAACTTCATGGTAAATATTACAAAGTATTCATAGAAGAGCTTAGAGTTCTGAAAGGATATGATAAAGATTATAATGCTTTGAAGCGTGATAGAACAGAGTATTATTTGGGCAAATCTTCAGATGAAATCTATAAAGAAGAACCTTTAGATCAGAAGATTATTAAGCAAGATTTAGATCTTTATCTAGAAGCAGATGACAAGCTTTCAACATTGAGAGCAAAGCGTGATATGCAGAAAGCTAAGGTTGAGATGGTTGAAGGTTTCATCAAATCACTCAACAACCGAGGTTTTCAAATTAAAAATGCGATTGATTTTTTACGTTTCAAAAATGGCTTTTAAATCATATACTTACATCATGGGTTGGCGTCATCTTGACGTTTGGTATTATGGTGTAAGGACAGCAAATAAAGTCTCGCCTATTGAAGACTTTTGGAAAGTATATAAATCATCTTCTAAAATTGTCCATGAGTATATTGAGGCGAATGGTGATCCGGACGTATTAAGAATTCATAAAGAGTTTTCTTCTAAACAAGATGCTATAGATCATGAAAGAAAATTCTTGTCAAAAGTTAATGCTGCTCAATCTGACAGATGGTTAAACCAATGTAATGGGTATTCTGATAAAGGAGTTTTGAATCTAGAATGGTCAGATGAGCGTAGAAAGAAGTTAAGTTTAGCTATGATAGGTCGTTCGAATATGGGCGGCAAAAAGCATAGTGAAGAAACTAAAAAGAAGATGTCTGAATCCGCTTTGAATTTGGAGAAATTGACTTGTCCGCATTGTGGTAAGTCTATGGCTAAGAAATTTGCTTCCAGATATCACTACGATAAGTGCTCTGTTTTAACAGGTAAAAAGCATCCAGGAGTGATGACTGGAAGGGCTCATTCTGAAGAGTCTAAAAAGAAGATTGGTGAAGCTAATTCTAAATATATTGGAAGAAAAGCAAGCGAAGAGACTAAAGCTAAGATGCGAGAGTCTCACATAAAACGATTGACGGAAAGTTCTAAACTTTAATAGCGTCAATCATTATTAAAGTTTAGGTTGATGTATGGCTGATATCATTATTCATTATCAAAATCAAATCAAATGTAGACTAGAGTGTAGTGGAGGCATCGCATATGAAATTGCGGAGGCCTTTTCTTTTTATGTGAAGGGGTATAAATTCATGCCCCAATACAAATCTGGTCGTTGGGACGGTCGCATCAAGATGTTTGATGTTAGAACCAGGCTATTTCCGAGAGGTCTGCTTCCTCGTTTAGTGGAATGGTGTTCTAATAATGATTATGTCATCAAGATTGATTCTGATGATAAAGCAAAATTTAGACCTCAGGTAGAGTACGACATTGCTTTCTTAGATAATTGGAAGAAATATGGAAAACTTGAACCTAAATCATATCAGAAATCATCAATTGAAACTGCGCTGAAGCAGAATCAGACATTGATCCTTAGCCCAACGGGATCAGGAAAGTCTTATGTAATCTACATGATTGTTAGATATCTTCTGGAACATACAAAAGAAGATATTCTTATCACAGTGCCTACTACATCACTCGTAGAACAGTTATACAGTGATTTCAATGATTATGCAGTGGATTGGAATGTAGAGAATTACGTCACTAAGATCTATTCTGGTAAGGAAAAGAATACTAAACACAGAGTGAAGATCAGCACATGGCAAAGTATCTACAAACTGCCCTCGAGTTGGTTCTCTAGATTTGGAGCTTATATCTGCGATGAAGCACATGGTGCAGATGCAAAGTCTATTAGTTCTATTGTAGATAAAATTCCTGATGCTCCAATCAGAATTGGATTAACAGGTACACTTGATGGTTCCAAACTCCATGAATTAGAGATGCTTTCTAGATTTGGAAATCTATTTGTTGCAGCGACAACAAAAGATCTTATGGATTCAGGCGATCTTGCAGAACTTGATATCAGATGTCTAAAGATTAGATATTCTGATGATGACGTAAAATTGGTTAAGAGTTTAGACTATCAGGGAGAAATAGATTTCTTGGTTTCTAACGAAAGACGAAACAATGTTTTGGTTAATGCTGCTTTGAATGAACCCAAGAATGTGCTAATGCTGTTCAATTTTATTGATAAGCATGGTGCAAAATTGTATGATTTATTGAAAGCAAAGGCAGATCAATACAATAAGAAGATCTACTATATCCATGGTGGCATTGAAGTAGAAGATCGAGAAAGAATCAGGCAGCTTTTGGAGAAAGAGAATCCTATTGTTGCAAGAGAAATTGAATTTGATGGTTTTTCTTTGCGAATACCTTTAGGTACTCAAATTCAATTATCAGATAAGTCGTTTAAACCTGTTGATAAAATAAATATGTTTGATGACATAGACGATGATTGGATTTCTGATGCGAGAAAGAATAAAAAGTTTATTGAAAGAAAAATATGATTTAGATTTTTCTGAATATGTAGATTGGTGCCTAGATAGGAATTATGAAGGTGATGAATATTCTGAAAATCATCATATTTTACCTGTATGTGAATTTCCAGAATATTCAAAATGTGAATGGAACATTATTACATTAAAATATTCTGATCATAAAACTGCCCACATAATCCTTGCAGAAATTTGCCCTATCAGAAAATTTGTGAGACCGCTCAATTGGTTTAGTAGAGAAAAACATTCAGAATTACTTTCCATAGCAACTAAGAATTCATGGATTGAATTCAAAAAGAGTAATTCTTATGATGGATGGAGAAAAATAAGATCTGAACATGCTAAAACTCAATCTAAAGATAGAATGTCAGAGATGAGTAAGAAAAGACATTCTAATCTACCTGAGGGCTATATCTCTAATCATTTTAAGACATTATGGAAGGATCCTGAGTATAGAAAATCTTTGACAGAGAAGATTTCTAGATACAGAAAATCTGAAGAGGGAAGAAAAAGGGCTTCTGAATTGTCTAAGGAAATGTGGAATAAAAGAGATGACGAATTTAGAAAAAGATTTTCGGAACAAATGTCTCAAATAAATCAAGATCCAGCATCAAAAAAGAAAAATTCAGATAAACAAAAAGAAAGATGGGCAGATCCTTTCTACAGAGAAAAACAAATAGAAATTAGACGATCTAGGAATTATCATTGGTACAATGATGGTAATAAAGAGCTAAAATCCCAAGAATGCCCTGAAAATTTTGTAAAGGGTAGATTAAAGAGAAGAAAATGAAACCTAAAAGAATTAAGGAGATTGAAGGCGCAAGTATTTTACTTGCGTCGTATTAGTAAGGAACATTCTCAACAGGTCTAAATGTTAAGAATCTACATACGGTGATATTCTGTCATCCATTCCAAGCTAAGATTAAAAACCTTCAATCAATAGGTCGAACAATTCGTGTGTCCGCTGGGAAAGACAAAGCAACATTGATTGATATTGCAGATGATCTAGTCTACAAGACAAAGAAAGGTGTAGAAAAGATCAATACTACAATGAAGCATTTTATTGAACGTCTAAAGATTTACCAAAGCGAAAGATTCACATACAAGATCATAAATCTGTCTTAACAAACGATTCACAAGAAGGTATAATAAGATATGACAGAAGAGAATTTACAAGAAGAACAACTGTCTCAGGTACAAGAAGATCTTGTTGATGATTTGCCTGGTTTGATCAAATTATTCCATTTGGTAAATGGCGAAGTAATCATTGCTACCGTTGAATCATATACAAGTGAATTTGCTCTTGTTTGGAGAGCTTACACACTTCACAGAAGTTATGATGCGATGGGGAGCCTTTTAGGTTTTGATATGAAACCTTATCTATCTGATTTGATAGATGATGACGAAATTGTTCCTTTGAATCTAAAGTTGGTCTTGTCTGTAGTTCCTCCGTCGATGGACCTGATGAAATATTACATTGCCTCGAGTCTTATTCCAGAAGAACTCTTAGGTGACGAAAATTTTGATGAGTCAGGTGCTGAGGATCTTCTTCAAGAAGAAGAATTTAAGACTGAGCAAGGTGCAAAGAAGCGCACCTTGCATTAAGAGGTTGCGCATGGCAAGACAAAAACAAAATTATGTAGACAAGGAAGCATTATACAGATCTATTGTAGCATGGAAAAAAGAATCAGCTGAAAGATCTGAACAAGGACTTCCGCCTAAGAGAATGCCTAATGATATTGGTATTGCTATCAAGAAGATATCAGAAGGAATTGGTTCTCGTCCTAATTTTAGAAACTACACATTTGTAGATGAGATGATTCAAGATGGTATTGTAGATGCCGTCAGATCTGTGAATACGTTCAACCCAGAAAAGTCACAGAATCCTTTTGGCTATTTTAGTCAGGTCATTTGGTATGCTTTCTTAGGTCGTATTGAAGTAGAAAAGAAGATTCAGAAGGCCAAGATTGATAGTATGATGGATCCTACTCAAGATTTCTATGATCAGATGAATGGAGATGACCATAATATTGATCGTGGTGAACTTTTAGATTTCTATTACCAAGGGAAGGTATGATGGAAATTGCTATGATCACAGATCAGCATTTCGGAGTTCGTAACGACTCGAAATATTTTCTTGACAATTATGAAAAATTCTATTCAGAAGTGTTCTTTCCTACTTTAGTAGAAAGGAACATTAAGCATTTGTTGATTTTAGGTGATACTTGGGAAAATCGCAAGACCCTAAATCTGAATACCTTTGTTCGTGCTCAAGAAATGTTCTTTGATAAGCTTCAAGATCTTGGTATTGAAGTCAAAATCATTTATGGTAATCATGATGTTTTCTATAAGAACAATAATGGTGTGAATAGCGTAGATATGCTTGGAAGAATTTATTCCAACGTAGAAGTTATTCCCACGCATAAAGTAGTAGAATTTGATGATCTGAAAATTGGTCTTCTATCTTGGGTCAATAACGAAAACTTCCAAGATAGCATGGAATTCATTAAGACCGCAGATTGTTCCATTTTGTGTGGTCATTTTGAGATCAAATCTTTTGACATGATTAGAGGTGTTGCATGTGAGCATGGATTCGATAAATCAATTTTCGATCGTTACGAAGCCGTCTATTCTGGACACTTTCATACAATCTCTACGGACGGGCGCATCCTTTATATTTCTAATCCTAGCCAGACAAATTGGTCGGATTTCGGTCTAAAGAAGGGTTTTAGAATTCTTGACACGAAGACGAAAGAATTAACCTTTATCCAAAATCCATTTGACGTCTATGCCAAAATCGCATATACTGATGAAATAGATGTAATCAATTTTGATTACTCAGAATATAGTAACAAGATTGTTCGTGTCTACATTCAATCATTTGCACAATCTAACCAGCAGAAAGTAAATCTGTTTATTGAGCGACTCAATCAGTTTGCTCATGCAACAGATGTCTTTGAGATTGATGAATCAATGGCTGGTGGAGAAATGAATTCTGAAGGTGTTGATTTTGCTGATACTTCCCAAGTGATTAATCAATACATCAATGATGTTGTAGACAGTGAACTTGTAGATAGAAACAAATTGCTCATGATGTTTATGGATTTGTATCATGAGGCAAGTAATCAGGTAGATATTGAATGATTATTCATTTCCGTAAGGTTAGATGGAAAAATATTCTAAGTTATGGTCAGACATTCACAGAAATTCTTTTAGATAGAAGTCCTAGCACCCTGATTACAGGTGAGAACGGTACGGGAAAGTCCACCGTTCTTGAAGCTATTTGTTTTTCTCTGTTTGGAAAACCCTTTAGAAAGATCAACAAAGACCAATTGATCAATACAAAAAACGGCAAAGGGCTTCTAACAGAGATTGAGTTTGATGTAGGAAATGATTCCTATTTGATTCGTCGTGGCATTAAGCCAAATATCTTTGAGGTTTATAAGAATGGGCTTCTGCAGAATCAACCAGGTGCAAATAGAGATTATCAATCTACTTTAGAATCTTCAATTCTTAAATTTGATTATAGCTCATTTACACAGATTGTTCTTGTTGGCAAAGCAACTCATGTTAGTTTCATGAAGTTGAATTCTGGACAGAGACGCCAATTTGTTGAGCAGATTCTAAATCTAGCAGTATTCAGCACAATGAATAAGCTTCATACTCAGAAGCTTTCTGCTTTGAAAGAATCTTTGATGGAAATGAAATCTGATATTTCTGTTGCTCAAGAGAAAGTCAATATCAGAACCAGGCACATTATTCAGCTTGAAAGAGAAGCTTTGGAAGCTGCTGATCAAGAGATTGAAAAAATCAAGGTTTTGCAGTCTGAACTTTCAACTGAAATTAATGATCTTTTAGATAGAAAGAGTGATCTATTTTCCCAATTAGTTGAAGTAGATGGGGAGATTGGAAGTCTAAAATCAAAATCAAAGACTTTGAATGGGATGCAAGGTAAGCTTACATTCAAATCTGATGATATCAGCAAGCAGATTAAGCAGATTTCTGATCAAGATGTTTGTCCTACTTGCGGACAGGATATCACTGACGATTTTAAACATGATAAGACTCATTCACTTCAAAATCAACTAGATCAATTGCAGGTTGCTCAGACAGAAATTTCTGAGAAGATAGTAGATCTAGATTCTAAGATTGCAGAAATAGAAAAGAAGATTTCTCATAATGAAAAGTATCAACGAGAAATTGCTGCAATTGAAGCTTTGATTAAGGATAAGAAGAATCAGATTTCTAGACTTGAAGGTTCAATGGTTCAATCTAGATCTTCATCTGTTGATAAGATTCAAGAAGAGAAAGATATTCTTGATGCTCTAGAAAAAGAACTTGCAGATTTGCAAAGAAAAAGAGCCCACTCTGCATCAGAACTGGAATATTACAATCTGATGTCTAATATGCTGAAAGATAATGGAATCAAAGCTACAATTATACGCCGCTTTATCCCAATCATCAATCATTACATCAACTCTAACTTGGCACGCCTTGGTTTCTTTGCGAAATTTAGTTTGGATGAAAATTTCGAGGAAACTATTCAGGCTCGTGGCATTGATACGCTGAGTTACAATAACTTTAGTGAAGGTGAAAAACTTAGAATTGATATGTCAATTTTGCTTGCTTGGAGAGAAGTAGCTAAGCTTCAGAATAGCGTCAGTACAAATCTTCTATTCTTCGACGAAGTATTTGATGCTTCTCTTGATGGCGTTGGAACAGAAGCACTTGCAATTCTTTTGAATGAAATGAAACAGACAAATATCTTTATCATTTCCCATGCACCAGAAAAGATTGCAGATAAAGTAAGAAGCCAAATCATTTTTCATAAGGAAAATGGATTTAGTCGCATGAAAGCATGATACAGGATTGATAACCCTGTTGATATTGGGCTTGGATTAACGTATAATTCAGGCTCAGATGTAGTAATAACAACCATGGAGTATATGATGCAACGTAAGACTATTGAAGTGTTGAAGAATTTTGCCTCGATCAATTCGGGTTTAATTTTTAAGAAGGGCAGTAAGCTTCGCACTATTTCTGTGATGAAGAACATTTTTGCGGCAGCTGAAGTGCCTGACGAGTTTACTCGTGAGTTTGCAATTTATGATCTGAATGAGTTTCTTTCGACTCTGAGCTTGTTTGATGCGCCTGATCTGGAATATAAGGAAGATCATATTCTGATCAAGTCTGGGCGTTCTCGTGTGAAGTATTTTTATAGTTCGCCGAGCGTTGTAGTTGGGGCTCCTGATAAGGATCTTCCATCACTTGAAGAAAATCTTTCTTTCAGTATGTCGAAGGAAGCACTTGATGAGCTTGTGAAGGCTTCGTCTGTAATGAAGCTGAAGGAACTTGCTATCTCGAATAGTGGCATTAAGGCATTCAACAAGTCATCGGTAGGCAATCAGTATAATGCTGAAGTTGAAGATCTTGTTGTTGCAGATGGTGCACCTGAGCGCGAGTACATTTTGAAGATTGAAAATATCAAACTTCTTCCTGGTTCGTATAGTGTAAAGGTGACTGCACGGTTTGTTGAATTCCGTAGCACTTCTGAGGAAGGTCTGGTTTACTTCGTAGCAGTAGAGTCTGATTAATATGCTAGTAAGCCCATCAATTGCCCAGGATTTCCAAGCATTGATGGGCTTACTTGTTTCTCTCAATCACAATAGACGCAGATCTCTTGATCCCAGGATTGAAGAAGCATTAGGCCCATCAAATTATCTTCGTGATTTTTGCACTATCAGAGTTAATATTGGTAGATGCACAGGAAAGACGCATTTTATTCAGAGTAATGCAACGGATGATGATTTTATTATTGTCCCAAATCTCAATATCAAACAATTCTATGTGGAATCTGGTTTCTTGAAGACTAGAGTGTCTACAATTAGTTCTCCTATTCCTGGAAAACCTCCGGAGAAAGTGAATGTGTTTTATGTTGATGAGCCAAGTTATTGTTTCAAGACCAAAGAAAGTCTTGACAAATTCTATGATCTAGCTGCACAGTATCAGGCTCATACTATTGTTATGGTTGGAGAGTAATAATGAATATCGGTGAGAAATACCTTTGGTGCGAGCAATACAGGCCTCATAAGATTGAGGATACTGTACTACCTCCTAGAATGAAAGAATATTTTCAGAAGATGGTAGATAAAGGTGTTCTGGAAAACATGACACTTGTTGGTGGTCCAGGCACAGGAAAGACTACTGTTGCTCGCGCAATGTGTGAAGAAATGGGTATTGATTATATTCTGATCAATGCTTCTGAAAATGGTAACATTGATACCATCAGAACTACCGTAAGGCAATTTGCTTCTACAGTAAGTTTTACAGGTGGTATTAAGTGTATCATTCTGGACGAGAGTGATTATCTGAATGCACAGAGCGCACAACCTGCACTTCGTGGAGCTATTGAGGAATTTGCAGAGAATTGTCGTTTTATTTTTACGGCCAATTATGCAAATCGAATTATTGATCCGCTGAAATCGAGAGCACCTGTAATTGAATTCAACTTCACCAAGGAAGAAAAGAAGAGTCTTGTAATTCAGTTCGACAAACGTATCAAGCAAATTCTAGATGAGCAGAATGTTACTTTTGACAAAGTTGAACTTGCTCAGCTTGTCATGAAGAATTTTCCTGACTTTAGAAAGACACTTAATCTGTTGCAGCGTTTCTCGCATTCTGGTCATCTAAATATTACCTCAATGACAGGTTTAGATGATGATCGTTTGAAGGAACTTGTAGGATTCTTGAAGTCTAGAGAATTTGGAAATGCACGTCGTTGGGTTGTAGAAAATATGGATAACGATGGCGCAATGGTACGAAGAGCACTATATGATAAGATGTTTGATCATGTATCTCCGGATTCCATCCCGCAGCTAATTCTTCATCTGGCAGATTACGATTACAAAGAATCATTTGTTGTTGATAAAGAGATCAACATGGTTGCTTTGATTGTGAACTTGATGGCTGATATCAAGTTCAAGTAATTCGTAAATATAGATGAGGATGTTTGTTATGAGCTCAGAAAAGAAATTGACGCCATTCGACATTACCTCAAACATCAATGAAAAGAAAGATTATTTGGACGTTCAAGATGTTGGGTATGACGCCTATGTGATAAATCGAGTGATGTCAAACACCGCTGATAGCGTGTTGTTTGCGAATGAGATGAATCAGTATTACTCCCTTCCTAAAGATCAACAATACGCATTCTATTATTATGGTCTTCCTAAGAAGAAGAGATTTGGCAAGTGGCACAAAAATCAAGATGATAAAGAAGCCCTTGAATTGATCCAAGAGTATTATGGATATAGCCGTCACAAAGCAAAGGATGTTTTGAATTTGCTCCGCCCTCATCTTGATAATATCAAGAATGAATTGGATAAAGGCGGTCGACATGGCTGAAAACATTGAAGTAAATGATTTAATGGATGACTTCTTTGAGATTGAACCTCTGGATACAGATCAATTTCTTAAGGTCAAAGAAACTTTGACTAGAATCGGTATTGCTTCTAGGAAGAAAGGTGAAGAAAAACCTACATTATGGCAATCATGTCATATTCTTCATAAGAGAGGTAGGTATTTTATTTGTCACTTCAAGCAACTCTTTTTGCTTGATGGCAGAACTAGGGTTACTAATTTTGATGATGAAGACTACGATAGAACAGAATATGTCGTATCCTTGTTAGAAGAATGGGGTTTGGTAAAATCCATTTTTGAGATCAGTAAACCTAAAGTTAATGTAGTAGTGATTCCTTACAATAAAAAGAAAGAATGGAATCTTTGTTCAAAGTACACTATTGGAGAAAAGAATGTCCAGCACTGATATGATTGAAGAAACCCCTGTTTTAGATAAGAAGAAAAACAATAAGAAAGATAAGGCGCCAGTTGATCTAGGTCCTGTCAATCTTCAAGAAGCAAGTTATTCTGAGAGTCCTGTAAGGGATCCTCTAGATCTAAAAGTTCATAAGCTCTTTGCTAGAGTAATGACACCTGAATATAAGTCTGATGAAGCTGCTTGTTTTGATCTTCATGCGTTCTTAGGAAATGATATTCAGGTTGTAAAGGGCTATAATGCTAAGAATTTCGAGCTGAATATTACAGTTCGAGAAAATATTGAAGATGATGAGCGTTATATTCTTCTCCAACCAGGTGATCGTGCTCTAATTCCAACTGGTATCATTTTTGATATGGCGCCTGGATCTAAGATGCACATTTACCCGCGCTCAGGTACTGCACTAAAGAAGGGATTGAATCTAGCCAATGGTGTTGCAGTTATTGATTCAGATTATACTGATCAGACGTATATTCTAGTGACGAATAACACGAGTGTCAGAATGCGTATTGTGCATAATGAGCGAATTGCCCAGGCAGAAGTGGTGCCTTCGTATCGTGCAATTATTTCTTCTTCGAATAAGAAGCCTGATCAGAAGGGCAATCGCACTGGTGGTTTTAATTCGACGGGAACCAGATAATGGAAACGAATTTGATTGCAAGAATTTGTCATGAAGCAAATAGAGCTATTTGCGAGGCAAATCGAGATTATTCCCAAGTAGATTGGAATGATGCAGAAGATTGGCAAAAAGATTCCGCAATTCGAGGCGTACAGTTTGTCCTTGATTCTCCTGATGTGACAGTAGAAGATCTACATAATAATTGGTGTAGAGATAAGGTTAGAGATGGATGGGAATATGGCGAAGTAAAAGATGCTGTAAGAAAGACTCATCCTTGTCTGGTTGCTTATCAGAAATTGCCTACAGAACAGCAATTGAAAGATAAAGTGTTTCGTGGTATTGTTAACCTACTAAAAGGTATTTGATATGATTAAGATTGCCTACACGAAGTTTGGCACCATTATGGGTGACTTTGAAGAGAAGATGTCTGGTGGTTGGGTTGTATCTGATCCTGTGATGGTCAGTGCTACTCCACAGTCTGTAGGGCTTTTTCCTTTCCTAGCAATCACTGAGAGTAAGTCTGTTACGATTTCAGAAGCAGATATTAATTTTGGTGAGATCTTTGAACCTGCTTTAGAGCTTCGTAATCATTACAGTTCTCAATTTGGAAGTGGTATTCAGCTTCGATAATTAAGATGACCCTCCCCTCTGCGCATCCGTGTACGGGAGGGTTCTTTTGATTTTGATAATGGTCTATAAATCGCATTGATTTAAGGAACAAAAAGCCTTATCATATGCGCTTAAGGAGAATTGAATGTTCTATACGTTTGTTGAGAAACAAGGTAATAAAGTCTTTCATAGATTTGTTGATAACAACCAGAAAAGACGTCAAGAAGTAGTTTCTGAATTTCCCATTGAACTTTACATGCCTGGAAATAGGCATGATTCGTTGTCTTTGACAGGCACGAAACTATCAAAGGTAGATTTCAATAGCATCGATGAAGCAAGTGAATTCGTCAGAAACTATAGCAATGTAACTGATATCTATGGACAAACTTCTATTGCTCATCAGTTTATCAAAGAAAAATATCCTAATGACATTGATTTTAACTTCAAGAAGTTTGTAATCTTAAACTTCGATCTAGAAGTTGAGCATGATAATGGGTTTCCTCAACCAGAGGATGCAAATGATGTTATCATGAGTGTATCTATGAAGGTATTTGGACGAGATCAATGGATCACTTTAGGTTTCAATGATTATGAGCCCAAAAGATCTAATGATATCTATTTGCGTTGTAAAGATGAAAGAGATCTTTTGACGAAGTTTATTGGATTTTGGAAAAGAATTAATCCTGATATTATTACAGGATGGAATATTGAAGAATTCGACATTCCTTATTTGATCAATCGAATGAATAAGGTCCTTGGCGAGAAGATTACCAAGGAATTGAGTCCATTTTGTAATGATGCTCGAAATGTAATCAAAGAATACAATGTGAAAGGTGGTGGCAAGAGTTATAGGATTCTTGGTATCACGACAATTGATTATTTGCCTCTTTACAAGAAATATTCACCTGATAAGAGAGAGTCTTATAGATTAGATTATATCGGTGAAGTAGAGGTAAAAGAAAAGAAGGTTGATTATTCAGAATATGATAACAACCTGATGCGTTTGATGCGAGAGAATTTTAATAAGTTCATCACATATAACGAGCAGGACGTTAATCTAGTTGAAAAGATTGATGATAAGCTCCAGTTTATGATGCTTGCGATCAAGGTTGCTCTGATGACAAAGAGCAGATTCCAAGAGATTTTCGGGACAGTGAAGATTTGGGATAATTTGATCTACAATATGCTTAGCAAAGATAATATTCAGATTCCTCCATCGAAGTATTTTGATGAAGATGATGAAAGCTTTGTTGGTGCTTATGTGAAGGATCCAAATCCTGGTGCATATGATTGGGTTGTCTCTCTTGACTTGACATCGCTGTATCCGTCTATTGTTAGAATGTATAACATGAGTCCTGAGACTATCTTTGATCACGCTCAGGGTAACATCAATTGGATGATGTCAATGAAGGCACTGGACAAGAGTATTGTCCTTGATCTTTATAACAAGAATCTAGTAATGGCTGCAAATGGTTCCACGTACAAGAAGGACATTGAAGGTATTCTACCTAAAGCAATGACAATGCTTTTCAACGAGCGCAAGCGTTATAAGAAAATGATGCTTGAGGCTAAGAAGGAAAAAGAAAAGTACATTGAAGATGGTGGTAAAGACGAAGACTTTTTAGAAGCAATTTCCAATAAGATTGCAATGCTTGATGCAACTCAACAAGCACTGAAGATTATTGCAAACGGCGGCTATGGTGCGATTGGTAACAAAGCATTCAGATATTTTGATCCGAACATTGCTGAAGGTATCACTCTAACTGGTCAGATGACAATTCGGTTTATCAATGATCGAATGAATGTATTCTTGAATGACTACTTTAAGACCAAGGATGTTGATTACGTTATTACGACAGATACAGATTCGATGTATATCTATCTAGATCTCTTGATTAAGAGAGAAGGGACAAATGATATGCAAGGAAATGTCGATCTTATTGACAATTTCGTGAAGAATCATATTGAGCCTTACCTTGCACAAGAGTTCCAACGCCTAAGTGATTATGTGAACGCTTCAAAGAATTTGATGGATATGAAGCGAGAAGCAATTGCATCGCGTGGAATTTTCCGCGGTAAGAAGAACTATATCATGGACGTATATGACAATGAGCATGTTCGTTATCATGAACCTGTGATCAAGATGGTTGGTGTTGAATCTAGGCGAACTTCTACTCCTATGATTGTTAGAAAGGAGCTTGAAGAATGCTATAAGGTAATGCTTCGCAGTAGTAACAATGAAGATCTATTGAAAAGGATTGAGTCATTTAGAAAGGTATTTGATACAGAGCCGGTGGATGTTATTGCATTTCCTAGGGGTGTTTCAGATATTGGTAAATGGTTGACAAATGATGCTCCACACTTCAAGAAGGGGACGCCAATCCATGTTAAGGCAGCGATTATTCACAATGTTATTGTCCGTGGCGATACAGAACTTTCAAAGAAATATGAGTGTTTACGAGATGGCGCTAAGATTAAATGGATTTATCTGAAGGAACCAAACCATCTAAGGTCTAACGTGATTGGATTTAGTTATCAATTACCGAAAGAATTTGATATGGACAAATTCATTGATAGAGGTCTACAATTTGAGAAGGCATTCTTAGGACCTGTCAATTCATTTGCAACCTTGTTGAAATGGAAAGTAGAAAGAATTGCATCTTTAGAGGATTTATTTGCATGAAGAGTTTAACAGATTATTTGGCGGCGACAGGTAACGAGTTCGCCGCCATTGCAGAAGATGGTATTGCAGCAGGTGATGTATCAGGTTTCATTGACACAGGTTCATATTCACTCAATGCTTTGATTTCTGGAAGCTTGTATGGTGGTATTGCTAGTGGTAAGGGACTAGGACTTGCGGCAGAGTCAAGCGTTGGTAAGACTTTCTTAGCTTTGGCAGCAGTTTATCAGTTCCTGAAGCTTAATCCCGATGGTTTGGTCATTATTTTTGAATCGGAATCTGCTATTTCAAAGAAGATGATGCAAGAACGTGGTCTAGATACTACCAGGATTGGTGTTGTTCCTGTAGTGACCTTGCAAGAATTCCGTAATCAGGCTATTAAGATCATTTCTAATTATGAGAAAGAAGATCCTAAGAAGCGCAAGAAGTTAATGTTTGTTCTTGACTCTTTAGGCATGCTTTCCACTGATAAGGAAATTACAGACGCAGAAGAGGGCAAGAATGTTAAGGATATGACTCGCGCTTCTCTTGTCAGATCTGCATTCCGTGTCATTACTTTGCGTCTTGGTCGTGCTGATATTCCGTTGATTATTACTAATCACGTCTATGCGAATGTTACTTCATTTGTTGGTGGTAACGAAGTTTCAGGCGGCGGCGGCTTCAAATATGCTGCTTCTACTATTCTTACCATGACGAAAGCTCAGGATAAGGATGGTGATACTGTTAGGGGCGCAATTGTGACCTGTACGACATACAAGTCACGTCTGACACAGGAAAAGCTGAAGGCAAAGACACGTATTTTGTATAAGGGTGGACTTGATCGTTATTATGGTCTTCTACCTATTGCAGAAGAAGCGGGTGTTGTACGTAAGGTTTCCACCAAATACGAATTCGTTGATGATGGTACCAAAGCATTTGAAAAATCTATCAATAATGATGGGGCTAAGTATTGGACCAAATCACGATTGGAAGCCGTTGAAGAATATGTGAAGGTGAAATTTACATATGATTCAAGTCAAGAAGGCGATGAAGAAGTAGAAGATAATGAAACTGAAGCAAACTCTTAATTGAGTTTGCTTCGCAATTTTGTTATAATACCTCTATCCGTAATAAACCACTGAAGGATAAAAACAATAATGAGTAAGACTGATCACAAGTTGGGCGCCGAAGTTAATCTTTATCTGTCTGAGCAAGGAGTTCAGACACCTATGACAGAGCTTATTTTCGAGCCTGAAGATGAAAAGATTGATCAGATCAAAGATAAGATGACAGAAATTCTGACTATTCTGGGACTTGATCTTGATGACGATTCTTTAGCTGAAACTCCTCTCAGAGTAGCAAAGATGTTTGTGAAGGAACTTTATTGGGGTCTAAGCCCTGACAGGTTCCCTAAGTGTACGACCGTAGCCAATAAGATGGGTTACGATGAAATGGTTCTTGAGAAGAACATTAAGGTGATGTCAGATTGCGAACATCATCTTAGAACCATTGTAGGTAAGGCGCATGTTGCTTACATTCCTAAGAACAAGGTTTTGGGTCTAAGTAAGTTGAATAGAATTGTAGATTATTTCTCACGTCGCCCTCAAATCCAAGAGCGTCTTGCAGAACAGATCTATCATGCACTTGTCTATATTCTTGGAACTGATAATGTTGCTGTGATCATTGATGCAGAGCATTTCTGTGTCAAGCAACGTGGTATTCAAGACGTTGGTAGTTCAACTGTAACGAGCAAGTTAGGTGGAGTCTTTAAGAAAGATCCTTCTACTCGTGCAGAATTTATGAATTTAGTGAAGCAGGTTTGATATGAAGCGTGAGTACTCTACGGGTACTCATGACAAGAATCCAGACTTTTTCATAGGCAAGGAAGTAGAACATACACTTGCCTATGAAAAACTGACCTTATTTTGTCATGGTGAACTTACCCTTGATCAAATTCTAGAAAAACTAGAAGATTATGATTCGATTGATCACATTTATTTGAATCATAATCATACCCCTTTGAAAGACCGTAATAATAAGATCTACAGTTTATTAGATCTTGGTTATTATGTTACCTACGAAATTTGTGTAGGTACAAATCGTCTATATCTAGAGCATGATAGATTGATTCATCTATACTCGTTGGTAGTCCCCAAAGCGAATTGGAAGAATCTCTATATCAAGATTGATGATGAAGATTTTGATGATACAAATCCAGGCGTATGGACATTTTACGCTCCACAATTAAAAGATCACTTTACGCCATGGTCGGCGTACCAGGATGACGAAATTCTATGAGTAATTGGGATTATGTGATGTCGGGGATGGCATATACCATCTTCAGACGTCAAACTTTTGAAGATCAAGTTTTAGTTGAAAAACTTAGATCTATGATGACCAAAATGAATTCGTTTTTGCCTGGTCATAATATGTGTGTTCTTTTCAATGGATATCAAGAAAAGAACCTTGGAGAGATGCTTCACAAGATCTTTGACAATACTACAGAATATTATGTAGATTCTGGTGGTCTGCAGATGGTGACTTTAGGTATTGATATTACTCAGGCTCAAAAGAGAGAGATTTATCAAACTCAAGGCACAATGGGTAATTTCTGTATGTCGTTTGACGAAATTCCAGTCAAGCTTTTATCAGAAAGATCTACATTCCATGATACAAGTTCTCGTCTTTTTGACGTGGAAAGATTTGATGAATGTGCTAGACTCTCAGGGCAGAATCTAAAAGACCAAATTCTTTACTTTAAAGAAATGGGTTCTGATGCAAAGCCGTTTCTGATTGTCCAAGGTAATGATTTTTCATATTACCAGAGATGGACTGACCTTGTATTAGAAGAAGTTGGTCATGAACTATGGGATCATATCGGAGGTCTTTCTGTAGGTGCTGCTGCACTAGGTCAAGGAGAATTCCAAGATTACAAGAGAGCATTCTTTGCTTCTGCGTTAGAAATGCCATCACATATTAAAGAGCATATCCATTTACTTGGTGTAGGTGCTGTAAAGCGTCTGGCTCCTATGGTTGCCCTGAAGCACGGTGGACATTTTAATGGAGCAAAGATCTCTTATGATTCGACTACTCATACTTCAGGTCTGAGCATGATGCAATATCAGATGGGAAACAGACTTTCTACCTTCAAGTATGGAATGCTCAAAGAGTTTCCGGTAGTGTCTGATGATATCTGCGCATTTGCAAGAAACACTTTTGATGTTGAGCTTGACCCGGAATACCTAAAGAGCACATACTTAGACAACAGGGAAACCTACTTTAGCAAATACACCGAAAATCGAGAAGCTGATTTTCAAATTGCAAAGTTCTGTACTCTTTTCGCTTCTGTAAAGAACTTTATGGTTGCACTTGATCATATTGATAGGAATTTTGAAGGTCTTTACGATGTTGTAGGTCACAAGAATTACGGTCGTGCTTTATCCTTTTCTAAGATCAAAGATGAGCAAGATTTTAATGAGTGGTGCAAATACAACGAAAACGGATTGAGAAGTAAAGGTGTAACTTCTTCACAAAATGTAACAAGTCTAGAGGATTTATTTTGATGGCAAAGCAAACGTTTATTCAGGTCAAATTTCAGAAGGAAGGCATTCACAAGTATCCTGATGCTCCTGATGAAGTAGCTTTTCTTCGATATCCGCATCGTCATATGTTTCATTTTACTGTGACAGTAGAAGTTTTTCATGATGATCGTGACATTGAATTCATTCTATTGAAGCGTGAATTGGAAAGCCTTTACGATACCGGAGTTCTTGAACTAGATTATCTGTCGTGTGAAATGATTGCAGATGATCTTTATGAATACATTGAAAATGCTTATCCAGGTCGTCGCACTAAGATTGAAGTATTTGAGGATGGAGAAAATGGAGCAGTTTGCCTCTATGGTTTCTAAGAGAGCAATCCATCTAGTTCAATTAGAATCGATCGAGACCCGCTACACTAAACAGTGGCGGTATCATCTTCCTGATCTAATGAGCAACAATGGATTCTATGTCTTTGAGTATTATGGCGCTGAACTAGATCCAGTAGCATCGCCAGGTGCGTTTCTTAATTGGTCTTCTACAAACTATTTCAAGTCATCCCAAGGCATGAAAATTGCTAAGGCATTTGATAATGGAAGAGTTCATCCTGGCGATGTTTTCTTGTTCACGGACTTCTGGAATCCGGTTGTCATCATGGTCAAGTATATGTCTGTAATGATGAATATTCCTGTTAAGATCATAGGTCTTGCGCACGCAGGATCATATGATGAATGGGATTGGTTAGGTAGACAGACTAGAAATAATGATCATTGGGTGAAGACTACAGAAGGTGCAATGACTTCATGCTATGATGCGGTTGTTTTTGCTACTCATTTTCATAGGGAAATGTTCCAAGTAATTGCTAATGAGTATGGTGGTATTACTGATGAAGTGATTGCTGGTTTTCCTATGGAGTATATTAAGGGAATTGCAAAACCTTCATATGAAAAACAAAATATGGTACTTTTCACTCAAAGGAATGCACCTGAGAAGCAGCCTTGGTTGTTTGATAAGCTTGCAAGAGATCTGAAAGATACTGGTATTACCTTTGTTAATGTGCAAGATCTGAAATGTTCTAAGGAACAGTATCATGAGTTTTTGAATTCTGCAAAGCTTGTGGTGTCATTTGCTCAACAAGAGACATTAGGTATTACACCTTATGAAGCTTTAGTCTGCGGTTGTGATATTCTAGTGCCAAACAGATTGTCCTACAGGGAAATGTATTCTCCTGATTTTAGATACAATCACGATGAAGAAGTTGCAGAGCTAGTACTCGAGAAGCTACAATATTTTGATAGTTCGAGAGAGAAAATTCAAGCAGAAGCAGATAGAGTAGGTTCTATCTTTTTCAGTTCTGAAAAATTAATCAATCTATTAAAGAGTATTTGATGAAGATTAGAACGAGTGAAGTTTTTAGATCTTTTCAAGGAGAAGGTCTAAGAACTGGTAAGCTAACAATTTGGGCGCGGTTGATGGGTTGCACCTTGAATTGTGATGGTTTTGGGCAGAAAGATCCCACAGATTCTTCCTCCTATATCCTGCCTTATAAAGAGTTTGATGTTAGCACTGTAAAGAAGATGGAAGATCTTCCTGTATTCCAGTATGGATGTGATTCATCATATTCTTGGAGTGCAAGATATAAGCATCTAGCAATTGATTATACTGAAGAATCTCTTGCAGAGAAGATCAAGAGTTTGCTACCTGATGGCAATTGGGAGCATTCAAAGACAGGCAATGAAATTGATCTGTGTTTCACTGGCGGCGAGCCTATGATGCAACAGAAGGCAATTGTTGCGACTGCAAAGAAAGTAGGTGCTCTTGATGGTCTTTATTCTGGTCCTGGTACAATACAGTTTGAGTCGAATGCAACGGTTCCTTTAACAGATGAATTCATTAGGTTTGCTGAAGAATTCCATCAACAGGAAAAGAGGCTTTGTTTCAATGTATCGCCAAAGCTATTCACAGTTTCAGGTGAACAACCTAAGAAAGCGATGAAACCTGATGTCATTGCAAGCTATTTTGCTTTGACTGATCATTATGGATGCTTGAAGTTCGTTGTCGATGGTACTCAACGCTGTTGGGACGAGCTTGATGCAATTGTTGAAGAACTCAGAAATAAGTGGTATCTAAATGTCCCTATCTACATTATGCCAGTTGGCGCAACGCTTGAAGCTCAAGGCAACTCTGATGTTATACCAGGTATCGTCGATGCCGCCATTGATCGTGGATACCATATCTCTGCTCGTGTGCATGTCTACATCTTTGGTAATAGGCTAGGTACCTGAGGATGTTGAATCTTGAAAATGTTATTTGGAATCCTGGTGATTGTCCTCTTGATTCTGAGCGCAAAATCGTTATTGATTTCAAAGCTTGGAAACGAATGGAAGACTCGATAAGTGAAGGGAATAATTCTCCTGTATTGACATTCAAGCAATCGTATGATTCTTGGATGGTGAATAATTTTAAGGAGGATTTCTGTATCACATTCATTAAGAAGAATGGTGAAGAAAGAACTCTTTTAATCACCCACGATGTTCCAGAAGATAAGAAACCTAAAGGAATCAAACCTTCGAAAGAGAATGATGAAATTCTAAGAGTTTTCGTGAAAGATCTTCAAGAATGGAGATCTATTAGGTATGATTCTATTTTGACATTGAGGTCTGTATGAAGAAATTCAATTATACCATTATTGCGGCACAAGAAGATGAAGAGTATGGTGCTGCTGTCGCAGTAAAGACTACAGATTATCCAGATCTAATTTTCTCCTTTGCTAAAATTCATCCAGGAAAAGATGAATCTGGAAATTCATTCATTGATTATGAAGGATCTATTCTAGGCAAAAATGATCTAAATGATGATCTAAATGAATACATGAATGAACTTTTTATGTGCCTTCTCACAGAGAATACGGATCTGAATATTGAAGACTTGTTCCCAGCAGACCAAGTATAATAAACCCTTGGACTGGGAGTAGGCATGATTTCAAATGAAAGATTAATTTTGTCATCGCTTGTGAAAAATGAGCGATATATGAGAGCTGTTTTTCCTTTTTTGCGTTCTGAATTTTTTAGGGATTCAGCAGAAAAGAGAGTCTTTGAATTAGTTGGCGATTACCTAAGCAAGTACAATTCGTGTCCTAATAAATCATCGTTATCTATTTTGGTAACGAATGATATGTCTTTGAATGAAAAGCAGACAACAGAAGCTGCTGATATTGTGGAAGATATTTTTGATATCATTCCACCTTCAAACGAAGAATTTTTGATTACCACCACAGAAGAATGGTGCCAGAATCAAGCTGTTCATAATGCAATTGATACTGCAATTAGCATCTATCAAGGTGAGAATGATAAGTTATCAGTTAATGTAATTCCAGATCTACTTAAAGAAGCTATTGGAATGAGCTTCGATGTTAAGGTAGGCATGGATTTTGACGATGATGCTTTGATTAGATGGGAATTTTATACTACACCAGAAAATAAGATTCCTTTTGATATTGATGTTCTAAATGAAGTAACATGCGGCGGCGTAACTCGAAAGACATTGAACGTTCTGACAGCTGGTGTGAACGTTGGTAAGACAATGTCTTTGATCCATCTTGCGGCAGCCTATAAGAAATTAGGTTTGAATGTTCTTTACTTCTCGTTGGAAATGCGAGAAGAAATGATCATGCAAAGAATGGATGCAAACATTCTGAAGATCGCAGTTAACGATATTGTTTCTCTGGGACAAGAGCGTTATATCAATAGAATTGAGACACTCAAGCTAAAGACTCATGGAAAGCTGAAGGTCAAAGAGTTTCCACCTGGTACTGCATCTGCTGCACATTTTAGACACACGATCAATGAACTCAGATTAAAACAGAACTTTGTACCTGATGTCATTATTATTGATTACTTGACGATTTGCGCATCTAGCAGAATGAAGTATGGTGTTCAGGGTTCTTACTTCTATTACAAAGCGGTCGCAGAAGAACTTCGTGCGCTTGCTGTAGAAACGAATACTGTGATGTGGACTGCTGCACAGTTCAATCGTGGTGGTATGGCAGCAACAGAAGTGGGCATGGAAGACCTGGCAGAATCTGTTGGTATTGCTCAGACAGTTGATGGCATGTGGGCAATTATTAGAACAGATGAGCTTGATCAGGTAGGTCAGTTGATGGTCAAGCAACTGAAATCTAGATATGCAAACAAGGCAGTAAAAACTAGGTTCACGATCGGCGTTGATATTGATAAGCAAACATTATTTGACGTGACACAATCGCAACAAACCGATATAATACAACCTGAGCAATTAAGAGCACCCAGTCAATCTGAATTGAAAAACAGATTTATGGGCATGAAGATGGACGAGGATTAATTATGGGCGGTAATGCAGTTATCAATGGATACTCGGCTCAACCTATTCCTAATATTAGAAAGGTTACTGAACCACTCTTACGTGATCTGAAGTGGTTGCTTGCACAATTTGGAGATCATCAATTCCATCTGCATCCTTCGGGTAGCACAGAATATCTATTCAATGAATTCTTGCAAGAGTATTCAGAAGATGGATGGGGTTCTTGTAAGGAAACATTCGGCGATCTAGATTTCATGTTTGACAAAGAAGATTATGATAGGTTCTACAATCTTCTTAAGAATACTTTAGAACTAAGAGATGGTATCGTAGGTAACGGTTTTATCCTTTTAGGTATTCAGAAAACGGATCAGATCATTACTATCTGGATGTGGAATAATAGAGTAATTCAGATTGATTTTGAACCTGCGGAGTTTGTTGGTGGTTCCCCTACAGAATGGGCCTTGTTTTCTCACAATTCAGCATCAGATGATATTGAAAGAGGTGTGAAGGGTGTATTCCATAAGCATCTTTTAAGGGCACTGAATGCGCCTGATGTTAAAGATGTTCTGATTAAGAATTCTAAAGGTTTCAAAGAAACGAAATCAGCAGAATATGCCATGTCGGTGACAGGATTAAGGCGAAAATTGTTTCCTGTTATGGTTCAATCAAAGCATAAGAACAAAGAACATTTGATGGTAGATGGTAAGCTTGTCTATCATGAAGTTAACGGCAAGAATTGGGTAACTGATCTAGGTATTATCTTTTCCTTCTATTTTGGGAAAGATAAAACTCATACTGTCAATCCAAACAGAATGTGGTCTTTTGTTTCTCTTCTTGAAATGTTGAAGGAAACGAAGGGTGCATATGATCGACAATTGATTGCGAATGGATTTGTGAATACTCTATGGGGCAAAGGTGCACAGAAGCTCTATAGAAATAATGACAAGAAAGATGAAAAAGAGAAACGAATTGCTCTTAAGATTCTGACTGATATCTTTGAAATTCCTTATACAACATGGGACCATATTGCAGATGACTACTATGGACGGGAAACGTCGGAACATTAATCATTTCGACGAGATGTCTAACAAAGATTTCATCAAGTTCATGAATGAGGCGGAGGGTTATTTGAATGCTCCACCTCTGAAAGTAAACTTGAAATTAGATGGATGTCTTGTATCTTTTGGAATGGATGAAGATGGTCGCATTTGGTTAAAATCTGGCAAATCTAAAAAGATCTACGATGAAGGTGCATTCTGGAAATACACTCAATCCAAGATTGCTTTTGATCGTAATTCCGAAGATAATCAGAAGCGACTTAAAAGAGCGTCTGATTATGATTATTTCTTAGGATATCTTAAGAAGAATGAGATTGGTTTGAAACCTGGTGATTTTGTTGTAGGTGAACTTTTCAATCGTTTCGGTGCCGTTCTTTCTTGTGGAACAGGTATGGCTTCTAGATTGAAATTTGTTCATCTAGAATACTTGGCTTCTGAGTTTCCTAAACATTACACGATCTATATCTATAACACAAATACGAATCTAGAAAGTAAGATCTTTGATACGATTGAATTTAGAGATCCATGTATTTGGGTTGGCTTTCAACATCTTTCAGAAGACCTGATGAATATCTGGAAGACTTTCAAGAAAGACCTTAGTGCATCTAGGCTTACAAAACATGCTTCATGGATCCTAAAGAAGATTAAAGAAGATATTTCAAAAGAGATCTACAAGTATCATGTGAAACAAGCATCGAAGTTAGGTGCTTGTGAAGGAATCGTTATTATGCCTGTTCCTGAGAATGGGAAAATGTGGAAGATTATTAATCCTTCATTTCGTGAGATGGTTAAGAAATCGTGAACAATATATCGTTGATGGTTGGTCGTTTTCAGCCTTGCATGCACAAAGGTCACTTGCAGATGATCAAGGACATGAAATATCGTCCTTGTGTCGTCATGATTGATGCTCCAGGCACTTCTCAAGATAAGAATAAAAATCCTCTGACTTGGGATGAACGTTATGATATTATCCAAGAAGCTTTGTTTCCGACATATGGAGACGAAGTAATGTTCTATGAGTATCATAATGGTTATATTCCCGATATCATTAGAATGTTGAGAGAAGATGATTTCGATGTCAAGGAACTTATTGCAGGCCCTGATAGGATTGCTGAATACAAAAAGAAGGTAGATAGACTCAACCAGCTACTAAATACTTCAGATAAAATCAGCCTTGAGTATGTTGAGGCTAGACGTATAACCAGTTCTACTGAAGTGCGCGCGGCGATTCGTGATAATGACGTCAAGACGTTCAAGTCATTGACACACCGAAGGAATTGGGACTATTTCGATTTTCTAAGAGAGAAGCTATCCAATGACAGATAAGATTCAGTTAAAGAGTTTCAATGATTTCCTAAATGAGAGTGTGGTCGCTGCTAAGCCAGAACCTAAGATTGAATCTGCTCATTATGAGGCAGCTCAAAGAAGCTTTAAATTAGGTCACATTAAAGAGCATCACAGTTCTATGGCTGAACACCATGCCGAACTAGAGATGCATTACGATGATCTAGGTAATAACAAGATGTCAGAAGCACATGGCAAAGCTGCTCATGAGCACATGATGAAAGCTGCCGCAGCAAAGAATAAAGATCATTTTGACGAATCTGTAGAAGCGTTTAATGAGACCATGGATTCTTTGTTTGAAGATCATCTTCCAGATAGTTCTCATATTTCAAATGCTCATGCGCATCTTTGGGCTGCTACAAATCATCTGAAGAATAAAGATGTAGATGGTTTTCATAATTCAATGATTTCATATCATACGAATATGGCAAAGCATCACTCACAAGCATTTGGTGATCATCTCGATAAGAGTACAGAGCTTAGTAAATCTGACCCTAATGAAGCTAAAACTCATGAAGATCTAGCTTGGGCGCATTCCGCTGCCTACGATCATCATAAGCAGGTTGCAAAGCAACATTCTTCATATCTTAAGAAGAAGGGACGTCTATTGAAGGAAGATGTTCGTCTTGAACTAGAATCCTTAGCTGAATCTCTGTCACCTGAAGCTAGAGAAGATGCAGGTAAACAACAAGCATCGGTGGCAAAGAAAGCCACCGATGAAGCTTCTAAGCTTGTTGATGATCAAGCATCTGCAAGCCAAAATGGTGGCTCAGATAAGAGTAACCTGAAGGAAGATATTGGTATCGGTGCTGTCGATGGTTCTTCTGCTCCTTTCAATTCGGCAACAGAAAATAATGTTGCTAGAAAGGATATGATTCTTGGTCCTATGGCAAAGAGAAAGAAGAATATCAACGAAGCTAAGTTGAACCCAGCAACCAGACCACCGGCTGCTCCTACACAATCTAAGTCTAATGATAGTCTTCCAGATAAGAGAAAATCTCTTGGAAAGCTGAAGGAAGATTTAGATGCTGTAGAATCTGATTTTCTAAATGAAAGCGAGCAAGGTGAGAAGAATATCGCTGATGCTAAGAAACATTTAGATTTATCCAAGAAGCATCTACAGAAAGCAGAAGCTACTGACGGTGCAATATCTTTCAAAACTCACATGCGTGAGCACCATAGAAATTTGAGCATCCACCATCAAATCATGTCTGATCACCATATGGACAAATATGATGAGGCTAAGAAAGAGGGTGATCATCAATCTCAAGAATTCCATGCTAGTAAAGTAGATCATCATAATGAAGCTGGTAGGAAGCATGTAGAATTGTTCCACGATTATCAGGGAACTAAGTTGTATGAAGATGGCGATTTTCCAGATAAGACAACTATGTTAGATAAGACTCTAGTAGAGGATGCTTATAAGAGTGCATCATATGCTTCTGTTGCTGCTAAGCATAAATTCCAAGTCAAAGGACCTTCTCAGACTCACGTCTTTACCCATTCAGATCATGGAACTCTTAATGTGAATCGTGAAAACGATACATGGGAACATAATTCTGCGAAACCTAACACAAGAGAGAAGGGCAAGGTTACTTCTGGTAAGGGCTCTGAGGCTCTTGATAGACATCTAAGACAGAATGCTACTGCTAAGCAGGTTCATATCTAATGCTTATGAGCTTTGAAGAATTTCTTTCAGAAGATGCAAAAATCCCAAATATCAATAAGAGTTTGGGTAAGATGCGTCATGGAATGCCTCAATTAGGAAAATTTGAGGCATTCCAGGCTGACCTCAAGAAGAATAATATTGGAACAGCTAAGGAATCTATAGAGCCTAAGAAGCTAATTCCTACACAAAAGAATTTCAATCAAGAGAAAGTTGATCGTCTAAAAGATGATGGTTGGGATTCTAAACCTATTATTGTTTCCAAAGATAATTATGTTGTAGACGGTCATCACAGATGGCTTGCTGCGCACCAGAAAGGTCAGAAGATCAAATGTCTGGTAATTGGAAGGAATTGTGAAGATCTACTTGATTTCCTAGACGGAAAGAAGTATGTCATTAAAAAGAAGATTAATGAGGAAACAGAATGAGTTTACCAGTAGTAAAGGTATCCAAATATAATCTAGAAATTCCGGAACTAGGTAGGACGATCAAGTATCGTCCTTTTTTGACCGGTGAACATAAGATATTGCTCACTGCAATTGAGTTCAAAGATGAAATTGCTCTTATCAATGCGCTTGTTGATATTGTAGATGCTTGCACTTTCAAAGAACTCGATATGACAAAGCTCCCTATGCATCTTGTTGATTATATCTTCCTGAAGATCTACACCAAGTCTGTAGGAGCGAAGAGTCCAGCAGTCTATCAATGTGTGAATTTGGTTAATAAAGCACCTGAAGGTTCAGATGAAGAACAAATTGAACCATGTAATGCAAGATTTAATCTTTTCCTAAATCTAGACGATTCTGAAATTTTCTATCCTGAAGGATATGATGCTAAGAAGACCATCATGGTAGACGATGAAGTTGGAATTAAACTACGAATTCCTTCTTTTGAAGATTATAGGAATGTTGATTTTTCAGGCACATTTATTGATATTACCGATCAATTCATCTTGGCTTGTATTGAATACGTCTTTGACAAGGATAGCATTCGTAGACCTGGAGAAGATTTTACTCCTCAAGAAATGATCAAGTGGTTAGAAGGTGTAGAATCTAGAGTTATTGAAGAGATTGGTGATTTCTTTAGAGATCTACCTTATCTAGGTTTGAATGTAGACATTACCTGTCCTGATTGTGGTAAAAAAGAGCACATCGAACTCAAGGGCCTAGAAGATTTTTTCGTCTAATCGTACCCTCTGGTGAACTTCTTGATAAATTAGAGACTATCAATCTAATTGTTCAAGAACATGAATACAGTAGGGAGTCGCTTCTAGAGATGCCTCCCTACGAGTTTGAATTAACTGTTATGATGATCATGAAGAATTTAGAGAACAAAAAGAAGATCATACAGTAATCAGAGAGGTACGTTAAATGGCAATTCCATCGATCTTATCTACTGCAGGGCGCCTAGCTGGGAGCGTAGGTAAGAAAGCTCTTACGACTGGAAAGAACATTGCCTCTTCTAAGGAATTTCAGCGTCTTAAGGATAAGGCAGTAGAAAGAGCGCCTGGTGCTCTTTGGCATGCTGCGGGCGGACATAAGGTTCCTATTTTAGACGCAGGTTTCAAGTATCTCGATAAGATGCGTATCAATTCTTATCGAGAGAATAAGAAGCGTCAGAAAGATATTGATGACCAAAGAAGCAAGTTTGATGCTTGGGCGTCTGCTTGGGGAAAGAATAATTCTGCTCAGACCAAGGCTCAACAAGCTTCACAAAGACGTGCTCAAGCTCAGATTTCTAATCAATCAAAGATCCTAGAAAATCAAGCTAAGAATCTGACCGTTGAAACAAGAAAGATTCTTCAGGCTCAAACAAAGCTTCTAGGTCAAGAGCAGGGCAAGATTGTTAAAGCTCTTGAACACCAAACTAAACTTCTTGAGCATCAACAACAAGAGACGAAAAAGTCTACAGATGAAAGCATCCGTAGATTGACCCATCAGCGTCAAGAAGAAAAGACTGAAAAAGCAAAGAAAGAGAATAGACGCAGACAGAGACGCGCCCAAAAAGAGGGAGATGCTGTTCTTCATAAATCCAGCCAAGGTATTCTACTTCAGATTGCTTCTGATATCAGAGACATTAAAAGCATTCTAGGTAGTGGGCATTTTGGTTCTGGAGGTCAAAAGGAAGAATCAAGTTCTGGCGGTGGACTTGGAAGTATTGTAGAAAATCTTGTCGGTGATTATGTTGCCAGAAAAGCTGGCGGCTTCGTTTTGAAGGGTGCCGCAAAGATCTTCAAGAGAGCAAAACCTGCAAGAGCAATCAAGGGTCTTCTAGAAGGCGGAAAATCTTTAGTTTCTGGTGCTGCGAAGAAAGTTCTTCGCTGGAATGGATCTAAGTGGGCTGGAAAGGAACTTGCTACCATTGCTGGTAATGGGGCTAAAGCAACAAGAGTTTCAGGTCAACTTGTGAGAGATGCAATTCCTCTTGAAGGTGAAGTAATCAAGAGAATTGGATATGATGGTGCAAAGACAGCCGAAAAGGGTATTCCTGCCGTATTATCTGCTTCTAAGGCACTGACGACAACGGCAGGCGCGGCTGCTAAAGGTGGTTTAAAAGCCGCTGAAGGTACAGTAGGAACTGGTATTGCAGCGATTGCTAGATCGGGCGCTGTCGAAAAGAGTCTTGCAGAAAAGGGTTTAAAGGTTGCAGGAAAAGGACTCGTTAAAGAAGGTGCAATTAAAGGCATTGCTAAGCTAGGTGGTAAGGAATTAGGTAAAACTCTTCTGAAGAAAGTACCTATTATCGGTCTTCTTGCAAGCGTAGGATTTGGTATCAATAGAGCTATCCATGGAGACTGGGTAGGTGCAGGCATGGAAGTCGCTTCAGGTGCAGCAAGTACCATTCCAGGTGTAGGAACTGCGGCATCTCTAGGTATTGATGCCGCACTCATTGCGCGTGACATTAAAAAAGGTGCAGATGCGGATAAGAAGGGCGAGGAACCTGCTCAAACTCCACCTGCAAGTCCAGCTGCAAAGCCACCTGGTGCAATTAAGAAAGATACACCTAAGCCTATCGTAACACCGACAGTAAAGCCTTTGGCAGCTACAGTGAAAGCAAAGGCTTCTGCTGCAACGAGCGATGATGGTTCTTCACAACAGAATAATACCGTTGCTGCTACTTTGGCGGCAATGCTTTCTGCTATGACTGATGAAAAGGTTGGTATATTCATCAGACCTGCGAAGGATTCTTTAGACGATCAAGGGCAAGGTCCTGGAATTCCTGGTGGTTATGATTCTTCTGGAAATCCATCATTCAATGCTGCTGGAAGCAATGGAAAGAATCTGAGACCTACTTTAACTCCTGGTCTTTCTTCATCTACAAATAGATTGATGCCAGAAGGTAGTATTACGCCTATGGGCACTTTGGGAGGCAAGGGACGCATGCCTGCAGATATTCCTTTCTCCGCCGATGGTCAATTACCTGGTCTTTCTAAGGCTCAGACACAAGCTCTTGCATCTGATACTGCCTATACTGAATCTAGAGGTAATATAGGAGTTGAGAACAAATATGGATACATTGGAAAGTATCAATTTGGTGCTGAAGCTCTTGCAGATCAAGGTTTAGTAGACAAAGATAAGCTTCTGGAAGCAAAGAAGAAAGCAGGAAAGGATTGGTATTCAGGTGGACAAACCAAATTCCTAGATGATTCTCAAAATTGGTCGCTGAAGGGAGGAAAGAAAGCTTTCTTAGGCGATGAGAAGATTCAAGATGATGCTTATATGAAGTTCACTAAGAAGAATATCGAATCTGGCTTCAAATCAGGAGCTTTGAATTACAATTCTTCTGCAGAAGATATTGGTGCCTATGCTAAGGCAGCGCATCTGAAGGGTGTAGGAAACGCTAATAAGCTATTCTTAAATGGTCAAGCATCATATGACGCGAATGGAACTAGCACGGCAACCTATGCTGCTCAAGCTAGAAGTGCGATTGCGCACGCTGGAAATGCGAATCCATCATTAATCAATGGTGGTCAAAGTGATAAAGCTATGGCAATGTCACGTCAACCTACTTCACATGCAGAAACATTAACGAAGCAACAGAATGAAATTGCATCAGCTTCTAAGAATCAGCAACCTATAATTGTTCCTGTTCCACAACCAGCACCTGCCCCACAGAAAGCTTCATCAGGACCTGCAGGTGTTCAGGGTGCAATGATTTCTAGAAACCCTGATTCGTCTATTAGACGACTAACAGACGCAACAATGAGCGCATCAATTTCCTGATGCGCTTTTTTCATTGATCTTTTTGAACTGATCGTTCTGAGTATTGATTATTGTAGTCAGTTTGTCTGTCCAGGCTTTGCAAGCACGGAGTCTTTCGAGGTACTGGTCTGATTCTCCAGCGAAACTCCAAAGAAATTGGCTAGTCTCTTCAGAAAGTAACCCTGATCCGGAATTGGATCCGATACTGCTGCCGGTGCCGTTGGAACCTGGGCTGGTTGTGCTAGGACTGCTTTTGTGGGTGCCTGGGTCGCGCAGGCGCTTATTGTCAGCAGCGAGCTTAGCAACATCGCCTTGAAGACTGTTGATGCGGTCTTTGTATTCATTATCAATATCTCCTCTAGCATTAGCTAGATCTAATTCTGCTTGGTTTTTAGCTTGATTAGCATCAGCTAATGTTTTATCTGATTTCTGATTCAGAGCATCTATTTGGATCTTTTGTTGACCTGCATCATATTTGCTTGTGTAATGATACGTCATCCAACCAGAAGCTCCTGCTCCTACTACCAAGCAGATTAAGGCAATCAGAATATAATTTTTGATATTCTCTATCATAAGTGATTTAGATTATACCTCAGTTCTGTATCTTTTAGAATGTCAACCATAATTCGGTGTGGTTCTACTTCTGTACCATCAGAGAAATTATAGCATCTTAAGAACATCAGAATTGCTTTGATCACACTAAACTGGATATCTGTGCAGATGATCCTGAATAACAGATTAGTGGTTTTGATGCCGAACGCATTAAGAGATACAATAACATTATTAAGAAGGAGTTTTTCATTTAATTGCCCCGACTTAATGAATCTAGAAACCATTTTCTTGGCGGTTAGAACATTATTGATATCTTTTTCAAATTCTTGTGTGTTAAAGAAAGAAGAGCGATTGGAATAGGTTTTCTTTCCAATCGCTCTTAGATCATCACGAGTATAACGAACTGAACTCATAAAACCTCAAAGGTGTAGATTAAGCGGCACTAGCAGTTTGGGCGTCAACTTCAGGATATGCAGTTGTACCATCATCCGTTGTGTAGCTGACTACAATCTTGTACTTGGTATCTTCTGTTAGACCTGTAATTGCTTTAGTGGTCGTTCCAGTGGCAACCGCAAACGGGCTACCATCTACTTCTACAGGATTATCTGGATCACTGATATCCGAAATATCGACCGAGTAACCAGTTACCGTTGCGTCTGGAGCAACCCAGTTAACCGTCAAACCAGTATCAGTGATAGACGCTACTGTAGGCTGAGCATTACCATTCGAGTCTAGGAATGAATTTGCGCCTGCATTAGGCTTGTAATTCGGCACTACGGCAATATCAAGTGCTTCAAAAGTTCCAGGCTTATAAGAAACAACTTGTTCACCCGTCTGTGGATTAGCCCAACCGATCTTAGTAGCCGTAGGCTCAAGAGGTGTA